TTAGATTCCTTCTGTTTTGCATTCTGCGTCTGAATAAAGACGAGCCAGTTCAAGCAATTTAGAGCGAGTGGTTGCAGACAACTGGCTAAAAATACGAACCATCTCCATGGCCTCGGTGTCGTTACTGACATCGGGGTCATTTTTTTGCGCGGGTAAACCGCCAATCAACTCCTGCTCGGAGACACCAAAATATTCACAAAGTTGAATAAGCGTCCGTGGTTGCGGCGTTGTCCGTCCATCAATCCAGTTGCGGATTGTGGTTTGTGAGCAATGCAAGTCATTCGCCAGTTTATAAGCGGACAGACTGCGCTCACGCATGAGTGTTTTGAGTTTTTGTGAAAAATCCATAAAAATATACCTCCAATTTTGGATAAGCAATTTACTCCAATAGGGTTGCAAATGATTCAATAATGGTGTAAAATATGGAGCATGAGGCAAGCCAATATTCCAGTTGGGTATAGAAATACCCAAGATGGATGAGTAGCTTGATTCTGTATTGGACGTTCAGAATTTTACTACTCCAACTTGCTAATGTCAATCCCAAATGGAGGCGAAATTGTGAACTTTTCTGAAACATTACAAAAAATGATGCAAACGAAGGGTGTGACCAGATACAGATTGGCTAAAGATCTTGGAATCAGCCAGTCAACTGTTACGAACTGGCTGGAAGGACGAACGCCGCATCCTTTCATGATGGATAAGGTTTACGCTTATTTTGGAAGATCAACGTTTGATGCTAATGATGAGCGGGCAAAGCATCGGAGGCCACAAACATGAACGACCTCGTATTCTTAGCACCAAACACGGAAGAACCGTTCACAACATCAGAAGCCATCGCCGAATGAGCCGGGGTTCAACACCATAAGGAGTTTTTGGCGCACACGCAGCGCAAGGAGGAAGTATGCCACGTTTGAAGAAGAAAGAGCCTGACTTCATAAGGGTCACTCGTTTGATAAGAGGATATGCGCCTGTATCGAAGGTCGCGGAAATGATTGGGAGATCTGTACCAACTGCACGTAAAAAGATAAACGACCCTCGACAGTTTACGCTCGGAGAATTACAGATGATTTCCATGAGGGCGCATATTCCCTGGGAAGACATGAATCAGGCGGTGAAGCCATGAGCCTAATCCGGAAACATTTTGAAGACCGGGACAGCTGGCTGATTGGCCGGCAGGAACTCGGAATCGGTGGTTCTGACGCTGCAGCGGTTTGCGGACTCTCACCGTGGACATCTCCAGTGGAACTCTGGAGAATAAAAACGGGGCAAAAAAAGCAAAAGGACATATCCGCGAATGCTGCGGTTGAACGCGGCGTTCGGATGGAGCCGGCGCTTCGGGAGTTGTACGCGACCATGAATCCACAAATGCAGGTTGAGCATTACCCATATGACATTCTGGCTCAGAGCGAACGGCCGTGGTTGACAGCGACCCTTGACGGAGAACTTACCGACGAAAACGGTCGGCACGGCATCCTTGAAATCAAAACCGGACAGCTCATGAAAAAAGCTGACTATGAGAAGTGGGCGGACGGAAATGTGCCGATTTACTACCTCGCCCAAACACAATGGCAGCTATTGGCTACTGGATGGGATTTTGTTGATCTGTTTGCCGCGCTTCAGGACATCCGTGGTGACTGGTCAATACGAACACGCCGAATCGAACGAACAGAGTGCGAAGAAGACCTTACATGGCTGCTGGGCAAAGCAGACACATTCTGGGGATACGTCCAAAAGCGGCAGATGCCGCCGATGACATTGAGAATTTGAATGGAGGGAACACATTGATCGTTGAAGTCAAATTTTACAGAGAAAGTGCGAAAGCATACGTCGGACGCGGGTACAGCTATGAAACGGACATGGCGCTGAACGTTGGAGATCGTGTGCTTGTGCCGGCTGGAAAGGGAAAGAACAGAGCAATAGTCGTGGCGGTGAATGTGCCGCGAATTGCCGTCAATCCTGATTACTTCCCATTGAAGCACATTACGGAATACGACATGCCGGAGGTGAACGCTTGATGGAAACAACGGAAATTAGGATGATAACCGACCTCGACAAAGCACTTCCACAGAGTATCGCATTCAACTTCGAGGAAGTGAAAACATGGCTGACCGAGAATCTTGCATCTTACAAGAGCATGGTCATCACCGAAGACGAAATTGGAGCGGCAAAGGCCGATAAAGCCAAGATTTCAAAACTGTCAAAGACCATATCAGAACAGCGAATTGCAATCAAGAAACGCTATCTGGAGCCGTACAACGACTTCGAGGCGAAAATGAAAGAACTGTCCGGTATGTGCGACGAGGCTGCGAAGAACATTGACGTACAGGTCAAGGCTTTTGATGAAAAACGGAAAACAGAGAAGCGGGAAGAACTCAAAGCATTCTTTGAATCGCTCAATCAGCAAGCGTGGCTTCAATTTGAACGGATTGAAAACCCGCGCTGGATGAATGCCACTTATGACATGGAAACGGCGAAATCGGACATCCAGCAAGCTGTGAGCACCATTGCAGAGAACGTTGCAACCATCACAGAAGCTGGCGGAGAGTTCGAGAGTGAAATCTTCCTGGAATATCAGAAAACGCTTGACCTTGGAGCGGCCATGCGGCGCGGCGGAGAACTGAATAGGCTGAAAAAGGAGCGGGAAGCACGCAGAGCTGCCGAAGAAGCAGCCGAACGCGCAAGACGTGAGGCGATTGCGGCGCACGAAGCTGCTGCGGAAAAGGTACAGCGCGAGAAGGCTGAAAGGGACGCACAACGGAAAATCGAAGAAGAAACTGCGCGCCGGGCGGAAGAAATGCTGAATTCGTCAAATCTTTCTCACGTCGAGGGGATGGAAAACGCGCAAACGGAACCGGTTTCTGTGCTCGATTTCAGAGTGTACGTTACCAATGAGCAGAAAATCAAACTTCGGGACTGGCTGAACACCAACGGCATCCGATTCTGCCGTGTACCAAAATTCGGAGACTGATATACGAAAGGAATGTGAAATATGAACGCAACAACTAGACTTACGCCGCCTGCACAGAAGCAGACGTTCTCAAACGCCATCACGTCCAATGCGATGCAAGGACTTATTCAGAAGTCTCTGAAAGACGATAAGGTCGCTGCAAGATTCACATCTACGCTGATTTCCGCTGTCAACGCATCCGAACAGCTTAAAATGTGTGACCCAGGAACAATCGTCGCAGCCGCACTTCGTGGTGAAGGTATGGGGCTGACCCTTGGCATGGGATATTATCTTGTGCCGTATGGACAGACGTGCAGTTTTATCCTTGGTTATAAAGGAATGCTCCAACTGGCTCTTTCTACGGGGGTCTACAACGATATCGATTGCATCGATATCCGCGAAGGTGAATATAAGGGACGTGACCGCAGAACTGGGAAACCGTCGTTTGACTTCAACGTATACGACACGGATGAAGAACGTGAAAGCGCAAAAATCACCGGCTATTACGCATACTTCGAGTTGAAGGACGGACTCTTCAGAAGTGAATACTGGTCTATGGAAAAACTCCTGAATCATGCAGAAAAATACGCGCAGGCGTTCAAACGTGACAAATATGACCAGTTTATCGCTGGTGAAATGACGGCGGAAGAGGAAGAAAAGATGCGCAAATCGACGCCATGGTACGATGTTGGCGGCGGTCAGGAAAGAATGTGCAAGAAAACAGTCCTACGGAGCCTCCTGAACTCTGGCTATGCGCCTCTCTCAAATGAAGTTCGTTATGCGATGGATAATGATTCCGAATCAGGCATCGTTCCCGATATGCCGATTATCAACGTTGACAAGTCAACTGGAGAAGTGACTGGCGCGGTTTCGACAACTCCTGCTATCACTGCTGCATCGGACGATGACTTCTTCGATGAAACTGCCGTGAGCGCTGAACTTGAACGAAGAAATGATGCCAAGCAGGAAGAAGTACAGACCCCTGCACCCGTCAAGCGGAAAAAGGCAGCAACCGAAAGCAGTCCGGAAGCAGTAGCAACGTCCTACACGGACGATGGCTTTTTCGGATGAGGTGAGGTATGAGGCCGATAACCAGTGCAGTCATCACAGACCCGAAAGAACCAAAACGGCAGTCATGCGAAACCATGCTCATATGGGGAAAGGTTACGCGGGACGCAAAACTAGAATACACAAAGGGTTCAAACAACAAACCACCCATGCCAAAGGTAACATTTGGCGTTGCATACGAGGACAAAAAGTTTATGAACGTCCTCGCATTAGGGGAATCTCCTCAAACCAATATCGCGCAGCGCGTTCGGAAGGGCGATCAGGTTTTAATCGCTGGAAGATGGGCAAGCAAAGAATACAAAAACAGCGCCGGTGAGGAAAAAACATGGGCAGAACTGAGAATCGAGCAGATTGCCATTCAGAGCGACGACTATCGAGAAGAAATGATCGACTGCCTCTGGACTGCGTTCGCAAACGCGATGGCAAAAGGCTATATGCACGACAGGACAGAATTCATGCGGGCATTCAACACCGGCTTCGTAGATGCGTTTTGGGAACTTTGTCAGTCAATGCAGGGAGAAGAACCGCAGGAAACGGATGGCGGAGAAGCGGCTGACGGCGATGACTATGAATTGACAATCTGAGGTGATCTTATGAAAGAAATAAAAATCATACTCAGAACACCACCACGCACGAAGAAAAACAGCAGCCAAATCATATTCAACAAAAAAACCGGGAAACGAATGGTTATACCGTCTCAGCAGTACAAGGAATACGAGCAAGCGTGCTTGTGGCAAATCAGAAAACCATCGGTGGCGATTGACTTTCCTGTAAATGTGAAGTGCGTTTACTTCATGCCGACACGGAGAAAGGTTGACCTGTGCAACCTGATTGAAGCTACGATGGACATTCTTGTGAGGGCTGGGGTCTTGAATGATGACAACAGTGAAATTGCGGTATCACATGATGGAAGCCGGGTTTTCTACGACAAAGAAAATCCTAGAGCAGAAATAACGATAACGGAACTAATCGATTGAATCGGGGGCAGAAACAATGGAATCTATGCGTGAAGATGTATTCAGATTGGCGGTAGCACCATGGAAAAGCATTTACAGGTCAGACACGCCGGAGAGGGTAACGAAAGAAACGCAGGACGAAATTGATTTCTGCCTTTATCACTGTCCTTATGCGGACACTGAGTGCTGCAACTGCCTTGACGGCGGCACAAAAGAGAAGCAAGGAAGGCCGAACGTAGGTGGGGAGTTTGATTTGGAACGGCTGAAGGAAATGCTACGCTTGAAAATACCGCAGGCAAAGATCTGTAGGGAACTTGGCGTAACTCGGCAGACAGTATACAACTACAAGAAAAAACTGGGAGTGATTTAGGCGATTCACAATGGCTAGATATATCCACACCGGAAAATTGATAATGTATCTGGACATGTCACTGATTGAAAACAAACACTCACCGACAACCGGGTACGCGCTGCTGAAACTGCATCGGATTATCAACGAGCATCCTGACTATTTCGGCTGCATCACGGTGGGAGAGTGCGAGGGATGCCGATGGAACGGCAGACACCAGAAATGTTTGTGCTGCCGACGAAATCCGAGCTTGAAAGACTGCTATGAGGTAAAACCATGAGGACAGACGATATTATTCACGGACTGCAATGCTGCTATGACACGACCGGGGAACTCGATTGCGAATCGATGTGTCCGTTCGTGAATGTGGAAGGGTGCAGAATCAAACTGCATGAAGCTGCCGCAGAACAACTTGAGTTACTTGCATCAGAAGTAAAACGATTGGAATCTCTTGTACAGCCAATAGGCAAAAACCCGTGCGATGGATGTGACCATGGATGGGGGTCAGTGGTAGGATACAAAAACGGGAAAGTGGAGTCAAAGAGCTGTATGGAAGAATGCCAGCTGCTGAAAGAGTATCTGGAGAAACAGAAGGAGGGACAGCCATGCTGCCCATGATGGAAGCAGGGTGCTATAACTGCCCGGTAAAAAACTGCACTGCGGCATATCGTGGCAGCGAATGCGCCGCGAACCGTGCAAAGGTAGGAATCGATACCGACCCGCTAACCAATGGCGAATACATCAGGCAAGCAGATGACATTCAGCTTGCAGACATTCTGTACGGAGCTATTTCTGGGATAGTAAAAGAGATGCTTTGCCGTCTCGGAATAACCGATTGGGAATGTCCAGACATCCGAGATGAATACGTTGAGTGGCTGCGAAGACCATGTGACAAGGAGGCCAAATGAAAACACTGAACGGCGGACAAACGCTCACAATTCCATGCAAAATCGGTGACTACTGTCTATTCGACACAGGACTGTGTATCAAAAAAATGAGAGTCAGGGGCTTCTACTTTGGCTATCCTGATGGGCTACGCATTGACCTCGGCGACATCGAGCCAATCGCGTCTCATCACTCAATCGTCGGCTATGTTGCGGCCGAAGACGATATCATGCAGAGCGAAGAAGCAATCAGAATAAGAAAGCAGGTGATGTATCTATGAAGACTGAAATCACAAAAATCAAAGGTGACTGGATGGAGGTCGCTTCCGATTGCCGGTCAACGGTCGGCAAGCCACCGCTCGACCATGAGCCGAGTACGGAATTCAAACGGAAGATCCTGATTGCGGAGCATTCTACAATCAGAGACATTTCCGTCAAATGGATATGGAAGGGAATCAAAAGTTGGATTGCTACGCATTGGAGCCGCCACAAATGGGAGTGTTTCATCAGAACACAGCGCTCAGACCGGACGGGCATTGACCGCGACAAACTGCCGCAGGACGCGCCGGTTGACTTCGTAGGAGAAGCAAATGTACAGGCGCAAATTGACACCATGCGGAAACGTTTGTGTCGTAAAGCCGCTCCGGAGACGCGACAGTACGCCGAGGACTTCAAGGCAGCACTCCACGAGATCGAACCTGAAATCTCGGACGTTCTGTGCCCTGATTGTGTCTACCGAGCGGGCTGCCCAGAAATGACACCGTGTGGAGACGGAAAATGCTTTTTCGATGTCCTGATTGACCAAACAGCCGGTGCGGTTGCGACGACACACATCCAAGACCGCTACGATGCCTACAACAAATTCTTCTATGAACGGAGGAAGGCAGAATGAGCATTTTCGTTGAAACGTGCCCGAAATGCGGCGCAGAACTGCAAAATATCGTGATCGCTACGTTCCCGCCTATCCCGCAGAAGAAGTGTTTCAACTGCGGATGGAGCTGGGAAGGGAAGCCTGAGAAGGTCGAGTACAGGCAGTTCGAAGAAGCCGCTGAAGAGAAAGACCAATGTCGGTAAATGTGCAGTTTGTCTGCCCGGTGTGCGGGAAGCGTGTGACGCGAATCAGGGAACCCGGACAAAAAAGTTATTTCTGCAGTCAGACTTGCTTCAATTTCGCGCGGCGCAACGGAATGTGGAGCCAGTGGAAAGAAACCAGCTCGCCGGGCGACTTGGCACATGAGAAGGTCACGATAAAAATTACGAAGGATATCCCGATTTTTCAGCATATGCGGCCGAAAATCGGTGCGCTGTATGCAGCGGAAAAATACGACGGAAAGTACCCTGGATACGTTATCACTGCCAACGGGTACAGGGTAAACATCCGGTGGAACGAATGTGTGGAGGTGAAGAAATGAGCCAAGCAGTGCTCATCAGCATCAGACCAAAGTGGTGCTCGAAGATTGCCAATGGTGAAAAGACAATCGAGGTTCGTAAGAGACAGCCCCGGTTGGACGCGCCATTTAAGGTGTACGTCTACTGCACACATGGACCTGACATGCTTTGGATATTGAATCCAGAAGACAGAAAACTGTTTCCTGAAAAACCAACAGACGTTTTTACTGCGAAGGATGCGGGCGGGCTATATCCGGGAAATGGCAAGGTCATTGGGGAGTTTGTCTGCGACAGGGTAACGAACATTTTTTCAAACAGCAGATTTTGGCTAAACGAAGATGATGTCCGGCACACTTGCCTGACTGCCGATGAAATTCGGACGTATGCAAACGGCGCACATGGATTATACGGATGGCATATTTCAGACTTCAAACTCTACGATAAGCCGCTGCCGCTCAACACCTTCAAAAAGTGGTTTCGGGAGTGCGCGTATTCAGATCTCGGTTTTGCCATCCCGGACTGCGAGAAATGCACGGACTCTGGATGCTTTGTGCAGAAGCCGCCACAGTCATGGTGCTTCGTGGAGGAGCTGCAATGAGCGGATTTTGCAATGGAAAAAACGTTGCATGCGCGCATGCGACGAACTACGGAGACTGCCAAATCGCGGCGTGCTGCAAGCACCATGAACCAAAAAACGAATTATGCAATAGTCAGCTCATACGTTGCCCAAACGGGCATATCGTCGGAGTTTGCGGCGTGAACGGGACAGTAGAAATAAAACACAAGGGCCGAACAATAGTTGTAAGCTCATCAAATGCAAACGTGCAAATAACCTGCGAACAATGCGGCAAGATGGTCACAGTCTATCTGGACTACGGAAAAACTGATGTGGAGGGGAGTGTATATGATAATTAAATCCGGAGATTATCAGAATGCGCCGTAAAACCCCTGCCTTTAGGCATGGGGATATAAGGCACTCCAGCTGATGTCAAAAACAATGCGTTCGACCGGGGGAAGCATTGGAAATATGACATAATGTAGCATGAAAGGCGGTGATTTCATGGAATATAGCTATAAGTTTCGCATCTGCCCTACAAAGGAACAGACATTGCAGATTCAGCGTACCTTTGGCTCTTGTCGCTTCGTCTATAACCACTATCTTGCGGAACGCATTGACTCCTATAAGGCGAACCGAACGACGTTCGGCTATAACGCCTGTTCCGCTGATATGACGGTTTTGAAAAAGTCACTTCCATGGCTCACCGAAGTGGATTCTACTGCACTTCAATCCTCGCTGAAAGATTTGGATACCGCCTATCGGGACTTCTTCCGTAGAGTGAAATCTGGTGAAAAGCCGGGATTTCCACGATTCAAAAGCAAACGTGACCACCGCAAAAGTTATAAAAGCAAGGCCGTGGGCGCGAACATCAAAATCTTGGACGGCACGGTTCAACTGCCGAAACTTGGCAAAGTCAAGTGCCGCATCAGCCGAAAGGTTGAGGGCAGAATCCTCTCCGCGACGGTATCACAGAATCCAAGCGGCAAATATTTCGTATCGCTCTGTTGCACCGATGTTGAGATTGAGCCGCTTCCAAAGACAGGCTGTGTTATCGGCGTTGATATGGGGCTGAAAGCATTCGCCATCACGTCCGAAGGGACGGAATACCAGAACCCGCGCTATTTAGCCAAGAACCAGAAGAAACTTGCCAGACTGCAACGGCAGCTCTCCCGAAAATCAAAGGGGAGCAACCGGCGCGAAAAAGCGAGGATTCAGGTGGCACGGCTGCATGAGCATATCGCAAACCAGCGCAGCGACATGATGCACAAACTGTCAACGCAGCTCATCCGCGAGAACGATGCGATCTGCATCGAGGACTTAGCACCGCAGAACATGGTCAAGAACCATCACCTTGCGAAGTCCATCAGCGACGCATCTTGGGGTGAGTTTCGACGGCAGTTAGAATACAAAGCCGCGTGGTATGGAAAGAAAGTCATAGCGATAGACCGGTTCTTCCCATCCAGTCAGCTATGTTCCTGCTGCGGATATCGGAATGCCGACACGAAGAATATGGCCGTGCGGGATTGGACGTGTCCTGAATGCGGGACACATCATGACCGGGATATCAACGCCGCGAAGAATATCTTGAGTGAAGGATTACGCCTATTGGCGTAGAAAGGAATCCTTATGGAGAACAACAATAGGGCGGGACACGCCCAAATTAACGCTCGGGGAGATTGTGTAAGACGCCGCTACGGCGCGACGGTCAGCGAACCGAGAATCCCCCAGCTTTAGCCGTGGGGAGTGTCAACTACATGGGCGCAGAATCTCGTAGCGGACACGCTTGCAGAGAACCGAGATGCGATTATCAGCCAAGCGGCAGCAATTCTCGCAGACAAGATGGGGCGGAGCGTGAAAGTCCGCGAGGCTATCATCGCAAAGGCGGCGGAATGAGTGTCATACTCAGGAGAATCGACAGCAAGATATTCTATCCCGTGACGTATATCCTTAATGAATACCATGTTTCGGGCGATCTTATTGATATCGATGAAATGAAATTCATCATTACCGATGAATCAAATTCCGTAATATATCTTGAAAAGGAAAACGAATGGCGAAACAGGTTTTACCCCGGAAAGTGGATTAGAATTTTCCCACTGGTCGGAATCCTTGAACTCGAATCGGATGAACCGATTGATGTACCGGGATTCAGAAGATTTCCTTGGGGAGAGGAAAAAAGGTGGTTGCTCCGTAATGAGCAAATGGAAAAGAAATTGGCATGGCTGATTCAAGAGGAACGGAGAATATCAGCATCGGAAGGGGGAAAAAATGGAGGATTTCATGTGTGCGCGTATCTGCGATAATCTGCAACTTGAACTTCATAAGGACGTGTTGCGGTCGATAATCGATCAGGATGAGTTCTACCGAGTGTTGGGAAACTTCTCCGTGGAGATCATGGGCATTGCACCTGATACCGGTGCATTCATCTTAAAATTTCACGACAAAGACAAGCAGCACGCGAAAACGGTCTACGATAGCGAAGTCGAGGAAGTAACACCGACGGATATGCTTAACCTCGATTTTCAGAACAGGTTCCGAAATGTCGGCCCATATGAGGTGGAATCCAGAAATCCGAACTGGACAAGGGAGGGAAACAAACCAGTGGTAACAATCTATGGTTATAGCGATGATACGGTCGAAATCGAAAACAGCAACTACAATGATGGTAGTATTGACTGCTTCGACAAGGATGTACGGTTGTGGTTTAGCGACGGAACAATCATCCGCATCGGTTACTGCAAGCAAAATCTCGGCGTCTGGTACATCGTTAGAGAACACGTCGGAACGGCAGATCAGACACTTTTGGTCTGCGAGGATGAAGACGCAGATCCGTACAGCGATGTATTCTGCATCAACGCGGAAATCGAACGGCATGAGGTGCTGGGAGGGAACTTTGGAGAGATTAACATTACGGAGCAGTGAAACAAGCCACGAAAACGGCGTATGCTGCACACATTTCAAAAGCAAGGACTGCCTCGAAGTCGGTGGGAATTGTGCATATGGCTGCAAGTGGGAAGAAGCAGTATGGGCACGTTTGGCTGAATTTGAGGACAGTGGCCTTGAAACGTGGCAAGCTGACGCTGCTAAGAGCATCGTTGAAATGGCATTCGGCGGGGAAATCAGCTCAATAGAACGTATCCGTGATCTGGTAAGAGCAGATAAAGCCGGCATGAACATTACTCTTCCGTGCAAACCGGGCGACAAACTGTTTGTCCTGACAACAGACAGTTTGGATGGAATCGAGGAAACAAAATGCAAACGCATCATGATCTGCCGCGCTTCCGATGGGTTGTATGCGAAGGTCGTTGCGCCGTGCGTCTATGATGATTGGGGTGACGCGCATTGGGAGTTCACAGAGGAAGATTTTGGAACAAAAGTGTTCTTAAATCAGGAAGACGCCGAAAAGGCCAGGAGGAAAAATGAACTGTGGAGTAAAGGAATGTCCTTTTGTTCGGAGCGGTGAGTGCGAAGTACCGCCGTGCGGAACGTGCTTCCTTCCGTGCAAAGCGAGGGAAGAACATGACTGATCTCAAGTGCTGCCCATTCTGCGGCGGGAAGGCCGTCGTGATAAGCGAACCATACACGCACGATAGATTCCTTGTAGCCTGCAAAAATCGCGGGGACGTGTGCAAATGCGAACCGTGTACAAACTGGTTTGATACACGGGAAGAAGCTGCGGAAGTGTGGAATAGGAGGGAAAATGAACGATCTTAAAGGCTGCCCGTTCTGCGGTGGAGAAGTCGAGGAACGGGGTGGAACCTGCAACTATGGAAAAAAGGTCATGACGCTAGATGTAAAATGCCAGAAGTGCGAAACGACATTTAAGTTTAAGCACAAATGGTCGCTTAACCCATACGTCGAAACCGTGGATGCGTGGAACCGGAGGTACGATGATGGAACAAATTCGTAGTTGCCCGTTCTGCGGCGGGCGCGGGCGGGTGAGTTTCAAGGATGCTCGCTTCGCAGGTCAGAATTACAGAGGCGACAAGAAAATTGTGTACCGCGTACAAATCATTTGCAACCGGTGCGCCAGCCGGGGCAAGCCTATCAGAACGGAGCCGTTGATTAACCCTTGGCCGTATAACAGTGCATGGGGGCCATCATATGTAGAGAAATCCCCTGTATGCCAAAGGCAGACGGAGCTTTTTGCGCCCTACGTCGAACAGGCTATTCGTGCATGGAATGAGAGGTATGTAGATGGAGCAACCGAGTAACTGCCCATTTTGCCACAAGTGCTCTGTGGATTGGCCGGTGTATCTTGATGAGATACACCAGTTTAATGCAGACATATACCCAGAAGTGATGTATCAATGCCGCTGTACATACTGCGGGGCAAGTGGACCGATAAAAGGTACGAAGCGTGCAGCTATCAAAGCTTGGAATAGGAGGAACGAAAATGGTTGAAAATCGAGTGTGTTTTACCGTCCGAGGAGAGTTCGGAGCGCAGATGAGCTTCGAGGCAAAAAACACAATCCCGTATGAAGATCTGTGCAAGTGTATCAACAAGGATACGTTGGTTGAGCTGATGTGCCTCGACAGTCTTGGCTATACCGGTGACGATATTCAGTTCATCACGCCGGAAGAATATGACGAGCGCTTTGGAGATGACGAAGATGAGTGAAATTATCATCCCATGCCTGCGGTGCAGTGCCGACGCCAAACTGCGCAGATGCGGTGATGGCTATCGCGTCGTCTGTCCCGAATGCGGCCTGAAGGGCGCACGGAAATGTGAAACCGCACATGTAGGACGTGGTAAAGCAAAGCAGCTGGCTATCCAGAAGTGGAACCAAATGCAATGTAACATTGTTGATGCTGCAATCGAAGCACGTTGTTGGGGGATTCTGCAACCGCCATATGGAGAAAACTTGTGCGTTTTCATCTACAGGGGGCTTACCTCAAACATCAGGTATGACGTTGACGACAATCTGTATATTGGCGAGATTGTGGGAATTAAAGACGCGGTGGGATTCCACGGTAGGACACTAAATGAATGCTTACATTCGTCCGAAAAGGCCGTGGACAAATATCTGAAGATGATACTGGAGGAAAGATAATGGTAGATTGCTGTGCGACCTGCGCATTCCACGAATGCCAAAAAGGGTATCTTTACCCGCACCGGTGCAAAAAGCACAAAGGCGAACGCTTTTCAGAGGTCGAATGGAATCGTATCGTGTACAGCCTGTACAAATGCGGCGAGTTCAAAAGCATTAACGCTGTCAGTGATGTAGCGGACAGAGAACGTGAACATGAACGATGCCACTAAAATTGTCAGGGAGGACGCAATGATGGATCTGGAATCAGTTTTCAATGAAATCAAGGCAATGTCGCAGGAACAATTCGACGATCTCATGGACAAAGTGCGTGCAATGTCCGAACCACCATATGATGAGACTGTCAATGAAGAACCTGTAGTTGCGCCGATGAATCAGGCTGATATCAGCGAGCATAGCCGGTACAGGGAGCTGAAAGTGAACCCATGCGCAAACGGCGTCCATTTTTCTGCTGTCATGGATGACGAAGACGGTAGCATTGTCGTTTTCGGAGAAGGTGGATGGGCGATGGGGTACATCGACTACCCGATGGGCACGGCCAACTGGATCGTTACGGACGAGTGCAAGCCGGGTGTGCAGCGATATTGGAAGACGTGCTCGAAATGTGGACAGAAAAAATGGTTCTTCAACTATATCGACGCACGGAAGCTGAAACAGAGGTATCCGCTCTGCGAGTGCGGGGCGAAGATCATTGGTGTGGAAGAAAGGATTGAATTTGAATGACACTTGTGCGTGAAAGGAGACAACCATGATAATTTATACCGGAGAACGCGGTAGCGGAAAAACCACTATGCTCATCGAGATGTCTGAAAAAACGGGTGCGACCATCGTTGTGGCTACATACCCGATGGTCAAGTATATCCAGAAGACTGCGGGTCAAATGGGTAAGAAGATTCCCGTTCCTATCACGGTGACGAACTACATTCACCTTCTTGCAAACGGTGGTCTCAGTAAAAGTCAGAAGTATCTCGTGGACGAACTTCAGATGATACTCCATGGCATGAACATCGAAGTTGCTACATGTGACAATGATTGTTTGAGAGCGCTGGGAAATCTGTCGAGTGCGAAATCTCAGCCAGATCGATACATCAACGCTACACAACTGATTGCCACACTGGAAGGTGCAATCGAGAGGGCGGAACGCGAAGAACCAGCAGGGATCGAGAAGCTTTGGGCTGTAACGTCGATGAAATATGCGAAACGGCTGCTCGAAGAAGCGTCCAAAACGGAGGGTGAACGTGGATAAATACGTTAATGCAACGCACATCATTGAGGGAATCAACAAAGCACTTGACTCCCTACGGCGAGAAGATGGCAAGCTACCGGACACGGAAGATGTCGATGAATTGCTTCGATTCAGGAGCAAACTGGAAGCCGCGCCGGAAGCCCCAATTAGGGATTATCGTCCAGAGAACGCACCGTTTGTGACGTTCAACGGCAATCCCGTTGGACTTCTGAAAAGCATACGACCCGATATTACTGAAATTGTAATTTCAACCAGCTACTGCGGATGCGAGTTTGTAAACGGTGAACTTGTATCAGTGGAAATTCTGAAAGAACCTTTGGATAAATGGGAGGAACGATATGGCAAAGCTATCGACGATTCAAAAGCGCAATAACCTGAACACAATCTACCGCAGCGCCGAAAAAGGTCCCGGTGGCGGATATCACAGCTACACGGTCATGGATGCAGACGGGACAAAAGTGGTGGCGCAAATCGAATTCCAGAAAGGTGCTCGAAACGACCCGAATGCGCGTCACGGTGTTTTGGATGCTGACCTTTTGGAAATCGTGCGTGATAGGCTGACGGCCTTCAACAAGGGTGAGTTTGCCACGCGGGAGAACGCCTGCGCAATCACGCATATTGAAGAAGCCATCATGTGGATGGCGAAACGCGCCGATGATCGGGCGGAGCGCGGCGTACTGGGGACGTATAACAAATGAGAGAAGATGAAGCTAAGACCATTTTTGTATGCAACACAATCACCGGCGGTGTTTATGAGGTGAAAAAGGGCTTTGACATCGACGAGAAGTGCATCAAGAATATTTTGGAACGCGTTAAAGCGCGTGGAGAGGAATATGCTGTGTTTATGCTTCCGGGCGTCGTAAAACATGGTGACATTGTGAGATATGCCAATGCTGTTGCAGATTTGAGACGACTTCAAGATCTGAGAATCCAAGAAATTGTGTATAGAACGCAAAAAGCGATTGAAATCCTGACGGACGGGATGGAGAAAACGTATGGCGAAGCATAACCAAAAATGGCTCGATGCCAGATGGAAGCAGAATGAACGGCAGAAAGTTGCTGAAAAGAAACGTCGCAGTTGGGAGGAAAAAGAACGGGAACGATGTTGGGAAGAATCGCTTGCCGATCTGAAGAAGATCACGGACTGGTTGGAGAGTTTGAACGGAGACATCAGTTTCCTCAAAGAAATCGGCCCCGGAGTAGATTTCTCTAAGATTCTGGAAGGAACACCGTGCAGATTCGTTTCGCAGAAGTACAACGGCGATGGGACATATGATGTCACGTTCGAGGTGGACGTGCTGAGCAATGGCAGCAAACACGAAAAGATCGGCGTGCTGACGGCAACTGCGCACGGCGTGTCGTATATCGCGGGGAGGTTGGAAGTTCATGTACGATGATGAAAAATTTGAAGACTTCTACGCAAATGCAGAACGCCGCATCCGAGAACTTAACAAGAAACGCGACGATGCAATGAACGAAACACCACAGAATATTTACGCGAAAATCGGCGAACTGATTGGGACACTCAACTTAGATGGCGAAGATTATCCGATAAAGGGACTATCGGATAAAACCGCGCAGCTTCTTCACAGAACGGTTTGCCCAAACTGTGGCGCACCACATTCACCATGGGAATCTAAGTGCGAATACTGTGGTGGGTACTTTGCTCTGGAAACTCCCGTGTCGGAGACTCAACTAAAAGTTGAACCTTACGCGGTTAAGCAATGGGACGGTGAAAAATTTGTTAGCAAAGTTGTGAACCCAATGGAAAGAGTTAAAACAAAAAAGCTCCCAACAAAAAACATCATTGGATAGAAAGGCGGAAACACAATGAAAAACACAGTAGCCCCTTCGGTAAACCAACTTGTCGATTGCAAGTTTGAGTGTAGCACCCCCATTACTTCATCCAGAATGGATGCAGGGGAAGCGGGGACACAACATCGTGTCGTGGAGTTCATACACATCGATTATGCCTTGGATAACAACACAGAACCTGTCAATCTGGGGGAGATAGGAACGCTTGACGATGAAACAGTAAAGGCCATTTTGGCCGCGTTTGAAACAGCCTAAAACAAACTTTTGCAACTTCTCTTGCATTTTTGCTGATTATATGGTATAATTAAGCAAAATAAACAGAGACGTTTACGCGCTGTTTCGGTGCTTTCTCCTACTGGAGAGGTGTCGGAACAGCGCTTTTTGCGTTTTTTGGAGGTAAAATGAGCGAAAACGTCAGCGAACTGGAACAGCAAGAATATTATGCGCAGCTTGCAAAAAAGACCTCGGAAAGTCTTGCATATTTCTACTGCTGCGTCAAGTATGATGTTCCGTTTGCGCGCGACTGCGTGCCGCGCGATGAAGGGCGCGACAAGTGGCTCTCGTACCTCGATAACCTCCATATCAAGAAACTGGATGCCAGCAAGAGCGGCGAGCGTTACGGCTTCCTCGATGGCTTGACCGACATCACGAAGATATTTGGCGAGGGTCTGAAAGACGGAGAGTTTACGAAGGCCGTCTATGCAGAAAAAAATGCGCAGTCGGCCAAAGCTGGCACGGTGAGGCAGCGGAAGGATTGGGGAACCGGAAACGACGAGCATCCATACACCAATGAAGACTATGCAGAATTCGACAGAATATACACTGTCCTTGCGTCTGACTTGGGAGGCGAAGATGCTTTGAGTGCGAAACAGCAGCTTATCCTTCGCAACGTATCCAAATGGACAAAGCAAATGAACGATGCTTCTGACGCTGGAAAATTCGATGCAGCAAGAAAGCTGTCGGCCATCATTCAGGAAAACTTGGCGAGTGATAACCTCAGAAAGCGCGATGCCAAACCGGTAGAGGAAATCCGAATCGACGGAATCACAGAACGGCTCGAAAAGGCGGGCTTGATGAAGAACGGTAAGCCGGTAGAACCCGATACCGCATTTGAGCTACTTTTCCACAGAAGGCCAAAGTATTCCTACACGAAAGACGCGGCCGAACAAATGCTTCTCGCAATTATCAACACTTCGCGTATGAATGATTCGCTTCCGGAGTTTTCAACGCTCCCAGACAGCGCAAGGATCAAAGATGATCTCCATGAGTTTGCGGAAGAACCGAACGAGATGGAGAAAACCGCGTATGAAGGGTTCGGCTATGTTAAGATGCCTCCAGTGAAAGAAAAATAAATAGGTTATTAGCTGGGACAGAGGGTAGCTTCCTTTTCTCGCTCCTACACAGTGAGATTACCGGCTCTAACAAAATCTGTGTAGGAGATTTTGGTATGGAAGAAAGAAACTATTGCGTCTATCGACATATAACCCCAGATGGAAAGGTCTATGTTGGGCAAACACAACAGAAGCCAGAGACTAGGTGGGGAAACGGAAGACTCTATAAGGCCAATCCAGAGTTTACCGCTGCTTGTGAATATTACGGATGGGAAAATGTAAGGCATGAAATACTCGACAGCAATCTGACACAAGCAGAAGCATACGAACTGGAACGAAAATACATTGAAGAAATGGATGCGCGGAACCCATCAAAGGGATATAACAAGCTTCCTGGCGAACAGCATAAGCCTGTATGTTGTATTGAGACCGGAGAAATATTTCCCTCACTGCATGAGGCAGCAAAAAAGACTGGGCTGAAGCGAGACATGCTGAAAGCGGCATGTACTGGTGAATATGCACAGGTCGCAAGGAAACACTGGTGTTTTCTCGCAGACAGAGATTCGTTTGCCGTAGATGAATCGAGGAAAACTGCACCGGAAAATAAACCGATAATCAACATGGACACCGGAGAAATCTATTCATCCTGTGGCGAAGCGGCAAAGAAATATGGCATTTCCAGCATGACCATTCGAAAAGTGTGCCAACACAAAAAGAACTGCTACACAGCCGGAGGCCATAGGTGGGCATTCCTTGAAAACTTTGAATCAGACAAATCGCTCCCATTTCATAAACGCGTAAAACGAGTCGTGAACGTTGCAACAGGTGAAACATTTAAAAGTGCCCGAGAAGCAGAGAAAATGACCGGAGCGAACAAAACGGGAATCATAAGATCTTGTAAAACCGGAAAAGCAGTCGCAGGGCATCAATGGAGATATGAAGAGGGGTGATGGTAGGTTATGGCGAGACGTTACGGTAAGGCGTGGGCGCCGGGCCTACAATCATAAGGCGTTGGATGGATAAGTAAACGCGAGGTTGAACAGCGCGATTACAGTAACTTTGAAAATGATTTTTGGTGTCTTCTGATTTGGGTCGGAAGATTCTTTCCGGATATACTTGCAGATGTGCTTCGCGCCGACGATGCAGACTACAAGACGCTCGAAATTGTGCAGCGCGTCATGATGCGTGCCAATGCTCGATATCAGGATGTAGCGATCACGGGAACCCGTGGACTGAGCAAGACCTACTCGGAAATGCTTGGTGAGGAAATCAACGGTATTGTTTGGCCCGGAACGCGAGTCCTCTATACTGGTCCGGCACTCAAGCAATTATCTGACATCGGAAGCAAAACGCACGCAGACTTGGCAAAAAGCTATCCGTGCATTACAAAACACTGGCGCATTGCGGCAGAAAGCAAGGACGATTTCAGAATTACCACAGATTATGGATCGTCTTTCTACATAGGAGCAAAACGAGGTGACAACCTTCACGCTGTTATCGCGGAAGAATTTGCGCAGGAAGAACAACCTGCGTTTGACTTCAACGAATATACGACAGTTGCGCTTCCAGCCGTCCGATTGGCTCACAACGTAAACGGCGAGAAAGACGAAAACTTCGTCGCATATAAAAACCACTCGATTACCAGCGCAGGAAGAAAACAGAATCACGCATTCTTGGTTCGCTGTGAAGTTCGTAAAGGAATGCGGAACGGGGACAGCAGTTTCCAAATGGATGTCCCGTATCAATGCGTAATCCTTCAACAAATGCGCCCATACTCATGGGCGCAGAAACTGAGATCGAAGCTGACCCCGGAGCGCTGGATGCGTGAGATGGAGAGTCGATATACCGGCGCGGACGAATATCCCATTATCTCGGACGAAAGCCTTTCTGAGAGCTGCTGCCTGCAATCTATGGAGCGGCAGCATTGCTGCAAATACCCAGGAAACAAAACAGACCCGAAAGACGTGATATACATCGTCTGCTACGACGTTTCCTATGAAGACGCAAAAAAGAACGCAAAATGCGCTGTTGGCGTTTGGAAGCTTACGAAGCAAGATGATTTCCTGAAAAGGGACAGATACTTGAAGCAACTGGTGTGGCTGGACGATTGGCCCCCACCGGACAACGCCATGAAACAGGCACGAAAACTGAAAGACGTCTGGTATCGGTTTTGTTTTGATGGCGGCAACACCACCTATATTGCAATCGACGGATGGCAGTACGGCAAGGCGGTCATTGAAGACCTTATGAAAGACCTCGGTGATGGGTTGCCGCCGCTGTGTATCTTGGACCATACCGAATATGTGGCTTTGGAACAGGATGGAGCGCTGCCGGTCATTTATCCCATCAAGGCGGGCGGAAGTGGCGTGACGGACCCAGATGTTGAAATGATCCGGTACGCGCAGACGCAGTTCGATAACCACAACGTACAGCTTCTTACGATGAATACTCGTGAGGGTGTGGAGGCGTACAAGCGGCTTCATAAGATCAAAGACGATGATCTGGATTATCAGATTGCACGTCCATACCAAAAGACCAGAGAACTGTCTGGACAGATTCAAAACCTGAAGGCTGTCCCGTCGGGCGCTGGATTCAGCGAGAAGCGCATTTCCCGCGCAATACAAAGAGACAGCTGGTCTGCTATAAAGTACGGCTTGCGCCTTGCTCAAAAGCTGGAAAAAGAACTCGTCTTGAGCGAAGTACGTAAAAAGAGCGACTGGGACGCGCTTCTTTCCAAGTATAAGGCAAAGGGGAACGTAAAAAACGTTACCGGAGGAAGCACAGGTGCAAGGCTTGTGACGCAAAGACGCGGAGGAAGGATTTTTTAATGGCGGAAAATCAGGAAAAAATATATCGGCTTTATGCGCTGACCATAACGCAGGAATCTGTGGAAATCGCCATGATGGAACGGTTCAGCCGGATTGCACCGGGCTATATCCTGATTTATACGGCAGACAAGCAGCCGAAAGGCAGCATTGAGATAAACGGCGAGGACGTAAAGCGGCTGACGAAAGCCGACAGCGACTGGATTATGATCTGCGCTGCAACGCTGCTTCGGGAGCGTATGGAGCAAAACCAGACGCAATCAATGGAAAATCTGAGCCGAATGGTCGACCAACTTTCGGCAGCCCTCGCGGCGGAGCGCGAGAAGATCAAGACCGGCGGGGAGGAAATAACAGATGGCGATAGAGACGAGCGAACTCAATAAGCTACAGTATTCTTCTTTTCCGAAGATTTTTGAACGGTTCCGTAAGATGGCGGCTGAAAATCAGGGTATCCCGATGTCCAGTATTACCTCCGCGTTTGCCGGAATCAATTCTGGCCGCTATGGTCTTGCGAACCCGTACATTCAGAACCGGCGTGTAAAGCAGATTTCATCGCTGCCGGCTGATTTTACAAAAGATCAGGTCGCAGAAATGCTCACAAAGCCGTATGACAGCGAACAGCCACTTCGGCAAGTGGCGCATATTCTGGAGTATACGGCGTATCCGCTTTTCCACATTCGCAAAGTCTACCAAGAAATGCTGACGTATCACAACTATGTGATGCCGAAGCTGACGGACTCGGCCGACACCAAAAAGGACGAGTTCATGCGCGAATGGAAGCTGCTCGAAAAGCTGCGCGAGGAATTCAAACCGAAGGAAACTGCGCATCAGATCGTAGGCCAAGTTGGCATAGAAGGGAAGGTCTTCTATTATCCTCGCTACAGCGTAGACAAGAGCCATAACAAGGTGAACTACGCATTCATGCAGCAGCTTCCCAGTGACTGGACGAAAATCACCGGATACAACAATATTTCCAAGTACACCGTGGCATTTAACATGATGTACTTCCTCCAGCCGGGCTGCGTACCGGAGCAATACGGTGATCTGTTTACGCCGTACCTTTACGATTTCAGCAGTGTCGTGCAAAAGCCCAAGGGAACTGGCACTTCGCTGATCTTCGCGCAAAAAACGCGCGTTGATATGCAGCAATTCCAGCGCATCCAAGCGCGCGGCGATATGGCCGGAACCCCAGATGTCTATTATCAGAATGGGCGCTGGTACTATTGGGTTTACCTACCAGCAGATGCAGTATTTACGTTTGAAGCTGACGATGTAAGTCGGACTGCAATTTCTCCGTTTGCAGGACTGTTCCTCAACATGATTCAACTTGCTCAGATGGAGCAAATTCAGTTGGAGTTGATTCAGAACCCGTTGGTCAGCCTTCTGCATGGTGAAATCCCGTACAGAGATGACAAAGAAGCGACCGCAGAAGACAAGTACAAACTTAGTAATGCCGGTCGGCTTCTGTTTGAAGCGATTTGGTATGATATGCTGCAGACGAACAATACAAGCGGAATCGGCCTGTATGCGGCTCCGTTTGAAAATATGAAACTGGAAAGCCTGTCGGAAGCTCCGTCGGCCATGGACATCGTTAAGCAAGGATACAGCGACACTATGAGTCAGGCCGGCATGGGCGCGATCATCCCGCTTGGAGATGACCCGAAAGCTGGAACCGCGCAGATCTCTCTTCAGATTGAAAGCAAATTTATGCAGACAGTCTACCGCGACTATGAGCGGATGATGAATGCTATCATCAAGAAACTCGGCCCTCGGTATGATTGGAAATTCGTCATGTTCGGGGATATCTCCGAAGACGAAAAGATGCTCGAACGGTGCATGAATGGCATGGAGCACGGCATTCTGCCGGATACCATCGTATATAATGCACTGCTTGACCGATCCGTTCTGGACGATATGTGCCTGTCTGATGTTGTTTACAACAGCGGAATTCTGGACAAGCGTATCCCACTTGTGGCCTCGTATAACATGGGGAGTAATTCAAAAAGCAAAGCCACTACAGAAGCGAAAAGCCCCGGTCGTCCAAAAGGTGACGGAAACGCCACAACAGACGGAAGCGAAACCATGATTGACCAGTATGGAGGTACAAATGACTGAATTTGTGAAGAAAGAAGACCTCCACATTATCAACAGGGCGCTTAATAATGGCAGTGATGTGAAGATTCAGCTCACAAAAGACGGATACCGTATCACGGAAGATACCATGAAAGTCCTGAAACGAGTGGCAATTAGTCAGGAAAAAATGGAAAAATAAAAAATTGTACCTGCGCCGAAAGAGCGGTGTAGAAGAGCCGAAGAGGGCTACCGACACAGTGAAATGTGCCGGTAGCCCTCTTTTATTTTGCACGGAAAGGAGACGACGAAATGGCTCGACTGAAAGAACGGTTTGACTTCGAAAACGGTGCGCTCGCTGCTGTGCGAGATGCTGCGAAGGAAGTAACCGGCGCGTATCAAGATGCTGCGCGTGGACTGGATACGCTGAAAGAATGGGTTCTGATTGAATTTGGAATGCCGAACACGGCCAATGCCATCCACAAATTGGCTCATCTTCAGCCTCAGCGATTCGATGTAGTCGGAGATCTGCTGCATCAGCGGCATATCCTGCAAATCTACCCAGCAACTGCGGAGTACGAAGGACGGCCTGACAATCTGGATGGTGTGTTTGAGTCCATCATTGACATGCTCCAGAAAGTCGAAGATGCGCTTCGCGAATGTGTCGAGATCTGCGATAAAAACGGGCTTTATCCGCTTGGACGCGGATTTGAAAACCTTCAAATGGAAAACAGCGCAAGCTACGAGAAATTCCTGTATGCGTGGCAGATGTACTCCGAACACGAGATGAGCGCGACCAGTTTTGACGGCTGGATTGAAGAACTCTTCGAGGAAGAGGGTGACTGACAATGCCGCTGACGAAAATCAAAAGACCAGTTGCAACCGGTCAACTCAAGGTGCTTCAAAAGCTGAATCCGTATGAGTTTGGCGTTGAACTGTGGTTGATGCGTGAAGGGGTCAACCAGAACCGGTGGAATTATCAGAACCTGGAGAAATACTACAAGACGTTCGTGGGACGGCCAATCCTGATTGCCTACGTCATGGGGAAAATCGGCGACGGTCACAACAGCCAGCGCAAAACTGACCCAAGAACAGGTGAACAGTATAACTCCTATACGGATGGGACGGCGGAACGCATTGTTGGAACGCTGTCAGATGATGAACGTGATTTCTCCCTCCAAAAGAGGGATGGTCAGACTTGGATTGTGGCGCGTGGAAAACTCTTCGCTTTCTATGCAAAGGAAACCGTAGATGAAATCGTGCGAACAGGGCGCATGGATGTATCTGTGGAAACCTTGATAGACGAAAACCACATGGACGGAGATGTCGAAGTTGAGGATGTCTGGTCTGGGGTTGGCGTCACAATCTTAGGAGCGGGCGTTGCTCCGGCTATTCCGGGGGCCAACATCGCTCGACTTGCCGCATTGGATGAAGAATTTAAAACATTGAAACTCAAAGCGGCATCTTTGCAGAAGGCCCCGGATAAGAACAATGCCCCGGATAACGGGAGTCTATCACACAAAGGAGTGAAAGATTTGAAAACTTATAACAAGAGACAGCTTGCCGAACTGGCGGCGCGTTTTACGGATTATAAGGTTCTGGCGGCGGGCGAGAAGGACGGAAAAGTCTATGTTTGCCTGATGGCGAAGAATGGCGCGTACAAATACTACGTCATTGAGAACTCCGCAGAAACCATTGTACCTGAACGTTTCCAGAGCATGTCTGTCAATGCGTCCATGCAGGTGGGCGAAGACTGCATCACCATGGAGGCACAGGACTTCGTGGATATGGTCGTCGTGGAAAACACGGACCGTCTGAATGCAGCCGAAAGCAAGGTTAATTCTCTGAACAAGGAGCTTGAAACTGCAAATGCGCAGCTCGAAGCCATGCGTGAGTTCGAAAACAAGCGTCGGCTGAATGCTGCCAAGGAAAAGGCAAAGGCAACTCTCGCAAAGTTCAATGCGAACCGTGAACAGAAGGTTGCTGAAAGTTCCATCGACAACATTCTGACCGATATCGAAGCTGGCCTCTACACGAACAGCTGCGACAAGGACAAGAACTGGACCGGTGAGTCAGAGGTTGCAAAGGCCGTCTACGCGGTTTGCGGTGCAGCTGTCGAGAAGATGGATGCGGAAGCCGCTCAGAGAAACAGAACAGTTTACGCATGGGACAAGTTCAAGAACAACAGCGGCGAAGACGATGGATCTGTCAATGGTCTGCTTGCCAAATGGGGCGTCGAAGCTGCATCGAAGTAAGAGAGGAGTGAACAGAAATGTTTAATGCAAAAACTGCATTTGAGGCCCGCGTGACGAACAACTCCCGCAATGACCTCATCAATGTTACCGGCAGATATCAGGCGTCCAGTGCTGACGCGGACTGTGATGCCGGCCGTCTGGTCATCAGAAACGGCCAGCTTCCATGCGCCGGTTTTACCGGAGTAAAGAATGAAAATGCGTGGTACATGAACGACGCTACTTCCACCACTACAGCTGGTGATGTGGTATATGCCGCGAATACCTACGAAATCCAGCTTCTTCAGGGTAAGCATGGCAATATGTATGCCGTTGGCACGGAAACACTCGGCCTTGGCATTCCCGCCGGCCGCGATGGTACGTTTACCAAGATCGTCTTCGACGGCGACCATGCGTACCGCTTCGGCATTGGCAACGTCAATGCCGCACTGAGCACCAATCAATTCTTCACCATTGATGCAGGCCAGTTGAAGCCCGCAGCTTCCGCCCCGACCGGCAATGGTGCGCTGTACTTCAAACTGCTTGGAACTGGCAACTTCACCGAAGGAACCACTTCCAGCTTCGAGTACGTTGACGTGCAGGCCTTCACGGTCTACGCATAAGGAAGGAGTGAATATCAATGCCGAGAATCAATCTTAACAGCGTTTCTGCTGATGTTTTCCGCGTGAATGCTTCCGCTGGAGAAGCCCAGCGTGCGGATATCGTCTCCAAGGGCCGTGTCCTCTTCTATGAGCACGCTCTTACGGGCAAGGAAGCGATGCTGGCCGTCAACGGTCTTCAGTCCACTGGCATTTCCCATATGCTGTCCGCGAACGGCTACAAGGAACTGAACGAAAAGTTCCAGCGTGAGCAGCTTCTGTATGCGGCAAAGATTTGCTGCGCACAGACCGGCGAAACTGCTCCCGCAGACTTTGAGTCCTTCAAGAGAAACGGTCAGCGTTTCTATGGCAACCCTGCTTTCTACCGTGTCCTTCAGGGCATTTGGCAGGAAGTTGTTTATCCGATTCTTCCCAATGTATTCTCAGAAGCCGTCGATTTCTTTGCAGAAACCGTTCAGGTCGGCTTTGGCGAGACTCATACAATCTCCATCGGATCGAACGACATTCCCATTTTCCAGGATTCTTCTTGGGGTGCATCCAGAAGCGTTCCTCGCAACCGCTTCTACAGCAAGGATTACACGCTGAATCCGAAGCCGAAGACCGCTCAGATCACTGCAAAGTGGCATCAGCTTGTCGGTAACAACACCGACTTCGGCGCGTTCTTCGCAAACCTCGTTGCTGGTATGTATGCGAAGGTTATGGGCATGTGGAATCAGTCCATGACTCTGGCTGCGGCCGACACTACGCTTATCCCCACGAACCTGAACCAGACGTTCACCAATCAGAACTGGATTTCTCTGGCGAACAAGCTGTCTACCATCAACAACGTCGGTCTGCGCACCATCATCGCTACCGGTTCTCCGGTCGCTCTGAGCAAGGTTCTGCCGACGCAGGCTACCGGCTCCACCAACGTCAACATGGACGCCGCCCTTGCGATGCTCCTCGGCACTCAGTACAACAGCACCGGTATGCTGGGTGAGTTCCTTGGCGTTCGCCTGATGCCGCTCCGTGACGCTGCGAGCCCGCTGAAGCTGAACACCGAACCGACTACCATCCTGTCTGCAAACGACATTTGGATGCTGTCTGCTGCCGGCCGTAAGCCTCTGACCATTGCTTACAACGCCGAAACGCCCATTACCATCGAAATCGACCCGACTCGCACGGCCGACTTCGAGATGGGCATCAACCTCACGACCGCTCTTGATTCGGTTGCAACGTTCTCCAGCAAGGTGGGCCATGTAACGGTCTAATCTCTTCTTCGCGGGGCGGGTTTTACCTCCAGCCCGTCCCGCACCATATGGCTCTGCATGGTGCTGCAAGATACGGTTCGAGTCCGGACGGAGCCAACATTCGTGGAGGAAAATAGCCATTAAATCTGGAAGGAGTGTGCGACATGGCTGAAAACAAGAACACTGGAAAGAAACCCGGAAGACCGAAGAAAACGCCTGTGGCGGAGGAAGTCAAGGAAGAAGATGTTTTCTTTGATGTTCCGGAAGAAGATCAGACCTCGAATACTGCTGAAAAGGCAGAAACGGGAAAAGAAAATATCCTGTCTGTCAATGCAGATGATGTGACCGGAATCCGATACGACGGAAGCGAAGTTCCGCTGACGGAAGTTGCGCCTGAATTGGCGGGTGAAACCGTTGAAGTTCACACGGAAACAAGCAATCAGGCAGAACCGACGTTTACAATGGCAGACGTGCAGAAGATGGTAGCCGATGCGGTTGCCAAGGCGGTTGCAAATGTACAGCCGCAGACGCCTGTGACTCCGCAGATTATTCAGGTAGCAAATGACTCCGAAATGGTGCATTTCCTCTGGGAAGCTCCTGTTGCAGACGATAACGTCGTGTTCTTCGGAGAAGGCGGCATCTTCGGTCAGATCGTAGGCAAGAGTGGGAGTTTCTATGTGCCGCACCGTGATCTCTCCCGCGTTCTGACGGACGTGAACCGTGTCTTTATGGCGCGCAGATGGCTGATCGTTGTGTCCGGACTGAGTGACGATGAGCGCGAGGCACTTGGCGTCAACTATAAGGATGGCGAAATCCTTGACAAGAGAGTGTTCGCAAGAATGGCGGAATACAGCGATGAAATGCTGTCGCTTTACCCGAAACTTTGCGAAGGACACAAGAAAATGGTCGCGCAGACCTACGCGGAAGAATATGCGCTTGGCAATCCAAACATCACGCGAGAAATCGTCGTGAAGCTGAACGAAATGAGCAAGACCCCGAAAAACCAAAGGGGCGACTTCATCTCCATTATCGAAGAAATGAACGCGCGGGACGCGCAGTAAACATTGCGCCGCATACGGGCGCAGGAAAGAGGTATTAACATGAGTAGTCCTGTCTATAGCGAGTTTTCCTTTGTGCCTGCGTCCGCATACGCGGCAAACAAAAACATTCTTCCGAAGGTTCGGGCTGCGGTTGAAACCAACTTCAGTGACCAACCGTGGAACGGTTCAGAGGCAGAAATCCTTGGTGTCGAAATGACGGCTGCAGCATCTTTTACGGTAAAACTGAACCGCGAAACGCAGCTGACAGCAAAGCCGGAAGGCGATGTATTCACCGTCCGGTATTATGGCCCGATTGAATATATCGTATTCAGTGCAGCTACGACACTTACCTATATGCACGTCAGATGGGCGGCGCAGAACAGGGTGCATGGAGTTGTTACGCTTACCGCTGTCACCGGCGCAAAAGTATCTCGTGGCGGCTATACAGTTCCAGAAGTCGATGCTGGAAAGTATGAGCTGCAAGTCGGCGGCTATATCGTTACGGCAAACGGAGTAAACAGTGGATTCTTCTATAATCTCGAAAATGCAGTTACGGTCAAGACCAGCATTGAGAGCGCAACTGTTGAGGTGAGCGCGGCGCTTACCTACACGGGAAGTGAACAAACCAAAACGGTTACAAGCGTGACGCTCGGTGGAACAGAGCTTACGGCTGACACAGACTACACTGTATCAGACAACAAAGGTACAAACGCCGGAGCATATTCCCTCCGAATTGACGGAATCGGAAACTATAAGGGAACCATCATTGTTCCGTGGACGATTGCAAAGGCCAGTGCTGGATTGAGCGTCAGCCCGGAAGCAATCGAAATGTCCGCTGGTGCAACCGAAACATTCACGATTACGACTGCATCAAATAGTCAGATTACCATCGAAAACAGCAACCCTTCTGCGGTAGCAATCAGCCCGGTTGTGAACAACACCACCGTCACCATAGAGGGACTGAATGCAGGAAATGCGGTTCTGTCTATCGTGCAGGAAGAAAACGACAACTATCTGGCAGGACAGGCACAATGCACTGTTACTGTCAATGCTTAATATAGGAAAGGCGGCGGTCGAACCATGGACAGCAAGGAAAGAATTGAGGCTCTATGCGGCATCATTGAATCTCTTCTGCTTCTGATTGAGGATGAGGCTGCCGCCGATTGTATCCGGGAGGAATACCAAAACACCATGAACGATTCTTCCTACGAAAAGGAGGAATGGGACTAATGGGAACCGCTTGGAGCGATATCATTACAAATCACGCCATGGTTATCATCGGCGATGACCGAATGACAGATGACCTGAGAGCAGACGCAGCACTGTTTTTTCGACGCATGAGCGCATGGGTGAAAATGGCAATCCCTATGCTGAAAAGCCCGCCTGAACTGCTTGTGTTCCTGACAGAAGGACTTGAAGAACCACAATATTCCGATTTCGATTGGACAAGCGAACAGAACAGTACAACGCAGGAAACAACGATTCAGACAGGAAAAGTTGGATATGAACTTTGCAGCTGCGTAAGTGTGCAGTACGCACGAAATGGAGACGCTTCGTTCGTCCCATACACGGATTTTACCTACGACTCCGAAACGGGAAATGTAACATTTCCACAGCAGGACAACGCAGGTATCGAATATCGTTTGGACTTCTATACAGACGGCCATTTTTATCACGAACTTACGCTCAAACAGAAACGTCTATTGGGATTGGCCGTCGCGGTGACATGGGATAACAGATTTAACCGTGAATGGCTGAACATCCAACCGAAAATAAAGGATAAGAGTTTTAATACACCGAACGAAAACACCACCATGAAGGAATCAACGGCTCGGTACAAGGAAAACTTACAATTATTCTATGGTGAACTGCGTGGGTATGAGCAAGAATGCGCGTATATGCGTCAGGTAAATCCCATGCGGCGCGTGTTCACACTGCTCTAAGAAACATCGGAAGGGGGGCTGGACATCATGCCGCTATCAGACAATATCAAGAACGGATTGATTGCTTCCGGCCACCTGAAAACAGCAGTCAGGAACACCCCATCGCAATATAGAGGCCGGCAGAAGCAGTATTTCGGAGACCCAAGCGCAGAGTTTGTGCATCAGTATGCGAAGTATGCTTCTGACTTTATCGAGGCGCGTGTGCAGGGATTGAACCCAGATGCGCTTTATGAGTGGGAAACTACATCCATTCGTATGGCGGACATAGCACCGAAAACGGCATCGACACTCCGTAAGCAGGATGATTACAAGGACATTATGTTTGCCGATGAAAGCATTGAGTATGTGCCGGAAGGAACAAAAATCGATGCAATGGGAAGCATTTGGCTTGTCACAAACCCGCAGAACATTTCCAACGCAACTGGAAGCGGAGTTGCACAACGCTGTCGGTCAACGTGGAACCATCTGGACTGGTACGGAAATCTCCTGAAAGAACCGATATGTGTCGAAAAGGCAATCCTGACAGCAAACGAAAGCGATATGCAAGAATATGCCCTTATTACAAAGGGTTATGTTAATATCATATGCCAGCGAAACGAAGAAACAAAAAAGCTTAACACAAACAGCAGAATCATTCTTGGGTCAGCTGCATACCACATCACCGGCTTCGGCGATTACGCGCAGGAATTTACCGGAGATTATGATTCAGTCCGGCTGCTTGAATTCACGGCTAGATATGAACCGCCGAACGAAGAAATTGACGACATGGAAAACCATGTGGCAGGCGGAAAGACGTTTTCATGGGAAATTCGGGTGAAGGGAAACCCCATCATAAAAAGTGGCGCTACGGGGCAGCTAGAGGCTGTCAGCATCAGAATGGGAAAGGACGCAGACCATGACTACGATCATCCAGTCAGCTACATTTGGGAAAGCAGCGACACAAATGTTGCGGACGTTGGTATGGATGGAAGCGTTTTCGGCGTAACTGAGGGGACTTGCACAGTGACCTGTACGCTAGAACAGAATCGAAGCATCAGAGAGGAATACGAAATAACCGTTGTTCCTGTAGAAAGTGGAAACGAGGTCGCGTTCCTAGGGAATATTCCGGACAAGCTTCGCCCATATGAGTCCGTCACAATAGAAGCCGCGTATTTTGAAAACGGAGAAGAGCGGTTAGATAAAATAACGTTCTCTTATTCCGGCGCAGATGCGATGTCTTACACTGCGACGGAAGCAGGGAACAGCACACAGATTACTTGCTGGTCCGCAAGTGATGCACCGTTGAATGTGACGGCGACATTTGGAGAATACACAGCAAGCGTGGAAATCGGTTTGGAGGGCATCTGATATGGCAATTTCGATTATGCAGGGTGACAGCTACTCCATGCCGTTTGTCCTGCGAATGCTGGACGGCACGCTCATTACGGAGGACATGGTGGAAATCGTTGTCCTGAACCTCGGAAAACTGTCCAGACAGTATCCGGGCGATGTAACGTACAAGAGTGGGAAATGGCTTTTCCCAGTAGAGCAGGAGCAATCCTTCGCTATGAACGGGAATGTGGAACCGCAGGCGAGAATTCAATTCAAAGGCGGAAATATCTTTGGCGGCATCGGACGTCAAATCCGAATCTTGACAGCTGCGAACCGTGGCATTCTGATTGATGCGGATTCATCGGGCGGCACAGTCACAGATGATATTCCGGTTGAAATCGGCGCGGTAAATGGAAACATTAGTGTAACGGTAATGGCGGCGGGCGTAAATGCCGCATTGGGCGCAGTCCGATACGATGTAGAACAAAACCTTACACCAGAAGAACAGCAGCGTGCACGCGCGAATATCGGTGTTGGAGCAGGTGATGACCTCCACTTCGCATTCACACAAAATGTAGCGTCCAATTTATGGACGATACAGCACAATCTCGGCAAATACCCCTCTGTATCAGTTGCGGATAGCGCGGGTACAGAAGTTGTGGGGGATGTGCAGTATATTGACAAGAACAAATTGTCCGTTGTGTTTACTGCTCCATTCTCTGGAAAAGCATATCTCAACTGACCTGAACACGGAAAGAGAGGAAACTTACAATGAGTAGAAGCGTTCTTACAAACCTTGACCTCAACAAAAACGAAATTCAGAATGCGGTGCTTCAGCCGCTGGCTACGGCCCCTGCGAACCCAAAGTTTGGGCAGGTCTATACCAACTCAAACGATAAGATTATTTATCAGTACGACGGCGAAAAGTGGAAGCCGGTAGGCGTTGTTTATAGTCAAGCGGGAAATACCGGAGCAGTAATTGTTGGACTCGGAACGGATGGAACTGTCACAACAAAGAAAGTCGTAGAACTTACGCTGAACGACTATCAGCCGGTCGATGGTGGCTATATTGCCGATGGTGATACGCTTCAGAAAGCATTTGCTGCGCTCGATACTGCTGTTAAGAATGCAGTAGCCGGAGGCGGTGAAGTCAACCAGAACGCGTTCTCCAACATCACAATTCCGAAGCAGAGTACGAATGACACCACCGAAGTTGCAGGCCAGAATGCAGCGGCAACGGTTTCTGCGACCAGCAAGACCGATACGTTCTCTCTTGCGTCTGGTGATAAGTGGATTCATGTCAACGCAGACGGCACAACCAAGATTATCACGCTCGGCCATGTATTCTCCGGTGCGACTGCCGGCCAGTATGGCGATGCAACGCACACGGTTTCTCTCACAATCGATAAGGCCGGGCACATCACGGCGGCAGAAGTCGTTGAAATTGTTGGCGCACAGTACATTTCCGGCCTTACATCCGATGCACAGGCACAGCTTAATGCCAAGATTCCCGCATCTGAGAAGGGGCAGCCGAACGGCGTTGCAACCCTCGGCGCAGACGGTCTTGTTCCGTCTGGCCAGCTGCCCAGCTATGTCGATGATGTCGTTGAGGCGTATATCGTTGGCACCACGCCGAGAGCGGCTGATTGGCTTTCTGCTACTGAGGGCGGCGCTCCGCTGACCCCTGAAACCGGCAAAATCTATATCATCATGACGGAAGGCAGCTACCAGAACAAGCAGTACCGCTGGGGCGGTACAGTTTATGTTCTCTGCAATCCGTCTGACGTGAACTCTGTAAACGGAAAAACCGGAGTTGTTGTTCTGACACAGGACGATATCGGCGAGGGCGAAACCTATACGCAGTTCAGCAAAGTGGACAAGACAAAACTGGGCACCGTTGCCGAGGGCGCAACCAAGAATACCATTACACAGAACGGTACAGAAACGACGAACCCAACATTCTATGCACCGACGACAGGCGGCGAAGCTGGTCAGGTTCTGACTTCCAACGGAGAAGGACAGGCTCCGACGTGGCAGGCCGCTCCTGATAATCTGCACAAGTATTCCATTTTGAATCCAGTGCTTTCCGCAACCGGCGGCGCATTCACTTGGCAGATCGCCGCACAGACAAATGGCCCGCAGACTCCGATGCTGGTGCAGGTATACGAAACGGCTACAAATGCAATGGTTTTGACTGATGTAGTAATTGGCACTGATAACAGCATTACGATCACCATCAACCAGACTGACGCAAGCGTGACTTCTCTGAACGCCGGAGCGTACCGTGCCGTTGCAATCGGATGATGAACGCAACGCCTCCCACGTGAAATACCGTGGGAGGCCATGTTGGAGGAACGTCATGAAGAATTTAGGAAGATATAGCGAGGATTTATCCATTCCTCGTAAAAAAGACGTTGAAGAGAAATACACAAAGCCAACGGGTGGAATCCCAAAATCAGATTTGTCCAGTAGCGTCCAGTCGAGCTTAGAAAAGGCAGAAACCGCATTGCAGACCGCCCCCGTCACCAGTGTCAACGGTAAGACCGGCGCGGTGGCGCTCGGAAAGTCCGACGTCGGGCTTGGGAACGTAGACAATGTGCGGCAGTACAGCACGTCAAACCCGCCCCCTTACCCAGTTACAAGCGTAAACGGTAGAACCGGAACGGTTGAAATAAGAGAATTGCCTTCGGTCACACTTTCCGACAACGGTAAATTCTTGCGGGTGGTCAATGGAGCGTGGAGCGCGGAAACAATTCCTAGCGCGAATGGAGGTAGCTTCTGATGGCAACTGAATATTTAACGAACGATATAGAACTCACGTCAGTTGCCGATGCCATCAGAGAAAAAGGCGGAACATCCGACCCGCTGACTTACCCAGATGGTTTTGCAAGCGCGGTTCGTGCAATTCAAACCGGGATCGTTCCGCAACTGGTCGTAACGGTATCCGCGGGTGCGACCGTCACGGCGACAAATGGCTCCAAAACGATCAGTGGAACATCTGACAGCACCGGAGTCTGTACACTTATCGTTCCGGAGATCGGCACATGGAGCGTATCTGCTACGCTGGACGGGAAAACGTCAGACACAAAAACTGTATCCATCACGGACAGCTATGCGGTGTCTCTTAATTTTGTATATCCGTCACTGAATGAAAATACTTGGGAAACAATAAAAAATATATCCGACGCGGGACAGGGCGCGAACTATTGGAGCGTCGGTGACCGAAAGGCTGTAACGCTAAACGGCACGGTTGGACATCTTACACTATCTAATTACACAACATATGCGTTCGTTATTGGATTTAACCATAACGCGAGCCTAGAAGGGGAAAACTGTATCCATTTCCAACTTGCAAAGACCGCGCTCTCCGGCGGTACGGACGTGTGTTTCTGCGATAATTACTATACCTCGCCCGTTTCGACAACCGGCTATTTCTCTATGAACAGTAGTGCAACGAACTCCGGCGGATGGGCGAGCTCGCAAATGCGTACAAATATTTGCGGGACAAGCCTCTCGAGCTATTCCGGAACGATTATCGCAGTCATTCCGACGGCGCTCCGTGCAGTCCTAAAGTCCGTTACCAAGTACACGGACAATACGGGAAATAATAGCACATCCGCGAGTGCGGTCACGGCGACAAAGGATTACTTTTTCCTCCTCTCGGAGTTTGAGGTTTTCGGGAGCATTTCGAGAGCAAACTCGAACGAGGCGAGTAAGCAAGCGCAGTACGCCTATTATTCCGCTGGAAACAGCAAGGTAAAGTACAAGCACAACGGAACGAGTGCCGCCGCTCGTTGGTGGCTCCGTTCTCCGCTTGCGAGCAACTCCGACGGTTTCGAGAATGTGAACACCGACGGGACAGTCGAAGACCGCACCGCGCGCGCTTCCTTCGGCTTCGCGCCCGGCTTTTGCGTATGAGGATCACAAGCATGGAATATATCGTGTACAAGCGGTTCCGTGGACATGGCATCGATGGAGAATTTAATCTCCGATACGGAACTGTGGTATCGGAAATTGAAGGGTTCTTGTTTGCAGCAGACGGCAGGCGGATATGCGCTGCGACGTCCGAAAACGGGTGGGAGCATTTCAGGCCGAACACGCAGGAAGGTGCCGAGCGGCAGAAAATGCTGAACGATCTGTACCGATGGTACAGAAAAAACGGCTGCGGTGAAGATTTTACGGATGACAAATGGCCGGGGCAGGAAAACGGCTACTGGAAAAATCGGTTGAGAACAGCAAACACAGAGCGATTAGAGAAAATCTATCAAGAGAAATTTGGAGGGACACCATGTATGCAGTAAAACAGGACGGTGCATTTGCCGGGTATGCAGACAACATTGTGCCCATCCGACTGCACGGCAACGGTTGTTATGTCCCGTGCAAGGAAGATCAGGCAGAAGGATTTTGCGCGAAGATGGCTGTGACTATTACGGATGAAGAAGGAACTGAACATCAGGTGCTTTCTGACATGGTGTTCCATCTCGCTGGTTACACGCTGAAAGGCACAGAGCCGGAGGGCAGCTATGAGGAAATGGGCGCGGCACTACCACTCACAGATGCAGAAACAGCAGCGAAAATTTTACTTGGGGAGACAGAGTGATGAGTTACATAGAAAGAGCCAGAGCATTGCGTCCGTATATCGAAAAAGCGTCGATTAGCTTACCTGATGAGGATGCGCTGCAAGCAGTAGAGCTATTCCCACAGTGGGTAGTAGGACATGCTTATGCAGTAGATGAACGGCTGCAATACAATGGCGTATTATATCGCGTGGTTCAGGCGCATACTTCACAAGCGGATTGGACACCTGATATTACACCCGCACTATTTGTGGTCGTCTCGTTGGATGAATGGCCAGAATTTGTGCAACCTACTGGCGCGCATGATGCTTACAAAAAGGGCGACAAAGTGACGTTCAATGGAAAGCATTACATTAGCTTGATTGACGCGAATGTATATTCACCATCGGCATATCCGGCTGGTTGGCAGGAACAGGCATAATGTCAAGAATAAAAAGGACGGAAACGATATATGAGCTTTTTAACAGCAGATGGCGGGCTGCTTACGCGTGACGAAAAACTGCCGTAAACGGCTAAAGGAGTAATAGCATGGAAAAAACGTGCGAATATGCCTACCGCAAGAACGGGGACGTCAGCTTGCATTGCCGGTATCTGACGGAGAAGAAGGCTCGACACGACTGGTGTGCACATCAGTATCTGTGTGGCAGAACAAAAAAGTGGGAAGTTTCTGCCGAATCTTCCCACTGTAAAATCAAAACCTAGCGTACACTCACTGAAACCATACGATCTGGAAGGAGTTGTGAAAAGTATGGACAGAATTCAAATCACGAAAGAAAATCTCATGCAGATGCCGGACTATGTGCCGCTGCGCGAAAAAATGCAGTTCGTTAAGGAAGCGGCAGACTTGTGCTTCGACCGCATAGAACTGAAAATCGATAAGGGGTTGGACAGCGTTCCCATGCCGCCCATGTATAAGGAAAACACGGCAATCAAGAGCCGCGTCCTTATGGCGGCATATGCAAAGCTCTATTTTGGTGAACCATATGAGTTCGAGAAGAATCAGTGGCTTATGACAGAACCAGAATATGACCGATTCGCATCAAGCCATATTATGAACCAAATGGAACGTCTGAAACGCTGCGACGGCGAAGTCAGGGACAAGGCGTTTGACGCGATTTCGGATATGCGTGACCTTGAAAAGCGTCTGAACACCGAAATCTACGGACTGACGCAGGTCATGAATGAACCAGTCACGCGCATCATCATGGCCTTGCAGCAGCAGACCACACCAGAGGCGGTCAGCGGCGCACTGAACGAGCTAAAAGACGCACAGAAGGCATTCGCCGACTACATGGAAACGAGGCAGAAACAGCAGGAGGAAGCCTGATATGGCGGTATCGGTAAACGCAGACTCTTACCCTTATGAGAGAGTTCAATCCGGATACACCCGGCTGCGTGGAACAGAGGAAATCCCAATTAAGATACTGAAATATCTGATGGACTTGCCTTTGCCCGGTTATATGCCAAAGGATGACAACGACCACGCCCGTGTCCGGCTGATGAAATATCTCTGGTACGATGGTGCGAATCCGCTTGCAAACCCGCTTCCAACTCCGCAAGAAAAGCTGTCCATGCTTTTTGACGGGGATAATCCAGTTCTGAACGCAGCGGAAGACAAGAAACGGCACCCGAAGGGATACCGCATATACCCACAAAGAGTTTGGGGGCAGAGCGATACAGAAGCGGACACGATACTGAAACTCTATATGGGAAGAACCATTGCAAAAGACAATTTCCATACGGTTCTCGGTTTGCAGTTTGAAATCCTTGTAAACGTCAACATGGAGAACACCACGCGGACAGACGCATATTCCAGAGCCTACAGTATCGAGCAGTGCATCATCGAAGCACTTCACGGAGTGAACATCACCGGAATCGGGGTCATTGACTTCGACCGGTACGCACACACCGACAATGGAAGCAAGAGTGGGTTTGACTACGGAAACCATGTTCTTCGGATGCCGCACATGAGCGTGGAGTGGTGTGACTCCGAAATGGATATACCTGAATAGAAAAATATTTGACCCGCGCCGAAAGAGCGGTGCGGAAGAGCCAAAGAGGGCTATCGACACAGTAGATTGTGCCGGTAGCCCTCTTTTTTGCTTAACACGGCAATCAGAAAGGCGAGGAAATAAAAAATGCAAGACCTTTCTCTTGAAATGGCAAAAGCTGTTCGGCGGTTTGAACCTATCGAAACCGAAGGCTTGACCCTATATCCAATCCAAGTCAAGGACATTGATGAATTCACAACAGCACGACCCGCAATCGAGTTTATGCAGCAGAGTCTCCCTGTGGCGATGCTGTCAAAGCCTCTTTTGCAGGCGTACTACACATTGGAACTTGACGCGGCAAAAAACGGACAGCCCGGAAGCGGGCTTTTCTACAAGTGCATTCTGTTCCTTTTACTCGCAATGCGAGTAGGAAACGGCCTACCATCCGAAAAACGGATAGAACTTGTAGACCTTGAGTTGCAAGCAAATGACCCAACACGGCTGAAAAGTGTGCTTATTTTTGCGAATGGGGAAGTGAAAAGGATTACCCCCATGCAATTCCAACGTCTGCGACCAATTTTAGCGGCTCAGAACGGCATTGAACTCGTTTCAGAGAACGCTAACCCTGAGTTGGTTCAGGCAGAACGCGACCTTGCAGAAATGAACGCACCGAAGCTGCAATACCGCGTAGAGACGCTGAAAGCAACAATCGCTACTTTTTCGGGGGCCGACGAAGCGGACATGGAAGAATGGCCGATTTTGAAGCTTCTGCTGCGGCGCGATGCTGTGCAGCGGCTTGCTGGGTACATCACCTGTAGCTTTGCAGAGGCGCAGGGCGGAAAGTGGAAGCATGGAAACCCGTTCCCAAGTCCTCTGTATGACCGTGAAATCGACTACTGCGGCGGCCTCATTGATATGTCAACGTTCGCCGGCGGAGCTGGTATGCGGGCTGTCCAAAATGCAGGAAACCAGACCACATAACACACACAAACATCTTTTTGAAACACACACAAAGGAGTGACAAAAGAATGATTCGATTTACTGACTCCCGCCTTTATGCAAAGGGCATCGGCGAAGCGATCTGCACCGACAAGACGACCGGTCAGATTCTCTACTTCTCCAACAAGTTCCAGACTGGCAATGTCACGCCGAGCGTCACCATTGGCGAAATCCGTGCCGGCCTCGGCAACGCTATTGCTACCACGCTCCCGTCTGACGCTTCCGTCAACGTCGAGTTCACGGCAGCCGACTTCAACCTGTGGGCGAAGGCCGCTCAGATGGGTGCGATGCTCCGTCACAACGCTCCGGTCATGGTTTGCCAGACCGTTACTGCGAACGGCACGGCGCTTTCCATCGACATCACCGAGGGTACGCCTGTTGCACAGAAGGGCTTCTCCAAGATCTTCTGCTATGTACAAGAGGTCAATGCTGCTTCTCCGATTGCGACCGGCGGCGTTTCTTATGACCTGAACCCGACTACCGGTGCAGTCACTGGATTTACCGCGACGTCCGGCAAGACCTACAAGGTCTTCTACTTCGTCAACAAGGCCACTGCGCAGATCGCGACCATTACCACGGCAATGGACCCGAAGGTCGTTCATTTCATCGCGACCGTTGCGGTCTTCTCCACTGCTTCTGGCTCCGCACAGAACGAGGGCACTCGCGTCGGCACGCTCTACATCATCATTCCGTCCCTGAAGTTTGGTGCGAACGGCGGTGTTACCGGCGATCAGACCAACAACGATACTACGTCCCTGTCTGGTCAGGCAATCGCCTATGACCCCGATGTTATCACCGATGGCTGCGACGAATGCACGGGTGCAGGCAGCGACCTTGCGTACTACATCTACCAGCCGTGCGGCTCCGGTGTTGAGGAAATCGAGGGTATCGTTGCCAGCATCGGCGGCATTTCCCTCAAGGCGTCCAGCACCTATCAGATGCAGCCGCGCATTGCCATGAAGAACGGCGAACTGGTCAAGGGTGACGCTGCTACCTTCACCTACACCGCGACCGGTGCTCCGTCCGGTACGACTGTCGGCGAGAAGACCGGCCTGATTACCGCAGGCACGACCGCTGGTGATTTCACCATTGAGGTCAGCTACGCAGCTGGTGAATCCACTTTCAAGGACACCTGCGAAGTTGAAGTTACTTCGACCTAAACAAACTGCGTCCCGGAGGGGAGAAATCCTCTCCGGGAAATGCGCGAGTCCATCATTTAGAACATGGCGGATTGGCGCATTTTTCACATTCAGGAGGCAGATATGTCGATTGAAAGTTTTGTGAACAGGTTCAACGCGGCACTCGATGAGTCCATCCGCAAGGCGATGGAAGGGCCTGTAACGGATAGCGTAAAGGCCGCAATCGTCGAGGCTGTGCAGACGGAAGTCTATGACGCTTATGAGCGAGGCGACTACATGCCGTATGTGCGTCGTGACGAAGTTGGAAAACCGGGCGGTCTCCAAGATTGGAGCGTTATGGAGTCGAAATACGACCCATCGACTATGACGTTGGAGGTTCAGGACAAGAGCCGGGACGATGATACTGGGCGTTTGATCGCGCCGGTCGTGGAAAGTGGCAAGGGATATCAATGGAGGAAGTCGGAGATCTACAAATCGAAGCAGGCGCGTCCTTTCCATGAAGAAGCCCAACGAATTGTGATGCGTGAAAACTTAATGTCTGACGCGCTCCGATATCAGCTTAAAGAAGATGGATTTGACCCGAAGTAACAGGAGGAAGATACAATGGCAGATTTTGAAAAGGTTCAACTTCAAGTAGAAGTCGTTCGGACGCAGCTTGATTCGCTGATTAAGGACGTAAATAACTTGAAGGCTCAGAAACTGAATTTCACCGTTGATTCCTCTGGGCTTGAAGCAATTAACCGTTTTAATAGCTCCGTGCAGGCCATGACGCAAAATGTTGATGGCCTGAGCGGAAAATTCACGCGTATATGGGCAGGTGCGGCGGACGGCGCACCGACCCGAACGATTGAAACCGTCAACGAGGGCCTTGGCCGGACTACTGAGATTATTCGGACTATGGACGAAGAAACGCAGCAATACACGACGGTTCAGACGAAAGCTACCACCAACTACGATGAGATGGCGAAAGCGGCGCAGAAAGCCGCTGAAAAGGCCGAAAAGGCCGCGAAAGAACAGGCAAAAGAAACCGAGAACGCCGCATCCAAGGTCGATACACTCCGCAAAGGATTCGCCGACCTTGGCTTGCAGATGAAATCCGCAGCAGAGAAATATCCAACCGGTACATTCTCTGAAATAGAATCCGACGCAAAACAGGCGAGTGCTGCACTCGAAAATCTGTATAGCAGCTGGAAAAGCGGTGCTATCAGCGATAAGGAATTTGTCACTGGCGTAAAGGACGCTTCTGGTTCGCTGAAAAACCTTCGTGCAAACTACGCGCAGACCCGCAACGAGACGGATAAGCTCACAAACTCCACCAATGTCCTTGGTGACACGTTCAGCCACATTGTCGGTAAAATCACCGTCTGGCAGGTCGTAAATGCGGCTGTTGCAAAGGTAAAGCGGTCGTTTACTGAAGCTATCGACACGATGAAACAGGTCGATACGGAAATGACGGCTATCCAGAAGGTTACTGGCAATACTTCCGCCGAAATGGAGAAACTGGGCAATACAGCGTATGAGGCTGCATCCAAGTACGGCGTTGCGGTCACAGACTATCTGGAATCCGTCGGAACATTTGCCAAAGCCGGCTATAAGGATATGTCGGAAGACATGGCCGAGCTTGCGACGAAGACGCAGCTTGTCGGCGATGTGACTTCCGGTATTGCAAACCAATTCATCCTTTCCGCTGATGCTGCTTTCAAATTGGAAGGCAATGTTACTGCCCTCAATACCGTTCTCGACAAGGCTAATGAGATCGAAAACAACTATGCCACTTCTATTCAGAAGATGGCAGAAGGTTTCCCGATTGTTGCGAACGTTGCATCAATGGCGAATATGTCCATTGATGAACTGATGGCGGCACTCGGTACAATTACTGCGGTCACGCAGGAATCCGGTACGAAGGCAGCTACCGCTCTCCGCGCACTGATTCTGAATATCATCGGAGATACCGAAACGGAAATCGAAGACGGCGTTGCGTGGACGAAGGAAGAAATCGAAAGTCTAAACGACGCACTCTGGATTTACGCAGAAGACGCGATGAAAGCCGCGCAGGCATCTGGCAAAATCGTTGACCCAATGAAAGCCATTGCGGCTCTTTCTCAAGCATATAAGGACGGCCTTCTTTCTCAAGCAGAATTGGCTGAATTGGAATCCAAACTTGGTGGCAAACTCCGTACAAACCAGCTCGACGCGCTCATCAAGAACTATGATATGTACGCCGCAATGCTGGACAAGGTAGCGAACTCCGCTGGCAGTGCCGACAAGGAAGTCGACATTATGCTGACGAGCTGGGATGCCAAGGCAAAAATCCTTAATAACACATGGACCAAATTTATTGCTGACACAGTTGATTCCAACTGGGCAAAGGGCCTCCTTGATACCCTTACATGGCTGATTGAAGGTTTTGGTAATCTCGGAACGGCTGTTACCATCTTCGGTGGCGTCCTTGTTGCGTTTAAATGGAACAACATTGTAAGTAGCTTCAAAACACTCGGCAGTGTTATTGGGGCACTTCCTATGCTGTTCAGCAGCGCGAAGGGCGGAGCTGCTGGATTCGATGCTGGCATGAAAGCGCTCAACGTTTCGCTTACAAGCACACAACTTCTTGTCGGTGCTGTTGTTCTGGCGATTTCCGGACTGGTGATTGCGTACAACAAGATTAAATCATCCATTGAAGAAACACGACAGGCAGCTATCGACGCAGGCGAAGCCTCAACGACAGAAGCAAAAGAAATCGTATCTTTATATCAGAATTATGAAGACCTCCGAAAAGCGGTTGAAGATGGAACGGGTTCAAAGACCGAGTTCATCGATGCATCTGACAGACTGATTGACAAACTCGGAATCGAAAAGAGCAGCGTATACGATCTCAAGAAGGAACTTGGAGGGTTAAGCGGGGCATATAAAGAAGCTACGGCGGCAAAAATCGAGAGCGCGCTGTATGACGCGAAATCCGCAACAGCTGCAGCCGAAGAAGGTCTTAGAACTGCAGCCGAAAAAGCATGGGGTTCAATGTTTGCAGATGCTGCGAACTTAAAAGACCCATCCTCTATTCTTGCTGACTACCAAGGCTGGATTGATGAGCGAAATAAGATGATTGACGAGGGGGATACATCATCTATCGCGTACAAGGAAGCCGAAAGAGTAATTTCAGCATATAAGCAAGCCGTTGAAGAATACAACAAAGCTGTTGAAGATCAAACTTATTTGGAAGGTGCGCACAAGGCCGCACTAGACGGAACACTTGACAGTTACCTGAAATCCGAAGAAGCTGTCAATGATTACGAAGACGCGCTAGACAATGCATCGGAAAGCGAAAAAACAGTCGTAGAAACGCTCCAAGACTACGCAAAAACGCTGAAACAGCAGGAAAGCGACCTGACGACTGCGTCTCAAGCTCTCGCCGAGTATCAGCAAAATGGCCGAGTCTCTGCATCTACAATGAAGTCGCTGATTTCCATGAGCGATCAATATGTAAATGCGCTGACAGACGAAAACGGCAAACTCGATGTATCAGAGAAAAAACTGCGTGACCTCGTAGAAACAATTTTAGACGATGTTGACGCGACGAATGACCTCATCGGTGTCACAAAGAAGTCCAGTGGAGCAATGGGGAGTTTCGTCACCGGCCTGAAAAATGCGGCAAAGCAGTCCGGTGTGACGGACGATGCTATAGACGGCGTTGTTGCACAGATGATTATCTTCAACAACACTGCGCTGTCTGTATCTGACAAAATAGCGGCGCTTCAAACACTCGCATTGCAGGCGGGAGTTACGCAATCCGCGATTGCAGGCATTAGCCTGAACAACATCGGCCGGGATGCCGGTATGACTGCCGAGGAAGCCCAGACAAAATACGGTATGTCTGCGGCAGAAGCGCAGCGATACGTCAAGAGTCAGGCGGAAAAAGCCAGAAACAACGATCAAGCACTGATTGACTATTGGAACTCGCTTGCGTCGAAAATCCCGGAAACAAAGACTTCTTCCGGTGGTGGCGGCAGCTCCTCCGATGCAAACCTTGAAGCGCACAAGCAGAAGGTCGAGTTGCTGAAATCCGAACTGACTTTGCTGGAAAAGCAGAATGCCAGCGAGGACACGCAGAAAGATAAAATGCGGCAGATTCAGCAGGCGCTCCATGCGCAGGCACAGTATCTGCGTTCCATCGGCGGCAGCCAAGCAGACATCAACGCGCTTTCCGCTGAATGGTGGGAGTGGCAGGAGAAAATAAACGGGACACTCAAGAACACGGACGATCTTCTGAATGAACTGCAAGGCGTTATGTCGGACAAACTTTCCGACCTTTCTGACCAGCGGCAGAACGAACTCGATGCCATTGACGCGCAGATCGATGCGCTCAAGCAACAGAAGGACACCCGCGACGAACAGCTTGACCTTGAAGAGAAAATTCTTGCCGTGCAGGAAGCACAGGCCAAGCTTGCCAATGCACAGAATGAACGCACCATACGGCAGTATAACGCCCGCACCGGTCAATGGGAGTGGGTGGCTGACCAGAAGGAAGTTGACAGCGCACAGAAAGCCTTGGACGAGGCTAAAAAAGACCTTGAGGACTTCAAGGCGATCATGGCTTACGAAGCTGCACTGGCCGAACTGGAAGCGCAGAAGAAAACGATCAACGAGCGGTATGACGATCTGGAAACGGCCTACAAAGATTTTTTGAAATCCATCAAGGAGAAGACACGCGGCATTGGCGAAATCTTGCAGGATATCTGGAAAAACGCAACGCCGGAACTCCGTCAAATCATTCAGGAAAACGCAGAGCTTTTCAAACAGTTCGGATTTGACGTGTCGCAGCTTTCCGCTGCCGTAAACGACACTGCCAAGAAATTGTACGGTATCTCCAAGAATGGCGATAAGTACGAAATCGGCAGCGATAAGGGCTTGGATTTCATCAACAATAAGCCTGCCGGTTCTACAATGACAGGCGGCGATGGCTCCACATGGACGAAGAATGAGGACGGAACAGTCACAATCGTTGATAAGGACGGCATTTCTTACACTGTATATCCGGACGGAAACTCTGGCAATTCCGGCAGCAGCTCATCCGGCGGTCAAAAGTACAGCGGAACCGTTTGGGCAATCCGGAATGATGGAAACGGCGATAACTACAAAATATCCAGTTCCAACGGTCTGAACTTCCTGAATAACGAACCTGCCGGCGCAACGATGCGAGGCGGCGATGGTTCGTATTGGATCAAGAACGCAGACGGAACGACCTCTATCACAGACAAGTACGGCATTGGCTATACGGTCTACGACAAGGGCGGTATCCTGCACGGCATGGGTGGTATCAAAGCCACGATGCAGGACGAGGGAATCACCCCACCGGATGTAACGGCTATGTTGAAGAAACACGTCCTGATACCAGTTGAGGACAGAAACTTCAGCCAGAACATGGACAGCATCAGATGGATGATGTCTCGCAATGGCGTTGGTGCAAACGCCGTTCACAACGCTTCGTATGATAATCACAGCATTGGAACCCAAAACAATGGCAACGTGTATAAATTCAACGGCATTACAATCAACGAACCGCAGGCAAGCGGAATGACGTTGAAACAATTTGCAGACATCGCACACAATCTTGGAAACTTCTCCTAACACGAACAAACGGAGGAATCAAAATGTTATATCAGCCGACAAATATTTCTCCCAGCATGGCTGGGGCACTTGGCAATGGTGTAATCGACGCAAACAACAGTCTTACGGTGAGTTGGCAGGTCAATGGGAATTCACCTATGACCGCATTCCAAATCACCATTTATGCGAACAACGCAATATCTACGCAGCTGTTTTCTACAGGAAAACTGACGTATGGATGCCCGTTCTATGGAGTAGATTATGCCGGAAATGTGCAGATGTTCAACTACACCATCTATCATGAGCAACTTTCGCTTGCGAAGATTGAAAACGGACGCGACTACAAAATCGTCATTCAGCAATGGTGGAACGAAAACGATTCCGTAACGCAATCCAGCGCAAGTGTGTTTCGTGCAAGGAGCAACCCAACACTTGCCATCGGCACGATACCGGAACCGTTGAAGTCGCGCTCATTTACTTTTACTGCATCTTATACTCAAGAGCAGGGTGATGCACTCAACTGGTGTAGATGGAAGATTTCGTCCAGTGACGGAAAAGAAGAAATCATTCTCGAAGACACAGGAAGAATTTATGGTACTGCTGAACTCACGTTCCCATACGATGGTTTTTTGAATGGACGCACATATCTGATAGAGTGCTTTGTTCAAACAGAAAACGGGGTCGAAACATCCAGCTTTGCCTACGTTTCTGTTCAATATACGGTCAATCCAATCCAAGCAAACCTGACCGTTTGCCAATCGACGCGTGGGAATGGAATCACTGTAAAGCTTCCGGAAATCAAGTATGTTCCGGGAATCGCAAATACGGGTGTCAAGATTTCTGACAGCTACATTACGATACCGTCGGACGAAAACGCAAAAGTCGTATGGTCTACAAAAAACGGTGCGCCGCTTTCTATAAAGCAGCCGTTCGACATCTGCTGGCATGGGAAAGGATTGCCAGAAGGAAATGTCCTTTCTCTCAAGTGCAAAGCGTCGGTCAATGGATTCAGCCCGATAAAAGTTACTGACAGCCCAAGTGGCTATCCTTTTGGAACATATGGTGCAGCATGTGTCTTTACTGGTGAATCGACGCAGGCCTATGTAATTGTCTTGCGAGATGGCCGTAAATGGTACAGCAACAATTTGCAAACATGGTTTTACTCCGGAAATGTTCTAAGCGGAACGAACTCCGATTGGTGTGGACTTGCATACGGAGATTCCAAATATGCTGCTGTATCAAGGGGCAATAAGAAAATAGCCTATACAAACAGCGAAAACGTATGGTTTATATCAACAGAATCTGTTGGACTTTCCGCAGTTTGCTTCGGTAATCATCTATTTGTTGCGGCAGGTGAGGGCACCGTTTATACACGAAACACATCTGATGGAACTGGTTGGGTACAATCAACCGCTCCATTTAGCGGTACTCCAACTGCGATTGCGTTTGGAGAAGTTGATGGAACGCCTAAATATGTAGTCGGGACTGAAACAGGCAATTTATACGCTTCGTCTGACGGAAAGACATGGACTCTTTCAACGTCAGGGCATGGTTCACTCAGTTCTATTACATTCTTCAATGGGAAGTTTTACGCGGCACGATTGGATGATAACAGTATACTTTCCAGCTCAGATGGGACTCAGTGGAATATACTTTCGTATATATCCGAGTTTATAAACGGAACTAGGTCTATCTGTGGCGACCCAATCGGACACTTGTATGCAACAGGAAATGGAACCGGCAACTACGCGTACAGTTCTGATTACGGAAAAACGTGGAGTGTTTTCCCGTTGGGTACGTCATTAAACAACGCATTCTTATTTGAAGGTGCAAACCGTGTCTTCCTCGTTGGAGACGGAGAAAGTTCAGGAACAACGGCCGTCTACGCTGGTGGGAGTGAACTTGTAACACAAGAGACGGTGCTCACGACCAACGTAACATCAAACGTGGAATTCAATGCGTTTGAAAACATCATGCCAAGCAAGTCAAATTGGAGAGATGTATGTTACGGGGATGGAAAGTACGTCGCGGTCGCAACAGACAGCAATATGGCAGCTTATTCTATAACGGGAGAAAACTGGGAAGCTTCCGCAATCCATGAAAGTGTAACGCACTGGTATAGCGTTTGTTACGGAAATGGCATTTTCTTAGCAACCGGTCAGGACTACTTTGCAACGTCTACAGATGCAATAAACTGGACTACCACATCTTCCACAGGAAATACCTTTCAATGTGTGCGGTTCTTGAACGGCAAGTTCTACGCAGTCGGCACGGGTATATACCGGTCTTCCGATGGTGTTATATGGGAAAAATGCAACGTTCCATCTGGCGATGTATACATGATTACGTCGATCACATACGGAAACGGAATGTATGTTTGCGTAAAGCCCAACTATGCTGTGTACTCCTACGATGGACTAAATTGGAGCTATACGCCTATGCCTCAAGGTTCGTGGCGCAGTATAGCGTTTGGAAACGGAGTTTTTATCGCATCAGGACTATTTTCTTACAGTGTTTATAGTTCCGATGGTAAAACGTGGTCAACCGCAAGTATTCCTTCCGGACGGACAGAGGGACTTGGAACGTGCTTCGGTGATGGTAGATTTATTGCTACTACGGCCGCAGGTGTTGTCAAATCGGTAGATGGACACACATGGGATGTCATCGTGGATTCCACCACATGGGAATATAGGGCGTGCTGCTTTGGAGGGGGGAAATTCCTCGCCATCGGCAATACGTCTGATGTCATGCTTTCCGGAGCTGTAACAGCTACGGTGGATATCCTTACGAATAATGGAAGTCAGAACATTGCGTCAATTCCATATATGCAGCAATGGGACTTCATCATTGACGGAGAACTAAATGTTCTCGGCCTTTCATGGACAACCGACGGAAAAACAACAGCTAATGCGTCATCTGTGAATATCGCTCCAATCGCAGAAGTAACGTCGATCACCGCTGGTGGAGCCGTGAGCATTGACTATATTTTCGTGAGCAATGGACACATGAGCGAAGAAACAAAGCGCAAGTTTGAAAATTGGTCAAACCCATATCATCCCTACGACATTCCAAGGCAATTCTATGCTGATTTCACATCTGATTTGAACGGTGACACATTTGGGCAAAGCTACTTTACGCAGCTTTCTGTATACCGAAATCAAACCGATGCATCCATTACAGAGCATATCTTTAACTCAAGTGCGACGGATGTTCATTCGTTTATTGATGCAAGCGCAAGGAATGGAGTTCAATATCGGTACACGGCTTTCGGACTCTCAGATTTTGACCAGTCTTCTGCAATTACGAGCGACATTACGCAGATATGCGTGTGGAACTGGGCAATTCTATCCTGTACGGAAGATTCAGATGGAGTCTATCACCCGCAAAAGATATTTGCGTTCGGAAAGAACTTGTCCAGCGGGGATATCAGTAACAACAATGCACCACAGATTTTACAGAACTTCACAAGATACCCGACTGTTCAACCATCCCCGTTCAACTACAAAACTGGAGCGTTGAGCAGCCTGATTGGTACGATTTCTAATGGCGTATATTCCGACACTGTTTCGGAAAGAAACGAAATCATGGACTTGTCTATCACGCAGAATACGCTATTTCTGAAAAGCAGAAAAGGCGATTTGATGAAGATCAGAATCAGCGGAGCAATCGAGTCCGGAACGATGGATAATTCTGCGGCGCAGGCGCAAACCGTTAAAATCCCGTGGGTTGAAATCGGAGACGCTTCGGGCGCTCAAATTGTCATCACGGAGAACGACGGTGCGTGGCCAGATTGAGCGATGGGGAGGTGACACGAGTGGCAACAATCACAAAAGTTAACCTGACTGTAGATTCTGTTACCGTAAAAATATCTGGCTTTTCGCAAGATATTTCATATGCGCATATAGATCTTCGGAAGGATGGTTCGCAAACTAGCACTGAAACGCAGGTGTCATATGATGTTGCAAGCGGATTCGAGACAACTTTTTACAACCTTGAACGCGGTGGGCAAGGATACCGCATAAAAGCATATTTGTATGATGCCGCAGGAACCAACCGCGACCAAACAAACGATCTAACCATTCACACAGGTTTTGAAATCACGATAGATTCAAACGGCGGGTCTGGCTATCTTTATGATACTGCAGCTTATGACAGTTTTTACACACTTCCGTCGGACGGCTTTGAGAAGTATTCCAGCAAACTCTTAGGCTACAGCACAGATTCCACCGCCACGTCCGAGCAGTTCGACCCTGGCATGAAAATCCGGATGTACCAAAACTGGAACCTGTATTGCGTGTGGCAAGAAACCACCTATACACTTAGCTACTACAGGACAAGCACTGGGTCAACACTGTGGCTAAGAGAAAAATTCCCCTATGACGTGAACGGGCCTTATATTACCGTTACGACACAAACCCCTGGGTTGACAGGCTACCGATTCGTGAATTGGGAAATCTTTCAGGAAAGCGGTACTTCACTTGGATATGTAGAGCCGGGCGGTACAATTCAAGTTGGCAATGCGGATGTCAGAGCTATAGCCCAGTGGGAACCACTACAGCGGCATACAGTTTCATATAACGCGAATGGTGGCTACCCGACACCATCTTCGCAGACCGTATATGACTACGAAGAAGTTATAGTCAGTGAAACGATACCCTCAAGGAGCGGGTATACAGCATCCGTATGGTGGGCAGTCGATAACGCAGGTGGTGCGCCGTTTGGCATTGCGCCGGGTTCCACGTTTAATGTCCAAACGTTCGACTGGACACTGTACGCCGAGTGGTACAAATATGAAATAGCGGTCGTAGCAGCAGATAATGTTGCGTCTGTAAGTAAAGATGTTACGGGTCTTCCATATATTTTCTACGACGGAACGACCCAAATCACAGCAACGGTGAGCTGCACGCTTGAAACAGAAGCAGGCTCCACTATTGAATTTGACGGCTGGTACGATAGTAACGGTCAGAAAGTTTCAAGCAGCCAAACTTACACGTTCTCAGACATCACCGCACCGATAACCCTTATTGCAAAAGCAACGAAGACCGCTGGTTCCACGTTCACAATTTCATACCTGCATGGTGTCTATGGAACTGGAGAAAACCAAACGCAGCAGAAGACGGCCGGTACGGCAGCTACGCTGAAAGGTGCTATTTTCACAAGAGAAGGATACACGCAAACCGGATGGTCTACTGCGGACGGCGGAGCAAAATCATACGCGCTTGGCGGGCAGTACACACAAGATGCCGATATCACGCTATACCCGTTCTGGAAAGAAAATACGATAGACCCGTCTGAAACGTATCCCGTAACGTATTCTCCCGGAAACGATGGAATCGGTTCAGTGCTAACAGCAACAAAAGTGAAAGGCGTTCCTCTTTCGCTGGAAGGAGCACTCTTCACAAAAGTTGGATACGCGCAATCTGCATGGGCCACTTCTGCAGGCGGGGTAGCTGTATATGCTCTCGGCGGATTGTATACGGAGGATGCAGCAGTTACGCTATACCCAACATGGGGTCCACAGCAGTTCATTCAACCGGGTTCAATGATGGAATCTTCATGGCGCATGAATGACTACATGAGCCAACTCCGCACATCATTTACAAAACTGTGCAGACTTCGTTTCCTGCAACCGGACGGAAGCACGGCGTTTGCAATCGATAATAATCCAGAAAACAAACGAAGTGGAACGTTTATCCAAGACGGAACCATCACATGTAATTTGCAGAATGGACAACGCAGAACGGCAAACGTTACGCTCTCCAACGTTGACGCTGAATATGATTACAACGTCAATAACATCTGGTTCGGGCAGCAAATCGCCATTGACGAAGGGCTTGTGCTCTCCAACGGATATGAGTATTACATCCAGCAGGGCGTGTTTTATATTGCGGAGCCGCAGGAAACGCTCAACCCAAATATCCGGACGGTTTCTCTTCCACTGGTTGACAAATGGGCATACCTTGATGGAAGCTTGTTCGGAAGGCTTGAATCGACATACGAGGTTCCAGTTGGGACAAATATCTTTAAGCCGATAGAAGCCATCTTGCAGCTTGATAGGGGAAACGGATATCTGCTTGACCACGTTCCGCCCGTATTTACCAGCTATTACAAAGGGAAAACGCAAGCATTGCCGGACGGGACAACAGCAAACTTGACGGATTCCCCCTATACGCTCCGGGTAGACAGTGACGATGGTACGTTCGCTGACGTATGCCTTGGGCTTTCAGAAATGGTGAACGCTTGGATTGGTTATGACCAAACGGGAGCACTCCGCATTGACCCATCGCAAGATGATATTGTGGATGCAAACAAGCCTGTTTTGTGGAGGTTTTCACAAGATGAAGCACAACTTCTTGGAACAACATACACGATAAAAAACACCGAAGTGTTCAACGACTATATTGTTCTAGGAGAAAAGCAAGATGACAATCCGCAAGCTGCCGGCCGTGCGCAGAATCTCGACCCAGCGAGTGATACAAACGTTAATATCATAGGCAGAAAGACGTACAGAGAAACCGCTTCCGGGTATTACACAACAACGCAGTGCCGCGACTTGGCAGAGTGGAAATTGAAACGCGCGACAGTTTTACAAAAGGCAGTATCAATTTCTTGCATACAGATGATGCACATCTCGGAGAATAACCTTGTTGAAATCGTCCGGACAGACAAAACCGGTTCTCCGGTCGAACGACATCTGATTCAAGGCTACACTCGGCCACTTGCAACCAATGGAACAATGACCATTAACGCAGTATCGGTTGTAGATTTCCCAAACGCGACAATTACAAGTTGGCCGGAATGAGAAGGGAGGTGCATACAGATGGGGGAGAAAAAATATTCACAGCTCGTGCTTAGACTCAAAACAGGAGAAACATTCTATGTAATTGGGGAAACAAAACGGTATTGGCTTTGCAAAGGAACGCAGTTCAAGAAGACAAGCCGACAAATTGATAGCGTCAAAAGACGCTCGACAAGAAAGGACATAGACGATGATTAACAGATGGTTGATTCGCAGAATGCTCGATGCCAACAGCAGCGAAACAAAAACGTGCAAATCCTCCATTGAATCCACATACGGAATCAGCGCCTGCATCCACTTCTTCTGCGGCAAGTGGATTCCACCCCCCATTGCAAAATAAAACAGAATCATTTCCTGCACCGAAAGAGCGGTGCGGAAGAGCCGAAGAGGGCTGTGAGCGAAGCGAAAGAGGGCTACGTTCACTGCTCTCTTTCTCATTGCCTATACAGACAAAACGATTGGAGAAAAACAATGGATATTTTCAAAGACATCGTGACCGTCTTCGGTGGTATTACTACGATTGGCGCTGTGCTGGTGATTCTTGTCCGGCCAATCCGAGAGTGGGTCATGGGAGACAGCGCAATCAAAGCTGGGATGAAATGTCAGCTTCGTTCGGATATGCTACACACCTATTATAAGAACAAGGATGCACAGAAAATCCGGCAGTATGAAGCCGAGAATTTCGAGTATTCGTACAAAGCCTATAAAGCCTTGAAGGGAAATTCATTCATCGACAAGATCAAGAAGGAAGTGGACGAGTGGGAAGTGGTGACGTGACATGGAGTGGAGCAAAAAAATCTTAATTTTCTCATACCTGATGCTGGGCGTCTTCATAATCATCTTTTTGGCTGTTGAAGACAAAACAGCTGCTGCAACTGTTCTTTGTGGTTGGATTGTAGAATGCGGTGGTGCTACTGCGTTCTACTTCTGGAAAGCAAAGAACGAAAACCGGAGCAAGTACGCATTAAAATTCGTCCGGGAACTGGCCGACAAGTACGGCCTCGACGCAACGGCACGAATTATTGAGTCAGTTCTTAAAGACTGAGAAAGGAAACTATTATGAACAACAACTGGTGGCAAACTGTCGTCGAAAACTTATTCAAGGTCAAATCTCTCGTTACAATCTTGCTTACCACAGCATTCGTCGTAATGGCGCTCAAGGGCGGAGTGGAACCGAAAGATTTCTATTCTATCATCGTTATGGTACTCACGTTCTACTTTGGATACCAAAGCGCAAAGAGCGAGGACAAGAACAAGCCAACACACGATGACCAAGCATAATCACTGCATCCGTATGGAAGGAGGAACGTTAAAATGACGATTCAGGATGCACAAAAGAAACTTATCTCCGTAGCAGAGGCTGAAGAAGGGTATTTGGAAAAAGCTTCGAATGCGCAGCTTGACGATAAGACGGCGAATGCCGGCTGGAACAATTACACGAAATACGCCCGCGATCATGCGAAATGGGGGACGTATCATGCTCCAAAACAAGGACTTGCTTGGTGTGATATGTTCGTTGACTGGTGCTTCATCACGGCGTTTGGATTCGACATTGGCATGAAAATGACATGTCAACCGAAGGGCGCGTATGGTGCAGGATGTACGGCATCGTACAACTACTACCGGTCTGCCGGTCAATCTGTCACTCTCGCGAATGTGCAGCCGGGCGATCAGATTTTTTTCGGAAATCCCGGAAACATGACACATACCGGACTTGTGTACAAGGTGGATAGCACGAAAATCTATACCATCGAAGGAAACACAGGAGCTGGAAGCAATGTCGTGATTGCGAATGGCGGGGGAGTATTCAAGAAGTGGTATTTCCGCAATTCTTCGGCTATCGGCGGCGTTGGAAGGCCGAAATGGGAACTCGTCACAAACACGGCGCAGAGCGCGACACCACCGTCAAAACCAGACTCTACGTCTGTGACCTACGCAGAGTTCCAAGGCGGCATTTTTGTGGAAATCCCATTCTCCTGCATTGACCGCATCGAACATGTCAAAATGAGCGACGCAAGAGGCGAGACGACTGGCAGCGTAGCAATTCGCGCACAATGGAATGGCCGGTATCCAGACATCGTTATCAACGCCGAGCTGTTCAACTACGGAAAATACACGCCGGCCTCTGGCGTCAAGCACAAGGGAACCGTGGAATATCAGGGGTGGCAACCGTTCATTGGCTTCAAGGACTACAAAACACCCATTCAGGAACCGCGTGGAGCCGTCACATCACCAGATGCAGTTGGTGGCTACCCTGCTATGGTTCAAAACGGCACGAAGGATTTTAACGTCCCCAGAGGGCTAGAGGGCAACAAGTCCCGGACGGCGATGGGACTGCGTGGAAAGACTCTTGGGATTATTGTCACCGAAAAGCAAGTCCCCATGGACGTTGTTGCAAACAAGTTCGTCAATGAGAAGTACGATTTTGCAATCAATCTTGACGGCGGCTCGTCCAGCAGCTACGTCACCCCCTCAAAAGTGTGGGCGCGTCCAAGCAAACTGCGTGGATTCGTTGCAATCTGGTTGAATGGCGGAAGCGGAAACTACTTGAGTAAGCGGCAATACGGAAACAATTACGCGCAGACGAAACCAATAAAGTCGGAAGCCTGGATAGAAACGGACAAAACAGCATCGAAAGGTGTCAAACTGAAAGTCATAGCGAGTGGACTGAACCTTCGTGCTGCCGCTACTACCAACAGCGAAATCCGATTCGTACTCAAGTTTGGTGAACTGGTCACATGGTATGGGTATCAGACGAAGAACTGGTATTATGTGCGAACAGCCAGCGGAAAAGAAGGATACGTCAGCAAAAAATACGTCAGAAAACTGTGATAGCGGAGGGAACACACAATGGACGAAAATCAGGAAATGAAACGGTTTGCGGACAGACTATGGGAATATTTCAAACCTAAAATTGAAGAACTGACACGTTCCAATGTGTGGTACTTCCGCGCTCAAGTTACGAAACCGGCACTGGATGGAAAAATCACGGTGCAACGTCCGTTCGATGGGGAAATTGCGCTCCCGTATGTGAGCAGCATGGAAAACGCTGCGATTGGGACTCAAGTCACTGTGTTTGTGTTTGGTTCCAGCATGACAAACGCCGTCATTTGTGGAAATGGTTCATTGAGCATTCTTGGCGGAAGCCCATCATCTGGCGGCGGAGGTGGCAGCGCCGAAAACGCCGTTCTCTATGTCGCACAAATACTGAGCGCGGCACAACAATCGCAGGCAAGAAACAACATCGGCGCAATTTCTGCTGATGAACTTTCTGGAAAGCAAGACACAATTGAAGCAGCTGGGCTTCTGAAAGGGGACGGGAACGGCGGTGTAACAGCCGCTGTTCCCGGAACAGATTACCTTCAGAGCGCGCCTGTTACCTCTGTTGATGGGAAGACGGGTGCAGTTGACTTATCTGGTTCCTACGCAACCCCGACTCAGCTTGCAGAGAAGCAGCAGAAAATCCTGGTCAAGGGTATTCTGGAAGGTGATGGAACTGGAAATATTCAAGCTGCTGGAACCCTAGAAGGTGCTCTTGTGGAATACTCCGGAAGCGGTACAACGGACTACGATGGATTGCAAAACAGGCCACAGGTAAACGGCGTTACGCTTGAAGGAAATAAGACTTCCGCAGAACTCAGTTTGTACGGCAATGGAAATCCCCCTCCGTACCCCGTTGCTTCTGTGAACGGAGAAACCGGAGAAGTCATGCTTCATGACCTCAAATACACTGCGCAGAGCCTTACAAGTGCACAAAAACAACAGGCGAGATTGAACATTGATGTTCCTGCGAATGATGAAGTTCTGCTTCTGGAAGACACTGTGACAGGAAACTATATCAACATTCAAAAGGCAATGACAGCAGGCTCATTGCTTAAAGTGACTGCTGTTGACGCAGATGGAAACCCGACCGCACTTGCTGCGGCGATTCCGGGGACGGACTATATGCCGGCTGTCCCAGTTACCGCATCAGACAATGGGAAAACGTTGAAAGTCGTCAATGGTGTATGGGCGGCATCAAATTGATGGAGGAATGAATAACCATGAGATTATTGACAGTTGGAGGGAAAGTGGTTTCGGTCAGTGGAAAAGCCATTGAAATACCTGACTCATCTGGCGGAGTATATCAAATCGCAGTGGAAACGAGCGCGGGGGCATCTGTTTCAGCATCAAAAGGCACAACGACAGTTTCCGGGACGGCAGACACCAGCGGTAGTTGCACATTAACACTCTACGAACCAGGTGAGTGGAGCGTCAGTGCTTCACTGAACAACGTCACTAAGACACAGACCGTCAACATCGGGACTCAGAGCATGAAGCTGCCTTTGATCGAGCTCGCGGACGCGTTTGCGGCAAACAGCTGGGAGACGATCATTGCGGCGTGCCAGTCCGGAAACGTTCCTGACAGCTGGGCTGTGGGCGACAGCAAACCAATGGCGATCAACGGTACGAATTATCAGATCGATATCATCGGCAAAAATCATGATGTCTATACCGACGGCTCCGGTACGGCTCCGCTGACGTTCCAGTTGCATGATTGTTACAGCGAAGCGAAGCAGATGTACGATACCGACCTGAGCGGCCTCGGCTGGAAGAACACCGATATGCGTCTGACCTATCTGCCCGCGATTCTGGCACTGATGCCGGCGGAGGTGAAGAACGGCATCCACGCGGTAAACAAGAAGACATCTGAGGGGGGCAACAGCACGACGATTGAGACAGTATCGGACACGCTGTTCCTGCTTAGCGAGGTGGAGGTTTTTGGGACGAATCATTCTTCTGTACCCGGAGAAGGAATCCAATACGACTATTACAAGGCGGGCAACCCGAAGATCAAGAAGAGAGAAGGCGTTGACGAATTCTGGTGGGAACGGTCATCAGCCAGCGGCGGTATGTTTTGCAGAGTCAGAGATAACGGCCAGGCGGGCGCGTCCAATGCCTCAAGCAGCCTCGGCGTAAGCTTCGCATTCTGCTTCTGAGGAAAAGAGAACCGAGGGATAATTGACTCCCTCGGTTCTTTGCATATTAGTCGTGATCTTCATCAAAATACATGATGCCGTCTTCACCTGAATCGAAGATTATTCTGTGTTTATTGTCCTCTACTTCCAATGGCGTGCTGTTCAAAAGCACTGCGCCTCTCCGACGATGCGGCAACATTAACGCTGCTGCACCTACACTTTCGGCCTCGACCGTGAGTTCTTCATTATCTTTGTCATCGTACACAACGAGGAATGTGTAGCGGTTCTTGACTACATTCGTGTGGAGTTTACCTCCCATACATTCACTCCCTATACGTTGATATCAGATTTGAGCAGCAAAGCGGGGCGGATGCCGCCCGAGCCGGATGCGTAGTTGCTGAAGTAGTCGCCGTCGAAGCCGACGAACCACACGTAGTAGGTGTCGCGGGTGAACGGGGAGCGGAGCCACCGACACGCCCAAGGCGTGACGAGCCAGTACCAGTCACCCTCGTCCAGCGGGATCAACTCCTTGAACTGGCCGTACTGCCAGAGCGTCAGGGGCGCTGCCTTGACCGTGATGGTGCCGTAGCTCTTGCCGCGGTCGGTGCAGCTCAGATCCACCTCAAACGGGAGAATAGCTGCGGCCTCCTCCGAGGTGCGAGGCAGGGCCTCCACCCACTTGTCGATGCGCTCCTTCAAGGTGGAGCAGATGTAGTCGTTGCGGTTCTCCGCATAGTCCTTGTCGTTGAACGGGCAGGACTCCTTGCTCTGAGCCAGCAGGACGAACGCAGCGCCGTCACCCTGAAGCAAAACAACGAATCTCTCACCTGCGAACTCAAAAGTTTTTCCGGGGATGATCTCTGAAAGTTTCTTCATGGCTGCCTCCAATTCTCTATTTAAATCTCTCTTAATCCTCCTGGCATAACATCAAAAATGCCGGCCGCGCCTTTTCCTTAATCTCTTTTTGCACATCTTCCGTTGCAAGCTCGTGCGTGAAAACTGGACGCTGCAAAAGCTGTTCCACATAGTTGTGAAACTCCCCAAAGCCACACATCAACACGCCAGTATAAGCCGATACGATAAGTCGCTCCTGTTTCGTCATAATATCCACTCACTCTTTCCAGACGTTTGCGACAGTGAATGTCATGCGCATCCGACAGTTGACATCGGCGAGCGTCACCATGTCGGCCAGCTTGTACATTTCAGAAATGCGATTGCGGATGCTGTCATTGAGAATACTGACTGGGAGAGGGAAGTCAACGTAGACAAACGTATTCTGCTCACGCAGCTCCAAATCATCCGCGTGCCACGGGGTACGCATTGCCTTGGAAATCGCTGCCGCGTGTTCCTTGAGTTTGTTGTATACCTCGACCTTCTCAGGAACCATCTCGGTCCCACGGAATGCCTCATTCTTCGCTGCCATTGCAGCCACCATATCCTGAATATCCATTGCCATTGTGTTTGCCTCCTATAATTTTTGATTTGCCCATGATGGGCTTCTGATTGTGTTTCTACCGATATTTCACGTTTTGTCCCGCTTTGGGAAAAGTTTTTTTAACTCCCGCACATTCCGCGCCACGATTTTTACTGCGTCATCAACGATTTTGATATATCGTTCGAGGTTCAGCCCACAGTTATAGCCCATATCATTTGCATTCGGGTCGAGTTTGTAATCGAAACTGAACCGGATGGCGGAACGTGCGCGTTCCTCAGAATATCCAGAAGCGAGAAGCACACGGGACGGGGCGTTATCTCCGCTAGAACACGCCGCACCGGATGAAACCATCAATCCGTCAGCCGCAAGACGCAGGACAAGTGCGTGGTTCTCGATGTTTGGGAATGAAACGTTTGCAATGTACGGAGATTGCATGATTTCATTTCCCTTGTAAAGCAGCCCATTAAGCTGTGCGTCCGGTACTTCGTTCATGATACCATCAATCAGGCGGTCATGCAAGGTGGCTGCTGCATTTTTGAACTCTTCTATATGGTCTGTCCTGAACACTAACGCTTCTGCAAATGCGGCTGCGAGTGGAGTAGAAGGCGTTCCAAAATGGAAATTCGTTGTGATTGCTTCCGGATTTCGCGCGATCAACACGCCGATTCCAATCGGAGCACCAAACTTGTGACCACCTCCGCAAATGAAGTCTATTCCGCTTTCACGGAAGTTGATTTTTTGCTTCCCCATGGCTGCGGTACAGTCGGAGAACGTCAAATCATACCCTGAAAAGATACTTCTTAAATCATAGATTTCACCGGTTTCGTTGTTGGTGCAGATATGAGCGAAACCGCGCAACTCATTGCTTATACGACTGATAAGTATGTGATCGGTAATGCTTGATACAGCCGAATGCTCTACGAGACTTGCAGTAACTTCACGGCATTTACCAAGCATAATTTCAATCGCGATTCTGCAAGCCTCCGTCGCGGATGAAACAAAGAACACTTGATCTGAGTTGCACTTTAAGCACTGCGCTACAGCTTCACGGGAAGCTTCCAACGCATTTCTGGCACTTTGCCCAAAAGAATGTAAAGAGTTTGGATTCCCCCACACTGCCGTTGATGCTGCATTGAAGGCGACCTTTGCGCATTGAAGTAGGGGCGAAGTAGCAGCATGGTCAAGGTAGATCATTCTCCCACCTCAATATCCTTCGGCCAACGCGGCAGCGCAGCGGCGCAGATCTTCTCATAGATTTCTTTCTGTGCAAGCAGCGTATCGCGTTCCTTCTGAATCACACGATATGCGTCTTCTAATCCGAATGGCTCGTTGAGCGGAACACGTACCTTTTCTGGTTCCAACGATTGAGATACATCTACGGTGCAGGTAGGGTGGACGGTAAGCCCTAGGGAAACAAGAACAGCCTGGTCGACAAGTTTCATTTCATCAGCTGTCAACGTACAGTAGTAGTTCTCCAGACGTTCCTTGTCAACTGTGTAGATAGCCTCACAAAGCGCAGTAGACTGCTTGCCCATCGTTTCAATGGAAACGTGTGTAGGCATCGGCTTTTTCTCGGCAGTTGTTAAATAAACTATTTCTACAGTTTCGGAATATGTATTGTTCTTATCGTTGCTGACAATGATTGCTGGGCGATTCTTTCTCGCTTCTGAGCCGAAAGCAGCATAGTCCTGACGAACCCAGAAAATGTCGCCCCGATGGATTCTTATATCCTGCATAGAAGTGTATCCTTTCTGTATTTTTCAATATGTATAGGGGCTGTGAAGCCCCATGAATTACTTCGCAACTGCGTTTTTCAGAATGCTGCTCGGCGAGAATTTGACCGAAAAACGGGCTGGAACCTTGATGCTTTCACCGGTCTTCGGATTCCGCGCATCTCTGGCCTTCTGGTACTTCGCAACAAACTTACCGAAGCCTGCGATAGTGACATCTTCGTGCGAAATAAGAGATTCTTCAATCGCTTCAAAAACAGCATCGACAGCTTCAAGGCTGGCGTTCTTCGGCATACTGGTAATGCTGGAAACCGCCTGAACGAGTTCTTCCTTGTTCATGTGTAATCCTCCTTTCTCAAGAATGAATGGTGGGCCGTGTAGGTGTCGAACCTACGACCGAGCCGTTATGAGCGGCTTGCTCTACCGTTGAGCTAACGGCCCATCTATGACCGGCTTAACGTACCGGACGTGAGGTTTTGCGCGCAAACCAACGGCAAATTAGGTGGTTGCACACCGGCGCTTAACTCTCGGCAGTGTATAAAGCGTTCCCAAATATGCTGCCAAAGCTTGGAGTTATTATCCTCGTTCCCAAGCGTAACGAGCGGTGATGGCGGATTCATCCGGTTCGACCACTAGTGAGTCTTTCCCGGCAAGCTGAACGGAGCTTTCCCAAATGGACTTGTGCCGTCTCTACGAAGGTCTATATCCGCTTGACCTTTACCTTTTTGGCCGAAACACGCAAACGACTTTTACTGCGCTGTCGGCACGAGTGTTACCTCGCCCCGGTGGGTTTCCACCACTATATTCTGTTGGTTCCGGCATCCCACGCATCAAGCGCAGGAAATATGATGGCTGTTCATCAAACTCCACTTAGCCGTTTCGCAACACAGTATTCCTGTGAATGCGGCACCATCATATATTGCAGCGTGGCGACTATCCCGCTTTCTGGCCTATACAGCTGCATTGTGCCTCGTTCTCCTTGGACACTGCGGGTACAGCGTCTTTAGCCGGTGGCCCTGCGGTATGCCCCGATGCCGGCCAGCGGCGGGCCTGCTGTGCAGGGTTATGAATCCACCTTGTTATGATCTCGCGCGGAGAACCCCAACGGGCGGCTATGGCAGGGGTAGCAGGATTTGAACCTGCGAATCTGGGAGTCAAAGTCCCATGCCTTAGACCGCTTGGCGATACCCCTGTATGCAGGCTCATGCAGTGGCGTCCCACCGAACCAACCTGTAACCTTGACCAGAGCAGGCTCCGGTCGAGTAAGCGGCATTTCCGCTTAAAGCATGATTTGATGATTCCTTGTCTCCACCTTGTTACCCTCATGATGGACGATCTGAGTGGGGAGTTCCCATTTCGCTTGTTTACTCCCAAACTTCGCTATCGGCTATATCAACCAGACGACACCGCTGCCAGATGCGGAGGTTTCATTCCAACTACGATTTAACGAGTAACCACCTCGTATGTTGGCGGGCATGGTGGATGCGGCGGGGATTTGAACCCCGCATGGTGCAGGCAGTATGCGACGAGCTTTATTCCCGTCCGAGGTGGCTGCTTCAACCCCATTGACACTTCCCGTGGAAAAACAGGGGATTCTCGGTTCAGCGACCGTTGCGCCGTAGTTGCGTCTTACATGGTCTCCACGAGCGTATAGGTTCGGGCGTGTCCCGCCCTACCGCTTGTTTGGGATAGCTAAAGCAAGGGGCTTTACGCCACTTGTGGTAATTTTTCGAACACACCGGTTGCAAATCCGGTGGACGGCCTATCCTCGCTACCTCTTGTGAAATTTCTTTGCGCTACACTCTACCGCATGGACCAGCATACGAGACTCGAACTCGCGCTCTCAGTTTGGAAGACTGATGTGCTACCGCTACACCAATGCTGGGTATTGCACCCCGTTTTACACGGTTACGGGTGCGTTCTTAGCCGAAACCCACAGCTGATCTTCTCAAATCAGAGCACCGGAATCTCTAACATGTCCCGGCGAGCGCCTGCGCTTATGTGGGTGACGCTTTTCTTCATTAGAAAGGAGGCCATATGCCGTGCCGCAGAAAAATCGAAAAAAACTGCGGCATTGTGGTGGAAATCGGATTTGAACCGATACCGAGTGGACTATGAACCAATCAGTGCGCCAGTGTTCCACCATGTATCCGGGCTTGTTTGCAAACCCGGATAACTCTAGTTTTCTTGGTTTTTCTTCCCGACATTCTTGCTCCCGGAGTCTTTAGTTTTCTTGGTTTTTATCACGCTATTCCCGGCTGTGGCATTTGTTTCAACCGGAGCGTTCCGAAAAAATCATCTCCGGCAGCCTCCAATTTGTCAATGTTTCTCCGCGCCTGACGTTCTTTTTCATCCTGCACTACTTTTGTTAAGCGTCTGTTTTTTCGACTCGTCAGTTTTCCAGAATAAACTTGCGTCGTAGACACCGACTCGTGTCCAAGCTTTGCCTGCAATTCCTCGAAGGTCATTCCGCTGTTCAGATCGAGCCTTGCTCCGACATGCCGCAGATCGTGGGAACGAATCATGTCTACACCAGTGACAGCCTTTACATGCCTCCGAACGACGTCTGACAGCCATTGCCGAGTCCCTGCGTGCCATTCTTCACCTTTGTTGTCACCTTTGAATTCGAATGTTGCTTCTGTCCCAAAAAGCGGATCTGTGCTATCGACAGTCACTGGCCGGATTCCGCTGTTCAGATACATACGGATGGCAGTCTGGGCGATGATAGGAAAGTCCACTTGACGGAATTTGTCTCCTTTTCCGTGTTCGACGGTCAACTCTGCGTTTTCCCAATCCAGATCGTTCGGAGTTAGTGCCAGAAGTTCACTGTTCCTGATTTCTGTTGTCAGAAGCAAAATAACAATGGCGTAGTTTCTCGGCCAGAGATATGGACGCTTGAGTCCTTTCGGCGGATTATTCCTCCAGAGCAGCAAAACCTGTTCGTCGGTCAGAAGCTGATCATACGGGCGTTTCTCCAATTTCCTTGTGTCTGGCATCAGGAGTTTTGAAACTGGATTTCTGTCATACCATCGGTTTTCCCCCAATTCATCAGAAGAAGCAAAATTGTAGAGTGCGGAAAGAACCGTCAGGTATTGCCTGATTGTAGTCGGCTTCTTGCCATCCCTGCGCAGCTGATCTCGCCATGCTTGAATGTCCGTGAAGCTTTCTTCGCGTCTGTCCCACAATTTGTTTTCCAACATGAAATCGGAAAACATTTTGAACACAAACTCTTCGTTTTGAATTGTTGTTTCAGAACGGCCTATCGCTCGAAGGTTTTCTTCGTATGCAATCATTGCTGACCGGAATTTTTCATAGGCGCTTGGAAATCCCATATGAAATCCTCCTTACATTTTTCATTATACTCCTAGAGGCAAATGTTTTTTTACATTCTTATGTCAACCTGCCTCTCCTTTGCTTTGCCCTGCATTTCCGCGCTGCGCATCTCCTTTGCTTTGCCCCGCATTTCTTCGCGGCGCATATCCTTTGCTTTGCCCCGCTTTGATTCGCAACGCATATCCTTTTCACGGCCCCCCGCAGCAATGCCCTTCCTTTGCATTTCGCTGCTTGACGTAGCCAACCTGCACCACTTCAATGCTGCACAACTCAAAACACTTCCATGACTTGCCATGCCGTTTCACCGCGTAGCGACTCAATCCGTATCACCGCCCAGCCGTTGCAGATCAAATCGATGCTATACCCTGGCCTTTCGAAGCATTGACGTACTTCACCGTTGCTGTTCCCACCGTCACCGCGCTTTGCCATTGCATTCCATGGCCAGACCGCACCTTGCCTTTCCCTAGCTCTACTAAACTCCGAACCGCTGTTCCATGGCTACCCGTTGCTCAACTAATCCGCCGCTCTGCTTGACTGCGCGATACACTTCCATTGCTTTTCAACGGTGTTCTCAACTATCCTTTGCCGTCGCTATGATTATCAGGGCGCTACACTTCCGTTGCTGTGCCATGCGAATCCGTGCAATTCCATCGCTATTTCAACGCAAGACAGCGCTTCGCGTTTCCGTTGCTGACCAGCGCATTTCCTTACTGTTCCATTGCTTTGCCATGCTTTGCCCCGCGTCTCGCCTCATTGCCTTTGCTTCACTGCTCACAGCTGACCCCCGCTATGCCCTTGCGTTTCTGTGCGCGACGACTCTTTACTTTGCCATTCCTTTGCCGTGCCATGCTGTGCGGGGCTTCGCCGCTGCTGCGCATTGCGTCACTCCACTAAGCCATTGCGTTGCCGAGATACGCATCGCCCCGCAAAGCCTCTGCTGTTCTTCTGGTTCCAAAACAGAACTCAGCCTGCTCTATGCAGTTCTTGACTGTGCGGCGCTCCACCTCTCCGTTGCTACGCCTTGCGCTACCTCGCTTTTCCTTTGCTGCGCTGAGCTTCGCTGAGCAGTGCTGCTCCTTTGCGATGCCAATCCAGGCTGGGCCGGGCGACGCGTTTCCATCGCCCCGCTCGGCGGGCCTATCAGCCCGCCTTTTCCTCCGGGAAGAAGTTCGCTTCCTGCATCATGTAACCGAATTTCTCTGCCGTGCCGCCAAGGTTGTTGCCCTCTTCGTCGAGCATCTTGTAGACGAACCGGCCCTTGCCAGAATTACGCCACTGACCGAGACCACGGAAGAACCCATTGTCCAGCCACTCCATCAGCAGTGCTTCGTGCGCCGGGTCTGCGAGTGTTACGCCGAACTGAATCGTGCTTCCAGCCGGGATTTCCTCGGAGTTTGCGAGGCTCACGCGCTCACCCTGCGCAGTCTGCGCACGGAGCGGACGCTGGCATTCGCCAATTTCTCCGTTGACGTTGATGGAAATTGCGCGGGGGAAGGGGAAGATCATACCGTCTATGACCTTCTTAAATGCTTTCAGGCCGCTGGACTTTGTGTACTTGGCACGGGCGAGGGCGCTGCAAGTGTCTTTGAAAAATCCTTTGATCTGGTAATCCCAGAATACGGGCTTGCCATCGACACGGGGGAATACCGTCATTGCCTTATCAGCCACAGCTTCCGCACCGATTGCTGCAACCTCATCTTCGATTGTGTTTGCGTCCGGAGACTTGGACGCGATGAAGTCACGCGCCACATTCTCGTTACTCGGCCAGGTTCCCAGCACCGGCTCAATGAACGTGAGCTTGATGTACCGTCTGATCGCCTTGGTCTCCTGTGCTTCCTTAGTTGCCTTTGCCATTTTGAATTACCTCCATAAAATAATTGTTGTTGTGTGGTTTCCTTACACTTTATAATCTACCGGAATTCCGGATTTGTCCCAGAAAATCTACGTTTTTTGCGGGTATCTTGCGGGAACTTACGGGCATTTTGCGGGTTCACAAGCCTGCTTCGCAAGTTTGTCGAAGGATTCAAACTTTCTAATAATCGGGACGCACGCTGTTTCAGCGTAGAGTGTCCATGAGCCGTCGCAAGTGTTATAAAATACGTTGAAATCTGCTGCTGTCTTTTCTGGATATTTCGGCGTGTACCCGGCACTGTATCCGTTTCTGCACTGTGAGAAGTTCCAGTGCTTTGCAACGAAGTTCGGCCAGTAATCGCGGAAGCCTGTACAGAAATCTCTAAAGGTCATGTCAGTCTGCCTCCTGAACGGATTTGTACCCGTAGTCATGATGGACGAACTCTTTCAATTCCTCCGCGGTCATAAGTCTGGCCATCTTATCGATAGCTGCAATGTTGCGGCGGCAGGTGGCTTTTTCGGCCTTCGTCATGGACTCACAATCCAGCCAGTTCCGACGATCCCATTCCATGTATTCGGCAGCAGACATCGGAGTTTCGCACGCCATGTCTTCCGTCTTCCGGAACGCATAAGAAATCTTTCCGTCTTTCGTGAAGTCGATGAACAGCTGGCCGTCGTTGTTGTCCTGCCAGTCAAACACAACATCATTGAAAGGCTTGTCTGGAAAAACGTCCTTCCATTCTTCGATGATCTTGCTCGAAATCTGGTAGTCCTTGAGGTCGAAGTTTACGTCCAGGATGCGGCGCAAATGTTCGACGTTCACGTCGCGGAGAAAAATCCAGTTGCTGTAGTCCTTGACTGAATCGATGTACTCAATGCCGTATCTAGCACGCGAAATCATTCGCTCGGCATAGTTCCATTGATAGTAGTTTGCGACGATGAGCTGCCCGGACGCGCGGACATAGATCTGTGAACGCTGTCCCATTTCAGATACCTCCGTACATCAGATCAGCGACGCGAACGTCGAACGTTTCCTCGAACCAGTGCCAAATTTCCTCCCGATTTGTTCCGGCCGGGAACCCGTGCCATGCTTCCTCGATGCACTCTGTTTCTGGGTTCATCGGCACATCGCCGAACTCGTTCCATAATTCCTTGACTTTCTTCATTGTTTTTGGCCTCCTGTATGGTGTTTTGTCTTACACCTATGTTTCTACCGAAAAAATGGATTTGTCCCACTTCCGAATAAATTTCCTATCGAAAATCATGCTCAAAGAAGTCCTCGCAAGCACGTTCATGGTTGAGAAGTCCTTTTCTGGCCTTTTCATACAATGCGCGGGTGAACTCTGCTACATGAGAGAGTTCTTCGTCTTCTGGCGCATCTTCCGCTTTGTCACGCGCAGAATTCAGCTTCTCGCGCAGGAGCTCGCATTCCTTTTCGCGGATGTTCTTCTCTTTCTCAAGCAGAGAAGCGATAGTTACAAGCGTTGCGTATGTCACGTTTTAGTACCCCCAATCTTGAATGACCTTTCCATCTTTGACGAGCCTCGGAAAGAACTTCCCGCCCGTTGCCTCATCCATTTTCTGCGCGGCCTCCCGCGCCTGATCGACACTCTCAAATGTGCCAATCAGAGCGGGGCAGTCGGAATAGCTGTCATACAACGTGTACAACCGCACACCTCCATTCAAACCGTCGCAAGAACACCGCTCGTGATGAGCAGCGTGGCGGCTGCGGCAAGCGAGGATACGACGATCACGATAGAGGCAATGCAGCGGTGTTTGCGTTCCAAATACCGTTTGTAGGCCCGCTGTGCGTTTCTGGCGCGCACAACGTCTGCGTGGTGATTAACCAGGTGGCTGAAAACATCTTCTGGGGTGAGTTCCGGCACATAGACCAGATCGGTTGATTTTTTGCTTTTCATTGAATTTTACGTCCTTTCTCTTTCTATTTATATATTTTCGAGCTTCCACGCCGCCCAAATCTCCGGCACATCTTCGCCGAGATTCAGCCGTTTGAAGCAGAACATCATGAACCGGACAAATTCGTCCATGTCATCGACTTCTCCAAGAAGTTTTCTAAATTCGTTTTCCATGGTATTTTCTCCTTTACTGCTCAAGCGCCTTTTTCGGCGCGTACTTGTTGATGAAGTATTTCTGCGCTTTCGGTGTTACCATGACCGTCCGGTCTATGACAGCGCCCTCTTTTGAAATGCGCGGGGATTCTTTGATGAAGAACAGGCCGAGTTCGGCGGCTTTCTGCGTGGGAAGATTGTAGTCGCTGCCGGTCTTGATCAAATAGCCATCGTTCCGCAGGAGTTCAAACAGCCGGTTGCCACCGATAGGGAAGCCGTTCTGCGTTAGAATTTTCGCAAGCTCCCGGACGAGGATATTTGTGTCGGAACTTGTGATCGCGTTTGCGAAGCGGACGGCTGGCGCGTCGGCCTTGACCTTTTCTTCCAGCGCTTTTCGCTTTTCCTGCTCGGATTTCAGCTCCGTCAGAAGTTTGATGCCGAACTCCGGCGATGCGATCATGCGGTCGATGGTATCCGGCGTCATGTACGCGCCGTGTTTGCGGATGGAGGGGACAACTTCGTCTGCAATTTTCGCCTGAAAACGCTCTGCCGTCTCGTTCTTAGCTTTCATTGCCAGCCGATAAAAGACATTCTCCGGAATAAAATCGTCTTTCCCCAACTTGTTGGGGAAACCAATTTCGTCCAGATACCGGAACACAGTCTCCCAACGAACGGAAACATATTCTTTCCCGTTCTTCACCTGCGTTTGCGTGAATCCAAGGCCGCGCGCCACGGCCTCCAACTTGAGATAGACGATTCCGTCTTTCTCATAGCATTCGATTCCGTCAATGTTGATTGTCTGCACTTCAAATTTCATACTCTTTAATCTCCTTACTTTTTCTGGATTTCTCCATATGTATAGAAAAATCCCCGCAAAAAGGTTGACCTTCTGCGAGGAACGTAGTAATATATTTACGTTCCTCGTCTCCCGTGGACGTTGGAATGCCGTCCCCTATAACCGTGCTTCCGCCAAGTTGCTTTCGGTTATGGGGGATTTCTTATTTCAGTTGTTCCCGAACAAGCTGAATCCCTTTTTCAATCACGTCAATTCTGGAAGTATTCAGCTTTTCAGCGCATTCCTTCAAGTCTTTTGCGGTTTGCTCTGAAATCCGAATGTTCATTTTAACGTTCTTTGGATTCTCAATGCGCGGGCGTCCAGTCTTCGGCGACATTGCTTCACCACCTTGTTTTCGCCTCTGCAATAATTATAATATTGTAGAGGCAATATGTCAATAGGGAAGATTAAGGTCTAGGAGAATTTTTTCAAGACCGCTTGGCGGCGCGGCCTTTGTTTTTATTTCTGCTGGAAATTCGGATTTGTACCGATTTCACGGGATTTAAATCCTGGTTATGGACAAAAATGTCCGCGACATTGAGAAATCGCTTCGACGAAGAAGTCAATCTGCTCTTCCAAATTGACAGTGCAGGCTTAAATTTGAACGAGTTGGAGTTTAACTGAATCCAGTTTTGGATTCAATGGCAGCTACTCAGCCCAAAATTGGGCTCAGTGAAATCTAACGGGCGCAATTCTGCGCTGGTTGACTTCGCTTTCACCAAGCCGACGAATTTCGTCGTGTAGGTCCGTCCGAAACCCGGACACACCGGTTACATTCTGGAAAACCTTTCGGTCACAAGCTGCGCCGAATGGCGCTGAATGATTGCGGAGTATATCGCCCGGAGTTTCGGGTCTGCTGCAATAACGGTCAGCTTGTTTACCGCCTGAATTTCGGCGGACTTCGCACCGCCTGCTTTCATCCGCTCCCGCTGGTTATTCACGCGGGTTTCGAGCTTTACACGCGCGTCCGCTTCCAGCTCGTCATAGGTCTGCTTGGTGAATTGTTGATAATTCAGGCCGTTTTCAAAACAGACCCGGCGGATTTTCTGGCGCGTTTCATCCTGCCAATGGTCGCGGCTGACAGTAGGGTAGGATAGCGCAGAAAATGCTTCCTGTACGGTTTCCTGCGTGGCCTGCGTTTTTTCTTCCAGCGCTTTCATACGCTGCTCCTGCTCCAAGTTGATCTGCACCTGCATGGCGAAAAGCTGCGCCGTGCTCATGGCTTTGGGCGCGGAAAGTTTTTCGCGCATTTCCTCGAATGCTGTGACGTATGCCGCAGTGAACAGGACACCTTTTTCACCGGTCATCTTGTTCGCTACCATGTCGCAGCCCTTTTTGGTCAGAAGGTAGCACGGGAGCGTTCGACCAATGCTGTCTTTGTAGCTGGATTCAATGAAGAAGTCATTGAGCCCAAAATTGGGCTCAATGGTTTTTCCGAGAATTTCAGCATATCCTCGGATGTCCCTGATGAGATGCCGATGATCTTTGCCAATCATTTCCGCGACTTCGCGGCTGTCTACGACTTCCACGCCGTTTTTGTTGATGATTTGTAACTTGTTCAAATTATACACCCCTTTGATCGTTGTTCTGGGAATTTCCCTCTACCCTCATCATAACAAGCGGTGCAAATGTTTTTTTACATGGCTGTTTGTTCCTCCTTAATTTTTCGGCATTTTAGCGGCTACAAGCTGCGCGTATCTGCGCTGGACGATTCCGGCGAAGATTTCCCGCAGCCGCTGATCTTGGGCGATAACGGTGAGTTTGTTGACGGCCTGACGGTCTGCGTATTTTGCGCCGCCGACCTTCATGCGCTCGCGCTGATGCTTCACTCTGACTTCAAGGTTGCAGCCAGCGGATTCTTCCAGCGACTTATAGAGAGAGCCGGTTTCCTTCTGGAAGTTGAGATCGAATTCCATACACATCTGCCGAATGCGGCTTCTTGTTTCCACTTGCCAATGATCGCGGCTGACGGAAGGGGAAGCGAGTGCGGAAAATGCCGTGCTCATTGTGTCGCGCATCTGCGTTTGGCCGGTTTCAAGAGCGGCAATGCGGCGTTCCTGCTCGACCATGTACTTTGCCTGTTCCAAAAGCTGCTCGGCCATTGTGTTGGGACGCTTCGGGAGAAACGCCGCCGCCAGCGCATCTTTGGCCTTTAACTGATACTGCACCAGTCGTTCGGCAAGCTGCGGATTCTCGGCTTTCATCGTCGGCGTGATGCTGATTTTCGCAAGCCAGAGGGGAAGGTAGTCCAGTTTCAACGCGAGTGTGGTGTTGTTCGGGTCAAATACCCCTGCGTCAAATTTGACGCACCCCCTTGAAATCACTTCATCAGACTGAACGTTTTTGATCTGCCGGTCTTTCTCGTTTTTGTTCATGCCCATCCCATTGCAGATGTAGCTAACTCCCGCATAGATGGTTCCGTCTTCAGCCTTTGCGGCCATAAGGTCACGCCCCATGAACGGGACGGATTTGATTTCTGTTAATCCATTCATTAAATTCCCTCCTTGAACCGTGGTTTACCCCAAAAGGGTATAAAAATCCCGCCGAAGCCTTGACTTCTGCGGGCAATTCATGTATAAATAGATACAGAAATTGCGCGTGAAGCCGCGTTAATTTCGGTCGTACCGTTGCGCTGTCGCTCCGCCAAGATTGCCAGCGCGGCGGTATTTTATTTTTCGGAACTGGATTTTAGGTATTCCAGAACGGCGAATCTGATATATCCGCTTACTGTCATACCACGTTTCTGGGCTTCTTCTTTGATCTTGCTCAAAACCTCTGGTGTAAAGAACACATTGACCCGTTCCGTATTATCTTTTGGCCTCGGCATCATCTGTCCTCCTTTCGTGGATTATAATATCACCATTTTATCAACTTGTCAACAACTTTATAACACCAAGGAGACGATAGTAATATGGAAGATAGTAAAAGTATTGGTGAAGAACTGGCACGCTGCATCGAATCCATTTATGGCCTAAAAACCGTCCAATATCGTATTTGGGAGCATACAGAGCGCGTCCCAGATGAACTGCTTGAAAAGTATCTTGATCTGCTGAACAGAAAAGGCGTAAAATACTTGCGTGTGATTCAGGATACAGACAAGATGGCAGTTATCCGATACGTTGATATACAACGAAGAAATGAAACTGACGATTGGTTTTTCATTGAATATCGTGATATTTTTTGCGCATACAGAAACGAGCATGATGATTTTGAGCTATCAGTGAAGATGACAATATGGGGGTCGCCTGAATGGGAAAGCAAAGAGGCAATTCCCTATATAACGGACTTAACAAAAATCTATAACTATGTTTGTTTTCAAAAAAAATTCTTAGACGTAGCGAATGCTGTTTTGAAGAAGCATTTTGAAAAACCGCCTGAGATTATCCCTGTCCCAAGAATGGAAGATTGGATGTATCTCTTGCAGGTAGAAAATGACTGCTTCGCTCATAAATATTCCCATCCAGAGCTTTCAAAGAAAACTGCAATGACAATCTTCACCCAAAATGGTGTTCCGTACATTGATGCCATAGATGAACATGGTAAAATCCGGATTGTAACTACAAGCTATGATGACTATAAATCTCAGAAACATAACATAGGCTTTCGGATAGACCTCGATTACGCGCTGCGCAGTTCATGGGAAGCTAATATTGCTAGGCTCTTGAGGTCAAAACATATTCCATACGAATATGAACGAGAAATGTTTGATCTTGGGGAAGAACTATGCTATACACCGGACTTTTTCTTGCCGAATAGCGTTATTGTAGAAGTAAAAGGCTATTGGGGAAACGAAAGCCGCAAAAAGGTTATGTTATTGCAAAAAAATCACCCGGAGTTAACGGTGCTACCTCTGGACAGCGATATGTACTATACAATCCAATCTAAATACTCTGGACAAATAGCCGGATGGGAAGGAAATGAAAAGGCGAAACTGGTTGTGGAAACTGTGAGTATTGTAGGAATGAAATTCTGCGCTAGTAAAGACACCTTGAAAAAACTCACTGTTGGTGACTCGCTTATTCTTGAACGAGAACCCGAAAACAAATACGACAAAAATGCAATATTAGTGAAAAACTCCTGTGGATTCCCAGTTGGGCATATTTCTGGAGATTGGGCGGCTGTCTACGCACCGAAGATGGACGCAGGCATGACATATCATGCTGAAATAGTGGAAATACAACCTAGTTCAATTCACGCAAAGGTTAGGCGGGAGAATATCCACGCTGAAATCCTATACGCTTTTTTAAAATAATGCCTCTACATTTTCTCCTACGCGCCTACCGAATTTGTCCCGGAATGCTTAATATTTACTGCATTTCCACGATAACACACATGTGCTGTCGAAATGTGTCGCAAAGCGTCGAAAAATACATATAGCGTACAAAAGAAAAGCCGCCCGTATGGGCGGATGATAAGTGAGGTGCGTCAAATTTGGCACAGGGGTATTTGAACGGAACACCCCATTTGCTATTTTTCCTTTTCGCTTGACTTTTTCGCACAAACCGTTAATATAATAAGAAAGGGCGCTGCAACAGTCAGTCAGCCTAAAGAACGATCAAAAAGAAATGACCGAACCTTTGCTGTTGGGGCGGTCATTTCTTTTTGCTTATCTGTAATACCAGAGAGCAAATGCCTACGAGAAGAATGCCAATCTGAATCAGATCAGAATACGTCACCATAAGCAACACCTCCTTTTCAGGAAGTGCCGACCGTCTGCTACCTCCATGCAGCGCCCCGTCCCACAATGGGGACTTATTCATTCTAACGTTGAGAAACTGCATTGTCAACAAGAAAGCCGCCCAGCTGGGCGGCTTTCTTTCATGTTTAGTAACCATTATGTTCAACGCCGTACACGGCCTGATCATGCGTGAATCCCTCGTATTCCAGTTGTTCAATTAACCCTTGTTTTGAGAAAGAAGAATATTTGAGATACGAAGCGGCAGAAAGCACAGCCTGTTCATTCCAGTCGGCTCCGCAATGATCGACCGCGTAAGTTGCTTCTGACGTTGAATACCCCTCGTATTCGAGTTGGTCAATCAGCCCTGAATAGGAGAACGCGGAATACTTCAAGTATGACTTTGCACTTTCCAGAGCGTTACGCTCTCCCATCGTAGCACCGGAAGATGATGGCGCACTTGAAGCAGCTCCATCGACCATGAATTTTCCAATTCCATTTCTGGACTCATACACCACTACGTCAGAATCGTAAATGCGCCCTACAACGTCGATTCCCAGAAACTCGTGCGTAGAAGCAGAGGAACCGTCAAGAGCGTCGCACACATTTTGAAGGGTTCCTAAAGATGCCATTTCTGTGGAACCAAAAATATGAACGCTGAATTCGTATTCACCGGTTCTTTCGTTATAATAGTGATTGTGGTCTACACTTTCCAATGCTTCATCCAACAAGGAATCCGTTATTACAATCTTACTGGCCAATTCATCGCTCACTTTTTGACTGTTGTCTGATTCGGCCTGTGCTGGAAGGGGCGCTTTTTCTTCTTGCGGCGTGGCAGATGGTTTGGATTTGACTGTACAAGCAGCCATAGACAATGCGAGAACAAAAGAAACGAGTACGCAAACAATCTTTTTCATAGAAATTCCTCCTTAAATTTTGTGTGTTTGCTTCTACCTTTTCTTCTACGCAAAATCTGCATTTGTCCCGCCCACTCTTAAATTTTCTTGGTTTGTTGACATTATGGGAACGTCCCGTTAAAATAAAAAAGCCCACCTTCCGGTGGGCGGGGCGCTGCATGGAGGCGGCAGACGGTCGGCACTTCCTATAAAGGAGGTGTTGCGCATGGCTACATGGACTGAGATCTTCTCGTTCTCCACCGTACTCATCGCATTTGCGGGTTTGATTGTTCAGATCTGCAAAAAGAAATGACCGCCATCAGCATAAAGGTTAGGTCAAATCCCATAGGCATCCTTGGATGACCGCTTGTGGCAGCGCCCCTTTTTCTTCATTATACCGCAAAAACTGAATGTGTCAATGAAAACCAGAACCGTCCGAACGTGGATGGCTCTGGTTTTCTTGGTTTTCAACCATTTTCGTGGCCTCGCGGAAATGGTAACTTGCGTACAACTTGCTTACAACTTGCTTACAACTTGCGTGTGTTTTTCGTGCGTTTCGCGTGCTATTTTCCTATATTTGAATGGAGTTTTGCGACCAACTTGCGACCTGCTTGCAATCAATTTCGTGACCTCACGAAGATGATTCAAATCTGAACAACGGCAGACTTGTACAGTTTCTTCACACCGTTCACGACGACTACCTCGCGGCTCTGCGAGACGATTTCCTTCCCGTAGGTTTCTGTCGGTGAAATGTTGTTCACTTCACAGATGGCCTCCAGCGCCACCAGATCGCCGGGTTTCAGCGGCAATCCAGTCGAGGCGGAGATAAATTCGTTTTCTTGGTTTATCCGGTACTCGCCGGGTTTGTAGAACATCGGCATCCCTCCAATCTCATCCCATTCTAACATATAGATTCTGATATTTCTACATGACTTGGAAATTTAGGCGGGAACGCAGAGCTTATAACCGTACCGCTTGATGTGGGACAGGGGATAGTACACATTCTCAGCCCACGAAATCCATACCGGATTCTTGCGGTTGCTGATTCTTCCTTTTTCGAGCACGATGTTTTGACCACGCTTCTGAACTGTGATTTTCGCACCAAGCGGGAGATTTTGCAGACTGTTCGGGTTTTTCCTATCAGTAGCCTTTTGCGCCGCATTGTTCCGGCAATCCTCTCGCCATGCCAACGCCCATTCGTCATCACGCGGAGAAAGCAGTTTCAGGATGGAAATCGGGCATCCCCGTTCACAAGGCCCTTCGGATTCATCCATGTCCTTGTAACCAAAGTTGCAGTATTCGCGGCTGTCCACGCTCGTCAGGCATACGCCGGCGAAAACGTAGGGTTCCTGGCCGGGTCTGCTTCTCTCACAAGCGCCGTACCACGTCGCGCCCACCATTGCGGATTTCAGAACGCGGCATTTGTCCCCGGTTTCTTCATTGTTCCATGTGTACAGATCGTCGCACTCTGCTTTGCGGTCGATGTTGCCCCTTCTATCGTAGAATTTCGCACACTGCCAAGTCCAGCCCATTTTATGTACCTCCCAGTTTTCTTGGTTTTTCTGTTCTGCTTTTGTATCTACCGGAAGCGGGAACTTTGTCCCGCCTCCGGTAGATATTTTTACTTTTCAATGTCCTTGCAGATGTCTGTGGAGTATTCACCGACTGAAATCTTCCATTTCTCTCCGCTGCTCGTCCAACCGATTCGCGGCTTTTTGTTGACGGTCTTACCGGTAGCCTGGTTTTTCAACGTGACAGTTGCAGCCGTGGCTTTGACGACCTCCCACGTGTCCGGAACCCATGCACCGGCCTGAAGGGTGCTGACGGTGAATTCCTCGCCGACTTTGAACGGGTGCGTCGGCTTTACCTCTTCTTCGGCTTCGACGATCTCCAAAATCTCAGCGTAGGCGGCAGTCAGATTGAATCCGTTCGGGGTGCGATAGATAATGTTTTTCGGGCCAGTTCGCAGGACGGTGCAGTTGTTGTAATGCTTGATCTTCACGACATAGCCCGGCTTGATGTTCTCTTTGCTGAACTGCACGCCGCCCAGCTCGTCGATGCAGGACTGATAATAGCAGAGGCGGGAAATCTCGGATTCCAGACGTTCTTCTGCGTCTTCGATCCAGCGCTCGATCTCTGCACGCTCGATAGGCGTACCATCGAAGCGCTTCTGCTGTTCTCCCATTCCGTCGCATTCCAGCATAGCATGGTAGTGGTCGAGATTTTTCTGGATGTCCTTGATGTTCTTCTGCGCGTCTTTCACGCGACGGTCGCAGAATGCCTTATCCTTGGAATTTTCCAGATTTGCTGTTCTGCGTGCGACTTCCGCCCGCTGGGCATAATACTCGGATTTTTTGAACTCTTCGAATCCACGGTCAAACGCGGCAAACATACGCTCGCGCTGCCGGGTGAACGCGCGGCCTGCGGACGTGTTGATGTTCGGCTGCGTGAAGAACGCGATATCGCCGCGCATATTCTCGACGGGCTTTTGCAGGGCTTCGCCGCGCTGCGCTGCCGCGCCTGCTCGTGCGTCCATGCGTTCCGCTCTGGCCGCTGCCCGGTCTGCCTGCCGCTCCATCTTTTCCTCGAAGGTCAGTTCTTCGCCGGTCTTGCCCTGATACTCCGCACCAAGGTCTTTTGCTATGCGCTCAACATAGGAAAGGTGCGGACGCTTTGCACGGCTTACCCAGCAGCCGCCACGACGGGAGAAAAGGAAGTTGCTCCTGATTGCGGACTTCGTTTCGTCCGGCATGGCCTGATATTCTTCTTTCGAGAAGTGAAGTTCGAGCTTGTCCGTCTCGCGGTTGATGATGTAATACATTTTGATTGCCTCCGTATTCTGTAGTGTTTTGTCCTCTTGGTTTTATATCTACTGAAAATCTCAATTTGTCCCGAAAAATATAAAAAAGAAAAGAGCGAATAGTTCTCTGCAATCGTTCATCGGATGCAGTATCAAAAAACTTTGCACTCCGCTTTCAACTTTCCCAGTTTCTTCGTTATGCCGGGAATCGTAAATGTACCGCGGAGTGCCGTTTTTTCTCCGGGATGCCGAAGAATTACACGCCATTCGAATACGATTTTGCTGCGTTCGGCTGCCTGCATGTGGTCGATTTCCTCTGACGAATACCGCATATCGTGGATTTCCATAAATCGCACACCTGTTTCTTCCTTGAAAAAAGTGTACATCTCCGGCATTGTTGCCTTAATCCTGATGCGACTTTCCATGTTATGTCCTTTCTGCCCTCGTAACCTCCGGGGCGGGAATGCCGTTTGCTTACACTTATGTATCTACAGGGGAAAGCGGTTTTGTCCCAGCCTACGTAAAAAACCTAGAGGCTCAAAATATCGTAGACTTCCTGCGACTCGTACCGGATAACAGCGCGGCCCTGATCGTCCTCCCCATCGTACATCGGCCCGCAGAAGTTCTTGAGCTTCGGCGCGCCCTGCAATTCTGCCCGGCACGATGTGCTGTGGAACTCGCCGGAAGTCTCAAATGCTTTTTTTAAGTCTTCGGCAGTTTCATACGTTTCGACAATCATGCGCGGCTGCGGGTCATCCGGGTTCATGCTGACGACCTTGTAAACCTTACCCTTCTGCTGAATCTCGGACAGGTGAACGCGCTCGGATTCCTCGGCAATCTTCTGCTCCTGCGGGAATCCATCAACCAGACCGTAGAACATATTCTTGTCAAAGCAAAGGAAGCTTCTGGGCTGCTCCCATGTTGTCTCTTGCCACCCGGAGAAGATTGCCACGGGCTTTGTACCATAGACGCGCATTCCATAGACTGAGCGGCCACCGCGCTTTTTGAAGTAGATCGTCAGCGTGTCTTTGTACTGCGCATAAGGCTTGATATCTGCGGAATGTGCGTTGATGTGCAAAAAGTACACACCGCCGAACTCACTTTCGGTTACGATGGTCATTTTGGGATTCTTGGAACCGGCTGCTGCGTTCACAGCATCTGCGATTTTCTGGTAGATTTCGAGCTGTTTCATTGTATGTAGCCTCCTGTTTTCTTGGTTTTCTCTACACTTTTATTGCTACAGGGAAAGTACGTTTTGTCCCACTTGCATTCATTTTTGTGTTTTTTTGTTAGTGGACTGGACATTGGAACAGAACGCAAAGATCGGCTCTGCTGGCAATCTCGTTGATACGTTGGGCGGTCGTGTTGCCGAGGGAAAATACGGCGATGAAATTCGCGTGGCAGTCGTCCGGGGTGAAGAACGGCTTGCACTCTACGCCCAAGGCGCGAAGATGTGTCATGATGTTTGCGGCTTCCATGACTTCGTGCAGCGCGTCGGCGTAGCACTCGCGGTAAAGGTCCACGCCGTATTTGTCGCGGATGGCGTCGAGCTGGTCCACGTCGAAAAGCTCCGTGAACGGCTCGTATTTGTGCGGGGTGGACAGGTGCGCGGCGATGATCTCGTTTCTGCAAGGCCAGTATCCAGCGGTTTTCATTTTGGGAACCTCCTGTTTTTCTTGGTTTTCTCTACACCTATATATCTACCGGCGCAGTGGCATTTGTCCCGCTGCGCCGGTACTTTTTCATTCGACTTCCTGCTCGGAGATTTCCCAACTGTAGACCGTGGCCTGTTCCAGATAGTCGCGCCCACACCGGCCGAGGTGAATGCTCATGGGTTCATTCCACGACATATCCTCGTCCCAGAAATCTTCGTCGTACTCCGCGCGGATGGCTCCAGCTCCGGCCACAATCTGCGCACGGGCTTTCTCTACCGTTGAGGAAACACCTAGGACTTCCACGCCCTCATTGTCGGGCGTATCCCAATGATGAACCACTACGTAAACGGTCATGATTTTGTCCTCCCTCAAATGTAATACCAGACGATAAACTTGTTTTCTCTGCCGTCGGAGGATCGCCACGGCGTCATGTGCGCCTTGCGGCGCTGCTTTTTGCGAGCCGCCACAAATGCGGCGGCTTGCTGTTCTGTGCTGAAAAATTCAAAGGTTTTGCGGTACTGGTTTCGTTTCATTTATTTCTCTCCTGCGTGATGCGAAGTTCGTGAATCAGGTCTTGCAGTTCATACAGTTTTTCAATCTGCGTTTTTGTCAGGTTTTTGTTGTGGAATTTGAAATAACTGAGAATTTCGTCGATGCTTCGGATAATCTCGCTGTATAACATGGTTTTTCCTCCTGTTCTGGTTACGCCGACTGCTCGGCAGGCTCTGCAAATTCCTGCGAAATTTTGAAAAGCACCATTTTTTTGAGTGCTTGCCTGCTCATGGCTTTTTCGTCGTAGCTGTTCGGACGGTCCCAGATACGGACGCGAAAAACGCCGTTGTCGATGTCCGCAATTTCGCGGTATATGCAGATCGTCAAGCTACCAGTGAAACAGATCTTTAGGGCGTTCAATGTGCTTGCATCGCCCCGGAAGATCTTCATGCCTGAATCAAACAGTTTCGCGGCGGTTTCTTTGGAAAACGCAAGGGCGTGCTGCTCGACGTTTTCAAAACAGCCGAAAATGTTCTTCGTGTCGTAGTTTGCAATGAATTGCATGATGCCGCCCCTCTCACAGAATGAACTCGATGAGCGAGTCCGCACACAGGATAACGATGAACATGACTGCGATGGCCGCGCCGGTGAGGAACATCTGAAGTCCAGAAGATTTATAATAGTTTTTCATGTGTAATTGCCTCCGTTTCGGTAGTTTTCTTTACATTTATTACTCTACCGATAAGGCGGGATTTGTCCCGCCCTTTTGCCGGATTTTTAACTATTTTCGAGCTTCCACGCCGCCCAAATCTCCGGCACATCTTCGCCGAGATTCAGCCGTTTGAAACAGAACATCATGAACCGGACAAATTCGTCCATGTTGTCGACTTTTCCAAGAAGTTTTCTGAATTCGTTTTCCATGGTATTTTCTCCTTTACTGCTCAAGCGCCTTTTTCGGCGCATATCTGTTGATGAAATATTTCTGGCCTTTCGGCGTTACCTTGGTCGTGCGGTCAATCACGGCTCCTTCTTTGGCAATGCGCGGCGTTTCTTTAACGAAGAACAAGCCAAGCTCCATAGCTCTTTGCGTCGGCATGTTGTAATCGCTGCCCGATTTGATGAGATATCCGTCCCGACGCAAAACTTCATAGAGTCGATTTCCGCCGATGTCTGTGCCGTTTTGCGCAAGCAGCTTCGCCATGTCCCGAATGAGGATGTTTGTGTCCGCACCGGTGACGGCTTCGGCGAAGAATACCGCAGGCGCGTCGGCCTTGACCTTTTCTTCCAGCGCTCTGCGCTTTTCCTGCTCGGATTTCAGCTCCGTCAGAAGTTTGATGCCGAACTCCGGCGATGCGATCATGCGGTCGATGGTATCCGGCGTCATGTACGCGCCATGGGTTCTGACTGACGGAAGAATTTCTGCTGTTACCCAACGCTTGAACCGCTTCGCACCCGGCAATTTGCTGCACAGGATAAGGGAATACAGGCCGCTTTCGTTGATAACGGTTAATCCACGGTTCGGAATTTCAAAGGTGGCGTTTTGCCCCTTTTGAATTACCATCTTGTCCTCTGGGTCTACATGGTCGGCAATCGCCGATTTTGCGTCAGCGTAGCCAAGCGCCGTCGCTGAATCTTTCCCAACAAACCAGATTGCACCGTTAATCCAAACAGTGCGGATTTCACCAAACTCTGGATTGTGGAAGGTTGTCACTTCAAGCTTCAAAATTCTACACTCCTTCGATTGTTGTCCTGGGGATTTCCCTCTACATCCAGCATAACAAGCGGTGCAAATGTTTTTTTACATTGTTATGTCTACCTAAAAAAGGGTATAAAAATCCCCTGCGCAAAGATTCCACTTGCACAGAGGGATAAAATCGGGTATAATGAATTTACCCGATTCAAGCCTTGCGCTTGTGGGTGGGATTCCTCCGTTCTGTCGTTCCGCCAAGATTGAGCAGAACGGGGGAATTTTATTTTTTGATTTTGCCGTGCTGTTCGGAGATGCCGTTTCTGACTACTTCTGATCGTGACAGGGAATACTCTTTGCAACATTCATCGAGTTTTTCAAGCGTTTCTTTGTCCATTCTCACGCGCAGCATATAATCTTTTGTGTTCTCCGACTTCGGGCGGCCTTTGGGTGCAACCATGTTTCACCTCACTTTCTGTTGCTACGACAATTATATGCTGTAGCAACGGAAAAGTCAACCTTAAATTTCACGATCTCAGGAAAATTTTCTTTCTATCTTTATATCTACCGATAGCAAGTGATTTGTCCCGGAAAATCACATAAAATATGTGCCACCATGATAAAAAGTAAGCCGTCCCAGATGGGGCGGCTTTTGTATATGTGCGTATTTATATTCACAAATCGTCACGCAGTGCGCACAACGCGCGAACATTGTTACACCAGAGATAGAGAATAGAGATAGATATAAAGAGATTAGAGATAAGAGATAGAGAAAGAGATAGAAGAAGTACCTAACGGTACTTCCTGCGCGGAACCGGAAAATCGGCTCCACGCAGCCAAGTTGATTTCATAGTTACGCCTTCAGAGGCTCTACTTGCCGCACAGAAAAGAAATGGGATAGTTTCATCCGGCAGAACCCGTTCGCCGCTTCTGCGGCCTCCAGCGGCTCGTCAGAGGCATTCTTACGGGTGACATACTTCCAAATCGGGAAGGACGCGACAGCGTGTTCACCCTTGCGGACGATGAAGCCACGCTGCTTCCAAGCGTTGAACGTGTGGATTTCTTCGGGGATTTCGAGTTTTTCGGTGCTTCCGTCCTCGTTTACCACGTCGAGGAAGCGGCCCGTGCCTTTGAGAATGCCGTCGTTCATTAACCGGACGGATAAGGGGCGATTTCTCGCCCCCCATCAATCCCAGACGTGTTCTTGCACATATGCGTCCCACTCAACATTCGCGTCTTTTAGCGCTTGCGCGTAGTCTCCACCGTTGACGATACTCTCAAGTGCTTTTCGGCCTGCGGCGGATTTCGCATAGTGTGGAGAATGCGACATTTTTTCCGCTTCCAGAAATGCGGCTGCGCGTGGATATTTCGTGCGCATGGCATCCATGTCATACTGCGGACGTGGACGGAGACCAACGCCGGAATCTCCGCGTTCCATATTTGCATTGAATTCTTCGTCCCAGGATTCAAGATCTGCTAACGCGGCTCGAATTTCTTTAAGTCCTGAAATTGCGTCGATTTTCTCTTGATACTCCCGCGCGGCGCGTTTCTTAGCTGCATCGCGTTCTGCAAAGTATGCCAAAATTTCTTGTTTCCGATTTTTTAGGTTCGCCATAATTTCAGCACGCGCTGCCGGCTCGTTCGGGAGTATGCGCGCCCAAATTCTATCTGGCTTAAGCCAGCAAAGATCATATCGCCTTACGATCTCCTCGACCGTCATTTCTTCTGCTTTTTTCATGCTGCCCCCGTCCTTTACTGCCATTTTGCGGCACACCGCACAAGAACGCGCCCGCTTGCGCTTCGAATGCTTACGGTTCCCTTGATAGCGTCGCCGTCCAAGCGTTCCGCCGATTCAATGTAAACCGTGGTGATCGCCTCGTCTTGCGTGAACAAAAACCCGTCACCATACTCCGTTTCTGCAACTTGCATAAAGTCGGGCAGTTCAATTTCTGTGTGGAGCCAAGTCCCAGGGAAGTTTTCCTTCGCCTTGGCCTTGATTATGATTTTATCCGGAACGTTCCGGAAATCAGAACGGATGCGGTAAAGATGTGCAATCATGGTGTTCATCCCCCAATTTTTTGTCGTATTTTGTTTTGTTTTGCTTCATCTGATGTTCTATTTTATATTCTACCACATATTTCAGATTTGTCCCAGCTTTTTGCGAAAATTTTTCAATTCCTGAAATCTCTAATTTTCTCGGTTTAGTTGGTTTCGGTATTCAGCTAGTTTTTTTGGTTTTTCCCGATTCCTGATTCCATCAGTTTTCTTGGTTTTGTCCGGTTCAATATTTCCCTTGGTTTTTCTGGTTTTCTTGGTTTCCTTGGTTTGTTCCGTTCGGGGCTACTGCGCCATTACGGCGCGATAGTCCCGAATTTTGCGTATTTGTACATGGCAACGCACAGCTCGTTCAGAAGCGAGAAACCGCCAATCAGCCACGCGCAGTTCCCTGCGTCGTTCTGCTGGCGAAGCTCCGTGCGTCCGTTGCGATTGCAGAGATACAGGCCATCGAAGATGCGGATGCACTCGCTATCCTCACGGAGAATCCCCGCCGCCGTCGTGGCCATCTCCTGCGCTGGCGCGTCGAAGATTCCTCGCTCGTAGTCCACAAAAAGGTAGCAGTTACCGCCCGCCAAAATCTCGCCGGTCGCATAGTCGCGGTCGACGCGCTCAAATTTGGATAGAAGCCGCTCCACACTCGCGCGGCGGATTTCCGGATTCTTGATCGTCACGTCCGCGCTCGTGCTGTAGCCGCAGTCACGGACGCGCACGGAAAAATCTCGCGGCGCATATCCTTCCGCCTTCAGCGTCGCGCGGATTGCGTTTCCAATCTCTTTGTTCGTCATTGTATGACCCTCCATTCAGTGAGTTTTGCTTTCATCTTTATATCTACGCAGATTTACTATTTGTCCCGCCAACACGCAAAAAGCAGCGCCCGGCTTTCGCCAAGCGCTGCTATACCCCGAAGTTTTCCGGACGTTCTGTTCAGTTTTTCGGTGTCCGTCCATCAGCCCCGGAGTTTTCCAGCGTCCCTGTTCAGGCCGTCAGTCTCTCGGAGTTTTCGGCCCTGCCTGTTCAGGCGGTAAGTCCCCAGAATTTCCGGGAGCCGTCTGTTCAGGGCTTGAAATTCCAGCGGACGCGCGGGCGGCTTCGCGCAGTGCGCGCAGGTGGTCCGTGCGTGCGGCCCAGTCCACGACATCATACGCGGGAGCCTCGCAGGATTCCGCCGCCGCGCTTGCATCTGCTGACGACGGTAAACTTGCATTTTTACACGCTACCGCAAGCAGGCGCTCCCGCGCGTCCGCGTCCGCCGCCTGCCGGACGGCCCGCGCCATAAATGCGGGCAAAGTCTCACCGGCTGCCGCCGCTGCCACCTTGGCCGACTCCAGCGCGGCCCCGTCGAGCACCTGCCCCGGCTGCGCCTCTGCTACCGGCTGCGCCGCCTGGACGATCTCGGCCGCAGGAGCCGCGCCACCGTCCGCGCCTTCCCGCAGGCAGTCCGCAACGTAGGCCGAGAGCGCCGCGTTAACTGTGACACCACGCGCCGAGCACCACGCCCGGAACGCCTCGCCCGTGGCCGTGCTAACCTTGGCTGCCAATATGATTTTGTTTGCCGCGCTCCACTTGTTCTGCGCTCTGCGCTCTGCATCGGACTTTTTGCTGTTTGGGTTTCTGACGGACATATAATGTATAACCTCGCTTTCGTTTGCTTCTTGCCTTTTATTCTACCGGCGCGGGCCGGTTTGTACCATTGGCAAAGTGTACAAAATATATGGTTTACCTTTGTGCATCTTTTTGCATTTTGTATGGTTTACCAACAAAAACAGCCAAAACCGAAGAAATCAGAACTTTTGACAAAATTATATGGTAGACCATACTGTAAAATATGGTTTACCCGAACTTTTTCCCCAATTTGACATATGGTAAACCATACTGTATAATCAAACCATCAAATGAAACAACGAACGCCCCGCAAGGGAAAGGAGAAACCAACATGAAAATGAATGCAACCGAGATCACCGCCCGCCGCGAGCAGATCAAGACCACCCGCGCGAACATCAAAACCGTGGTAAACATCTACTGCGAAACCAGCGATCGGACCCCCGCCGAGACCGTCGCCGCTATCGTGGAACGGATCGGATACGATACCGCTCGCGAAGCAATCGCTGAAATCGTGAACACCGTCGGCGAGTGGGACGGCAGAATCTGGCCCAGCTCCCGCGAGTGGGCCGCCACCATCGAGACCGCCGCGACCCGTGACGAGCTGGAAGCAAAGAGCATCTACCAACCCGCAGAAATCCACCCCGCGCACATCAACCAGCTTGCGCAGGCTATGAGCAAGTACGCGCCGCCCGCGCAGGAAGCGCGGGACACCGCCGAGATCATGCAGCAGGCCGGAGCCGTGGAGCTCCCGCAGCGCGTCGCCTTGTACGTCCCAGGCACGCAGGGACCCGCCACCGCCACCGACAACGCCGCGCAGGTTGAACGCGTCGCCCGCGCGTTTTGCGGCTGGTTCGGCGGCGCAACCGCCCAGCAAAGCGCGGGCTACTGGCTGAGCGACACCGCCGGACTGGTCCACGAAGCCGTGACCATCGTATTCGCCGCCTGCACCGCCGACCAGCTCCGCGAACGCCTGCCGGACGTGCTGACGCTGGCCCAGCAGATCAAGCAGGATATGGCCCAAGAGGCCGTGAGCGTGGAACTTAACGGCGCGCTGTACATCATTTAATCACCAACCACCCCGGCGGCACACGCCGCCGGGACAACCTGAAAGGAGCCTACAACATGAAGATCAACATTAGTCCCACGGACCGCCCGCAATGGCACACGCCCGAAGAGATCCGCGCCGCAGCCGCCGAGGGCCTGCGAATTGACTACAACGCCGGACGCGGACAGGTCATCCGCTGCCGCAAGGCCGCGAACGTCAGCGGCTGGATCACCGCCGTGATGGAGCACGGCAGCATCTTACAGGCATGGGCCGGAGAATTCACCGTTGCCGGGGAGGTGAGCGCATGAGCAGCAACTACAAGTTCGCTTTCCGCTGCGTGGATAATGGCGGCAAGCATCAAGCATTTACCGTGAGCGCACCCAACAAAGCGGCAGCAATCGAAAAGGCCCTGAAAAAGGCCGAGAAAAACGCCGCAGGCGACATTTGCGGCCGTTGGGAGATCAAGCTACAGCCGAGCTTCTGAGGGCACATCCCCCACCCCGGACACCCTAGCAGAGCCGCACCGGGCACCAAAGCGGCCCCGCCCCATCAAATAAACCGGATAAAGGAGATCAACACAATGAGCAAATCACAGATCATGCGGCAGGCGTGGAGCCTGTACCGCGCCACCGTCGCGGAGTTCCCGGAGACGCGCAGCCGCGCACAGTTCGCGCTTTGCCTGAAAGAGGCGCACAGAGCCGCCCAAGCCGCCACAGCAGCCCGCCGCGAGTGGGAGAACATGAGCGGCGAGGAACAGTATACCGCGCTAATCCGCATGGCGTGGACCGTAAAGCACCGCGCAGAGGCCACCGGACGCGCGGCCGATACGGAGTGGATACGCACCCCGGACGACGCGCAAACCGTAGCCGCTGAGGCATGGCCCCGCGTCGCTCCCGCCCTCACCCGCAACGAACAGGCCGACGAGCCGCACACCCTTACACACATACTCTTTGCGGCCTGCACTCAGGCCGCGCACGTAATCAGCCGCGCCGAGTACCGCCACACGGCCAACTGCTGCCAACTCACCAACAACACCGCCGACGCGGACGGCGACGAATGCACACAAACGCCGCTTGACTACCTGCCAAGCGTCACCACCGCCCCCATCAGCAGCCCCGAAGACATAGCCACCACCCGCGCCGCCATCGAGGCCGCAGCCGCTGACAACATCGACCGCGCGATCATCCGAGCACTTGCCGACGGGCACACCGTCCGCGCTATCGCCGCCGCCATTGGCACCAGCAAGAGCGCTATACAGCGCCGAATTGATAAGATCCGCGCCCGCTACCTTGCGCAGGCTTAACCGCCTACGCAGGGCACGCGCAGCCCCTAGCCAACCACCAGCACCACCACAAGCCCCCACGCCACCACAACAGCCGCGCACAGCCCCTACACGCCCCGCACACACTCCCGCAGTCACTCAATATTATATCGCGCGCGTATGCGCGTATGCGTGCGCGTCGCGTGCGTGCGCGTGTGTTAATTGCGCGGGCGAGTATTACACTCTATTCTATAGTTCCATGCACCAACGTCCAACCCACCGCCAGCCCCTGCCGCCCATCCCTGCCAACCACCATGCAGCACCACGCAAGCCAAGCAAACACCAACCAACAGCTACTTACAGCACACCACAACAGCCACGCGGGGAAAGTGTTCCTGGCTCCGCTCTGTTCAGGCGGAAACAATCGGCAAAATCTCCACCCGCGCCCCATTGCACACCAACGGCAGACCGAAGCAGGCCGGGCGTGTCACTCAAAAAATCGTGAAAAGTTCGGAAACGTGCAGGAAAACGACTGCAAACTTGCAAAAATGGACTGATACCGTTTACATTATAGGGCATAATGTAAACGACATACGCCCCAAAATGCAAGAAACGTGTCAAAACGAAAGACCACCCCCCATTTTACAAGACCAGGACGCGCCCAAAATCGGAGAACGCTATAAGCACTTCCCCCTCTGACCATGTTCCGCGAAACGACACTAAAACCGGGCGTAGTGGTTGAATGGATGATCGCCGCATCCATGATGCAAGTGTGGAATGGTGCAACCGGTGGGATAAGATGGATTCCATATACGCCTGAATATGCTTTTGCAACGTCGGCTATGGCCGGCGCTTTCTTTTTACCTGAATAGACATGGGGGAGGGGGGTATTTTCCAAGTCTGAGTCAAAATTTTGGAACGGATATGGGGCATACCCCAAAAATAAAATTTGCGCGGTTGCCTTACGGCAACACATCGGGTGTCCTACGGACATGGGGCACATATTGCATAGGTATGAATCAAGTGTGCATTGGCTGATGGGCGGCGTGCGGCGGGATGGTATGCGCAAATGGATGGGTTGACATAAGAATGTAAAAAAACATTTGTTGGCATGAGTATGATGAAAAATAGAGGGGGCGATAAAGCAATGGACATTCGAAAAATGCGCAAGGAAGATTTCGAGAAAGTTCCGGAACGGGAACGTTTTGACAGTAAAGAACCTGCGTTTGATAGTCTGGTCATCATTCCGATGGAGGACAGCTTGGGACGTGAAACATGGGGGCGGATGGACTTTGTAGGATGTGTGGGACCTGAACCGGTCGTGCGGCTGTCGGGTGCGTCAGAAACATTAGACTTGGAAGGCCATGGCGGACATGGAGAGTGGATGGGACCGTGTGATTATCGGAAGATGGCACTGCCGGCGTGGTCGATAGACTGTCTGCCGTGCGGGTATCTGCGGATCTTCTGCAAAGGGCAGATCAAGGCAGGGGATTCGCTGACATCGTTTGAGATTTTCTCAAAGGAAAGGCGGCGGTGAGATATGGCATGGGAATTTTTTAACTGCGACTGGTGCGGGAAGAAAGTGCGGCGGATGCAAAGATACAGGCCGAAAGGATACCAGCATAAGTTTTGCTCCTGCGAGTGTGCAGCGAAGTGGCGAGTAGCGCATGGGTGCCATGGCCAGATGCCATCAAGCAATGAAATCAAAAGGCCAGGGGCGCTGCCGCACACGGATTGCGACATTCAAATCACAAAGAAGATTGACCTGTTCCCGGAGTTTCGGCCGGAAGTTGGGGCGCTGTATCGTGCGGAACGGTATGCCGGGTATGCGGGCATCAAAAGAATCGGATATGTCATTCAGGTCAATGGGCATCGGGTCAACATTCGTGAGAACGAATGCGTAGAAGTGTGAAACAACAATAGGAGGAAAAACAGTTGAGAGACATTACATTTAGGGGCAAATCGGTAAACAATGGTGAGTGGGTATATGGCTATCTGATTGGCCGCGCGAATGACACAGGGCGCGCGTGTGAAGGGAAATTCTTCATCGACAATGGGGAGCCGTTCAATAAAGCTGTGGAGGTCATTCCAGAAACAGTCGGACAGTATATCGGTTTGGTCGACGGGAACGGGGAGAAGATCTTCGAGGGTGACATCTTGAGTGTCGAGAGTTCTACACATCGGTACTCTGTTGAGTTTGATGCGGTTGACCCATCGTTTATCATCCGTGACTGCGCAGACAGACGGTTTACCACGAACATTACGGTATACGACCAGAATGAGCTTCATCGGTGTGGCACGATCTACGACCAGGAGGAATCTGCATGAACCTCAGTGAAAAGTTTTTCGCACGGACACTCAGTCTGCTTGTGATATTGCTTATAGCATTGCTAGTGGTCGAGTTTGTGGTGGCAGGTGAATGTGATAAGAACGCCACCAAAACAGAAACCGTAGTGGAGCACAGTCAGCAACGATTTCAACGGGTCATCAAAGACAATTATTCCGATCTTATCGTGTACGTCGATACCGAAACAAACGTGATGTATCTGCGTCGGATCGGTGACGGTGGCATTTGCGTGATGGTCGATGCTGAAGGGAAACCGCTCCTGTGGGATGGAGGAACGACGAAATGAACAGGATAGCATTTGCGGACAAAACTGGAATCTTCGCATGGTCAGATGTTCAAAACTGCCGCGATACTCTTCCACAGCGCGATGCTGCTTCCCGATTCGTGGCGCTTGTCTTTTCAAAGTTCAACACCGATGGGACTTCGTTCAACGGACGCATGACCGGAGAGACGTGTGAATTTGAACTGAATAGGGACATTCCAAATGACTGGGTATCTACGTCCAAAAATGAAGACGGTACAGTACGGCTCGAAATTCAGGCGCATTTGTGTGTGGTTCCCGAACAACTTAGCCGAGGTCTTACCGTCATGCGATTCCCTGTATGGAGTAAAGAACCGATTGGCATCCCATTATGGAATGGACAAACTGTGATACCAAGGGTTGAACAACATGGAATGCAAGAAGAATGACTGCTTTAACTGCCCGTATCCGGATTGCATCAATGACTATGTGAAGAAAACATACCCAAGGAAAAAACAGTGGATAGAACACCAAACTGAGTATGTTTCGAAGCGAGCGAAACGTCGAGCTGCTGAAGGTCTATGCACAAAATGCGGGAAGCGTCCTCCACGACCTGGATACCGGACGTGCGGCGAATGCGCCATGAAATCACGGAGGGCGTCGAACGAGCATAAGTGGCGGAACGGCACTACCCCCAAAGTTCTTATGGACGGCGTGACGCTATGCAAAAAGTGCGGGAAGAACCCACCAGTCATAGGTTATGCAGTCTGTGAGCGATGTTTGGCATTGTGTAGAAAGGCACTTGACAAAACGCCAAGCCATAACGGGAAGGCACCGGACAACGGATTTGCGCGGGCGCTACGCGCCGATTATCTGCTGAGCAAAAAGGAGAAGACATGAGAGTTGAAATTTTCACCTATAGAGATGCGGAACGTCTTGAAAATGCGTTAAACAAATTCCTCAAGTTGCACGAGGGAGAAAACATCGAAATCCAATATTCGTGCTCGGCCTACCAACTTGGTGCTGTTTATTACAGCGCAATGGTCATTTTCAAGTGAGGGGGTTCATCATGAAGCAATACTGCCGCTACTGCGCAAATGCTTTTCTTCAAGATGATGACATGATTTGGTGCAAGCCAAAAGACGAAATTCGAACTGACCGTCAGATAACGCGGCTGAACCGCTGCCCACACTTCGAATTTTGCTCGATAGACGTTCTTAACCCAGACCGGGAGTACAGGCCGGTTGAGAAACGGAGGGCGGCGCAGAAAAAGAAACCGGACATGGAGCAAACGACTATGTTCGGCGGATTGGAATGGGAGAAAAGGAAATGAGTAAACCAAAATATATGAAAGGCGATTGCATTCGATCACTGGACGATTTGGTGCTGCAAGAAAACATCTTCTGGAACGGGAGAATTTGGAACCGAAAGTGGTTCATGAACCTTCAGATTCAACTGCTTCTGTCTCTAATCAAGCACAAGGCACTAAAGTACGCTGTGAGGCGGGACGGTAGCACAATGGGAGAGTTTGTCGAGCCGGTATTGTGGCATAAACTCAACGAACGTTCCCTGACGGATGCGGAAAAATCTGAATTTTCCGAGCATGGCTATTCTGATTTTGAAATCCCGGAGTATATGTTCGACTGCCCTATGCCTGATGATGAGCAGGAAATCCTAATCGCAACCGAGTGTGGAGTGGACAAAGATGTGTGCCGCGTCGATACCGACGATTGGGGAAACAATTCGTTTGGATTGGAGGGATGCGGAGATTGGGACGGCGTGATCGCGTGGGCGGAAAATCCAAAGTACGATTTGGAGGGGAAATGAAATGGACGTAGAAAAAACCGCGATTGAGCGGCTACGAATGGCCTCGGATATGAGCCTGCGCTTGTACAATCGGCAGAATCAGCTTTTGCTTGGAGGAAAACGATGATTGCTCGCGTCTTTCCAAGAAAAACGAACGCTTCCCCGACAGATGCGCTCGCATTCTTCGGCCAGCCGACAATCGAAAATATCGCCGACTGCATCAAGGCGGGCGTAACAGAGGTACATATCTCCGTAACGTTTACGTGGGATCTCGAAAAGGCCGAAGATCTGTACTACGCATGGCAGATCCTCGGAGTTCCGGTGGAGGTCGGCGGCCCGGCGTTTGATGATCGCATGGGAGACTTTACGCCTGGGCTGTATCTGCGGGACGGAATGATCTTCACCTCGCGCGGTTGCACAAAGGACTGCTGGTTCTGCTCTGTGCCGCGCTGCGCGCACGGGGAAATCAAAGAGCTGCCGATTGTGGATGGATGGAACATCCTTGATGATAACATTCTGGGAACTTCAGAAGCGCATTTTCGGGCAGTTTGCGAGATGCTTAAGCGGCAAGCACATCCGGCGATATTTACGGGAGGCTTGGAGCCAGCGCTTTTGCAGCAGTGGCAGGCGGATTTGCTGCGCGAAGTGAAACCGGCCCGCATTTACACGGCCTACGATACGAAAGACGATCTGGAACCGCTGATCGAAATGGGTCGAAAATTCCGCGCGGCAGGTTTCAGGCCGTCGAGCCACACAATGTGCTGCTATGTGCTGTGCGGGTACGAAGGAGATTCTTTTGAGGCGGCAGAATTACGCCTGAACCAGACAATGCAGGCCGGATTTGTCCCGTATGCAATGCTGTTTCGCGGAGAAGATGGCAAATATGATCCGGATTGGCGGCGCTTCCAGCGTGAGTGGTGCAGGCCGATCATTACAGGGAAAAAGTTCAACGAATATTGGAGGGACAAACGTGACGAATAAGGAGATCGTGCAAGCGCTGCGGTGCAGCGCAACGAAAGAGGAACAGAAAAGTTGCGATATGTGCCAAAGGAGCAAACGAGGCTGCTTTGAATGCATCAACAGTTATCTGTATGAGGCAGCGAGCCTTATCGAGCAGATGACCGACGAGAACGCGGCGTTGCGGGAGAAGGTGCCGCAGTGGATCGAGGAGGTTTCCGCAGAACGCTGTGGAGGAAGAACTATGGAACGACTGACTGAATGGAATGGCGGACAAACCCGTCATGCCTATTATCCGCGCTGCTTTAAGGAACCGTGCTACGGCAGCGGGTGCAAAATCAAGGATTGCCCGTTTGAAACAGCGGTGTGTGAGCGACTCGCGGCCTACGAGGACATTGCCGAGCTGTGCGGCGGGGCTGACCGCCTCCGCGAGCTTGCCGAGGCCGACAAGGACGGGCGGTGCGTCGTGCTGCCATGCAAGGTGGGTGATACAGTGTGGAGAATAAAGCGGACATTTGAAACATATCCGGATAAAAGCGAGCCATACATTGAGCCGGACGCCTTCCTGCTGCAAGACGTTTTTAATATCGGCAAAACTGTATTCCTCACAAGAGAGGAAGCAGACCACGAGCTGAAACGAGTAAAAGGATGGTAGATCTTAATGGCATTGAAAATACCAAAGTATATCTACAAGTGGATGGTGCTTACCGCGTATTATTCCTACAAAGCTGCAGAGCTCAACCGGAAGGTGGCTGAGTGGCTGGAACGTCACGGAGTTGATGTCGATGCGCTCAGTGATGGTTCCGGATGCGGATTCGAAGAGCTGATGTACGGGCTTAACATCGCAGATGAACTCTGTGAAAGGATAGAAAGAGAGGCAGCAAATGCGGACATATCTCAGAAGTGATTACGCGCTCCACCCGTGCGGCGCGGGATATGAATATTGCGACGGGGAGTGTTCTCATTGCGAAGCTGCGGCATCGACATATACCTCAAACACTACGCAACCCAAATATGAGCCGTGGCGAAAAGAAATGCAAGAAAGGCCGGTGACACCGACAAACAATGAACAGACCAGAAACGACGAAGTGGCTTTCGAAACTGCTGGAAGAACATATTGACCCGAAGAACGACCCGCGCGTCTATTGGGCCAAGGAAATCACGTTTGACTACGGCAGCGTTTCTCCCATTCGCGTGGACTATATGCAGTTCAAGCCGGTCAACAACAGCGTGTCCGGCATCGAGAAGGGCGATGTGTACTGCTACGAGATCAAGTCCTCAGTTGAAGACTTCCGCTCGAAGAACGGTCACAATCTGATCGGGGATTTCAACTACTACGTCATGCCGCTGGAAGTCTACGAAAAGGTCCGGGACGAACTGCCATACAGCGTTGGCGTTCTGTGCCCGGAAAAGCTGGGTTATAAATTCCTGCCGTACATTCTGAAAGTGGTGCAGCGTGTTCGCCGCATCGATAGAAAAAGGCCGCTTCAGGAAATGCTTCTGATGATGTGGCGCAGTTCCCGGCGGGAAATTGTAAAAGCGAGAAAGGAAGTGAATGGAAATGACGAACCTTAAACCGTGCCCGTTCTGCGGAGGTGAAGCAAACTTCTTCCTCACAGCATCCGGTAAGGCTGAAGATCTGCTTGGATGGCGGTTCGGAATCTGTTGCAAAAAGTGCGGCATCATGCTTGCGAAGAAAAATTACAAGGTAGAAGTTGAATTTTCAGAATATGGAGCAGTGAAAACCGTGACAGACGAACGGGCAGCAGCAATCGAAACATGGAATTTGAGGACACACCACTGATGGAAGGAGAAACACAGTATGTCTCGCTCTGTAAATGAGGTCCTTTTCAAAGAGGTCAAGAACAAACTGCAAACGGCGCGCGAATCATATGCCGTATATCGATCCACAATGGAGGACTTGAACCAGCTGCTCAAGGACATGGTCGACTATGCAGTAAAGAACAACTGGAACCTCCAAGAACCGTCCGATTATGACATTGAAGGTTATTTGTATGACGGCAAGCCGGAAATTGATGATGTCATGGAAAAAATTATAGAGATGTTCGGCGTGCCAGAGGGGGAACTTTGAAATGGTGTATTACATCAAAGATCAGAACCTGATAGACCTTCTTGACGAAAACGGCAGATCGATACTGACTGCTGCAAAAATCAACAGACGTGAGAGAGTCTGCTTTCCCGCAGAACTGCACGTTGGAGATCGCGCGTGGAAGAAGGCTATGAGCATCCTCGATAAGAAATACGCGGAAGCAAAAAAGATGCCGTTCGTCCGTGACCCGCTGGCATGGGCACTGTACCACACTTGGAAGGAGTTCGATGATGGGAAACGCTGTGACTGAAGAATATATCCGTCGCTCAGAAGCACTAGACGCGATTCGTCGGTTTTCAACCGAAAACGGATCTGTGCTTGGCTATCACAGTGGCGCAATCGACCTCGCAATGGAGGCAATAGAAGCCATCCCTGCTGTTGATGCAGCACCGGTTGTGTACGGCACATGGATTGAAGAAGACGGCATGCAGATCTGCTCAAATTGCGGTGAAGAACACGAATGGGATGACTACCGTGCATCTTACTGTGAGGATTGCGGAGCAAAAATGAGGAGATTGCATGATGACTGAAGAATTTATCAGCAGAACCGAGGCGCTGAAAGACTTTGAATCCTGCAACGCGGAAAATCCGAACTGGACACCTCAGCGGGTGAAAACGCTCCTGCTGCGTCAGCCCGCTGCCGACGTTGCGCCGGTGGTGCGGTGCAGGGACTGCAAGCATCGGACGGAATATGGAAACTGCGGGCATCCACGGCAAAAAGGTGTTTTGCCATCGGCATATCCATACGATTTTTTCAGCTACGGAGACCGGCGGGTTGACCATCTTGCATTGGAAGCGGAAACCACGCAGATCATTGACGGATGCTGCACCGCCTGCGGTGCATTTATGGATTGCATCGAAGCGGCAGACTATAAGTTTTGCCCGTATTGCGCGAAACGGATAGTATGCGTTTCGCACGCGGAAGCGTGAAAGGAGGACAACAAATGCGATTGACCGACGCTGATGCGATTATCAAAGAACAGCGAGAAATCATGGAGAAAATGTACTGCTCGACAATCCCAGAATTGAAGAAACACATGAGCATAGATGATGATTTGTCCATCTATATCCACTGCATGGAACAGTTCTCCCGTGCAAAGCAATTTTATCACGGGTTACGGGGTATCTTGGAGAATGCTCCAACGGTGGATGCTGTCGTGGTAACGCGCTGCAAAAACTGCATTTACTTCGGCGTGAATAAAGAAAATGACCCGTACTGCACGAACAGGCACGGCCTAGATGATCCAGTGCCAGACGGGTTCTGCAACTACGGAGACCCAAAGGAGGAACGTGAAAATGGGCGTAACGATTAAATGCAAGAAAACAGGTCGGGAAATCGACCTTGGATGCGGTGGATTCATGAATCTGCGGCGGAAGGTGGCTCAACTCATGGGAGAGCCGTTTTACAGTCATTACGAGAAGCTTTGTAACGCGCCGATCATCATGCAACCGGAAGTGGAAGAGAAGTTTTGGAAAGATTGGGCCACGGAAGCAGACAGGATACTTGCAGAAAACCACTTTCCCGTAAAAGTTGTGAAGTTCCTGCTTGCCCCTGACAGCGAAGCTACGACGCGTTACGGAGCCTGCAAGGAAATCCTGAAGGTCATCGGGGACTACGACGACAACATCTGCTACGGCTATGCCGGCCGGAGCGACTGCGCGATGTTCCGAGACTTCAAGGCAATCTTGCAGGACTGCGTGGACAACAAATGCGATATGGTCTGGAGGTAGGAGGACAGAAAATGGATGCTGTGGAGTATTTCAAAGCATATGCGAGAATGTGCGATTCTTTTGATTCTAAGAACAACATCACGGGAAAACCGTGTGTAGGCTGTCCACTTGACGATATTGGACGCGGATGCCATATGAACGATCTCACCAACAACGCAGAGGAATGTGTTGCTGCGGTCGAGAAGTGGGCAAAAGAGCACCCGGCCAGAACGCGACAGAGTGAATTGCTCAAACTGTTCCCAGAAGTAATCTCTGACCCAGATGGGTTTATTGATATTTGCCCAGCTCTTATCGTTTCCGCAAAAAGAAAAACGAAAACGGGCGAATGTAGATATCCGTCAATTAGCTGTGAAGAATGCAAACGTGAATTCTGGCTGGCTGAAATCAAGGATGGTGAGACCTGATGGACAAGCAGCTGATTTACAAGGAAGACGCGCTCGAAATCGTGCGCCGGACATCCGGAGACTATGCTGCGGCATTTGCTGAGATCAGCCGACTGCCGGCAGTGGACGCAGTACAGGTTACACGCTGCAGGGACTGTGATGGCCGCCGGGCAGAAATTTCGTGGTGTGGGACATATGTTAGGTGCGGCTTTCGTGACGCGACCGGCCTTAATATGCCGGAAGATGGGTTCTGCTCTTTTGGGAAAGGAGGACAATAAATGCCGCTCATAAACGTTGCTCTCTACGGCGAAGGAAAACGAAACAATCGGCTTCGGGCAGAATATATTTGCTGCGATCATGCGCAGGAATGCTCCGCATACCACGAAGGGAAATGCCTGAACGTTACCATACCGTTCAACCGACGGTGTGAACTTGGCAGAGTTGAAAAAGTGGATGGAGGCACAAAACAGAGCAAACGCTATGACACTGTGACAGACGCAGCGCGGCATTCGCCAGAATATCGTAAACTCAGATACCCATCCTATTGGTATGTAATTCGCATTGGAGATATGGCGTATCTGAATCTTCCTTACGTTGACCTCAAATTGGACGGAAGCCGACTGAACGCATCAACGGCGATATTCACAAATGACCATCTGCTTGTAGAACAGTCACTTCTGACACCGGAAAACCTGGATAGCATACTTGGCTATAACCCACGAAATATGTGCGGAGATATTATCACGAGATATGCGGTTGAAACCGTACCGAATTTCCTGCACCAATTCAAAAGAATGTTTCCAGTGGAATATGAACGCTTCGTGAAAGAGTACCCGAAGTATGCAGAGATGTCCCCGACATTTATCGGAAGATACGCAAAACTCGCAACGTGCAATCCAGACTGCGTGTACAAGGGTTCAAGCGGGGATAAGTTCACGATGGAAGACGGAAAACGGATGGTCTGTAAAGAGTATAAATCTGGCTTTCTTCCATTTGGAGCGTCCAAGGCAGAAGTCATTATCACACTTACGGACGATATGAAAGTCAAAATCACGGACAACTCACAGGTCTTGGACGATACTGTGTTTGTATAGGAGACAAGATGAACAGCAAATACTTGGAATTTCTGAAATCAAAAATCGAGACGGCTCCGGTGAGCGGCTTTTCCGTTCCGGAGGAAGATATCAATCCGGCGCTGAAGCCGCATCAGAGAGATGCGGTACGTTGGGCGCTGCGCGGCGGCCGGCGGGCGCTCTTTGAAAGCTTCGGTTTGGGAAAGAGCGCGCAGGAGCTGGAATTCTGCCATCACGCGGCGAAGCATGAGGGAAAGCCGGCACTGATCGTGCTCCCACTCGGCGTGCGGCAGGAATTCAAACGGGACGCCGTGAATATTCTGGGATACGAAGAGCCGGTTTATGTACGGACGATGCAGGAGGTACGCGAGAACGCCGGGGCGGAGATCATGCTTACCAACTATGAGCGCGTCCGGGACGGGGATATCGACCCGGCGTACTTCGCGGCGACGAGCCTTGACGAAGCGTCGGTGCTGCGCTCGTTTGGCAGCAAGACTTATCAGACGTTCTTACAGAAGTTCAAGGGAGTCAAATATAAAATGGTCGCAACGGCCACACCGGCTCCAAACAGGTATAAGGAGATCATTCACTATGCCGGATATCTGGAGGTCATGGACACAGGGCAGGCGCTTACGCGGTTTTTCAAGCGCGACAGCACGAAGGCAAATAACCTGACGCTGTATCCGCACAGGGAGGAAGAATTCTGGCTGTGGGTCAGTTCATGGGCGCTGTTCCTTGGAAAACCGTCAGACCTCGGATATTCTGACGAGGGATATGAACTTCCTGGACTCGAAGTTAGAACGCATGTTGTTCACGACGAATTCGGAAAGATCACGGACCGGGATGGTCAAGTGAAGATGATGAACGATTCTGCCACGAACCTTCAGGAGGCATCACGCGAAAAGCGTGAGACAATTACTGCACGCGTACAGATGGCGAAGGAGATCGTTGACAGCGATCCGGAGGTAAGTTTTATCCTCTGGCATGACCTCGAAGCGGAACGACATGAGATACACCGCGTGATACCGGAGGCCGTAGAAATCTACGGAACAATGGACTATGACGAGCGCGAACGGCGCGTCATTGATTTCTCCGACGGAAAGATCCGAATCTTCGCTACGAAGAAAGAGCTTTCTGGTCAGGGCTGCAATTTCCAAAGGCATTGCCACAGAATGATCTTCGTCGGGATTGACTATGAATTCAACGACTTCATTCAGGCGATCCACCGCTGCTACCGCTTCTTGCAGACGGAGAAGGTCATTGTGGACATCATCTATACTGAGGCAGAGATCCCTATTTGGGACGTTTTGCAGAAAAAATGGAAGCAGCATGACTATATGCAGGAGCAGATGCGGGAAATCGTAAAAAAATACGGCCTTTCCGGCGACCGCATGAAACAGGAAATGGAAAGAAGCATAGGAGTTGAGAGAGTGGAGATCAAAGGTGAAAACTGGATTGCGGTCAACAATGACTGCTGCGAGGAAACGGAAAAGATGGCGGACGACAGCGTCGATCTGATTGCCACGTCTATCCCGTTTTCAAATCACTATGAGTACACACCAAGCTATAACGACTTCGGTCACAACGAAGATACGCAAAAGTTCTTTGAGCAGATGGACTATCTGACCCCGAACCTTCTGCGCGTGCTGAAACCTGGACGTGTCTTCTGCTGCCATGTAAAAGACCGCGTTCTTTTCGGCAACGCGACCGGAACCGGTATGCCGACGATGGAGCCGTTTCATGCCATGTGTATCAGCCATTACATGAAGCACGGTTTTGCGTACTTCGGCATGATTACGGTCGTTACGGACGTCGTTCGAGAGAACAACCAGACGTACCGGCTCGGATGGTCTGAGCAGTGCAAGGACGGGACAAAAATGGGCGTCGGCTGCCCGGAGTACATCTTGCTATTCCGGAAGCTTCCAACCGACCGCTCCAAAGCATATGCGGATGAGCGCGTATCCAAGACAAAAGAAGAATATACACGCGCACAATGGCAGATCGACGCACATGGGTTTTGGCGCAGCTCTGGAAATCGGCTGATTACGAAAGACGAACTGCTGCATACTGACGCGGGAAAGTTGCAAGCAATTTATCGGAAATACAGCCGTGATTCCGTTTACAGCTATGACGAGCATGTAAAACTGGCGAAAGAGCTTGACAAGGACGGGCATCTGCCAGCCACGTTCATGGTAGTTGCGCCCGGAAGCTGGACAGATCAGGTATGGGACGATATCAACCGAATGCGGACGCTCAACACAACGCAAAGTCAGCGCAGAAAAGAGAACCATGTTTGCCCCCTTCAGCTGGATATCGTTGACAGGCTTATCAATCGGTATAGCAATCCAGGGGATCTGGTGCTTGACCCGTTTGGTGGACTTGGAACGGTTGCGCTGGAAGCCATCAAGGCCGGCAGACGTGGCTACACCATTGAGCTCAATAATGATTACTTCCGCGATGCGGTCGGCTACCTGAAGGAGTTCGACGAGTCTCAGCAGAACGACAATCTGTGCCTGTTCGATGTAATCTGAACTGAGTATAAGGCTGCAAATCACGCTGGTTGATTTCAATTCATAACAGCATAATGTTGTTTGAGGGTGCCTATTGCACCCTCATTTTTTCGTTTTCTAGGGTTTACATAATCATGTAAAAAAACATTTGCTGCCATGAGTAAACTTAGAACTAGGAGGGTGAAGCGATGAACGATAGAACGAGCAAAGTCCGGATGCGGTACACGGGGAAGACCGGATACCATGGGCTAAAGCATTGGAAAGTCTATGAAATCAGCATTGTCAGCATGTACGGAAAGTTTTGGGTAGAGGTTGGGAGTGAAGCTATTGCCTATGTTTCGCTTGCGATGCTCTGCCGAAATTGGGCGGACGTTTAGAAAGGGGAATGTTATGAACGACTGCGAGAGAATCGTTGCGTATTGTAGGGAACACGGCTCCATCACGCAGATGGAAGCAACCAGAGAACTGGGCAACACGCGACTTGGAGCACGCATTTGGGACTTGAAAAACAAATTCGGCTATGAGGTTGAAGATATATGGGAAACAGCCACAGACCGTTTTGGAGACCCAATACGATACAAGCGTTACTTCGTCAAGGATAAAACACAATGAGCGATACATGCAAAGGATGCAAGTGGTGGGAACCGTTTAACTGGGTATGCTGCAACGGAGACAGCCACCATTGTGCGGATTTCGTCAACTGTGGATGCAAATATTTTGAACGAGAGGACGATAAGAAATGTCAGAACGAAAGGGAACAACGCCATTAACTGCGCGAGAGGAACCGGAAATCGACCGGAAAACCTGCATGGGATGTGACTCATGGGATAAATTCACCTGTTTCAACGCGGCAAGCCAGTTCTTCGGCGGAGCGGTTGACTGCGGGTGCAGATATTACGGGACGGAGGTCGTGAAGAAATGACACAGAGAGAATTTGTGCTGAAAATGGAACCGGGCGCGGAAAACAAAAGCTGCTACGGTGGAATACGTTATTGCCCACACGCATATAGAGATATTCTTCCTGTCCCGCTTGAAATGTGTAGTGTCCCGCTTGAAATGCGTAGTGGAAAGTCTAATGCAAGTGCAGAACTCTGTGAGAAATGCTGGAATCAGGAAATGGTTCTCCCTGCACCAGCTGAAAAGCCAATGGCGCAGGTCAACGCATTCATGAATCAGGACGCAGACGAAAAACCGGCTGAAAATTTCGTAGATCATCCGACGCACTATTGCCAAGGCTCCATTGAGTGCATCGACGCCCTGAATGCGATGGTTGAAGGATGGGATAATCCGGTGGCGGCAGTTTTGGCGTGGCAGGCGGTCAAGTACATCTGGCGGCATCCGTTCAAGGGCAAGCCTGTGGAAGATATCAAAAAGGCCCAATTTTATTTAGAACAGCTGGTGAATCAGTATGAGCGTGAGAAAGAATGAACAAATGCGAAGGAGACGAAGCCTATGAGGAAATTCCTTTTCTGCGTCTGCATAATCCTCGTTCTGGTGTCAATCACACTGCTGATTTATCAAAGCGGTATCGAGCAAGCCCTTGCCAATAAAGCGGAGTCAGACCTGACCGTTGAATTGTCAGTTGCTTTCCAAGAAAATCTGAACGAACAGGAAAAATCGGAGGAGCAAATGGAGGCAGATACAGAAATCAGATCTGACTATCCTCAATTTTGCAGTCCACCACATACCAAAGACGGCATCGGTGGAGCAGGCGGATTTATCGTTGATGACCCGCAATGCCTCGAACTGCTTGCACGGGCAATTTACGCCGAGGCTGGCGGGGATGACTGCAGCGACGAAACCCGCATCATGGTCGGAAATGTCATCATAAACCGCATGAATTGTGACTGGTATCCAGATACCATGGAGTCGGTACTGACTCAGTATCGGCAATACAACACATTTTACTGGACTGGCGTTATTTGGAATGAGCGTGCGTCGAATCCAAGCGAAAAAGAAGCTGTAGAACGAGCGTACAAATGCGCGGAACGCGTACTGCTCGGAGAACGGCTACTCCCAGAAGACGTGGTTTTTCAGTCAGAGTACATTCAAGGGACAGAAATCGTAGCATATCAGGACGGGATATACTTTTGCCGATAGGAGGGCGTAGAAATATGGCCGCAGTCATTCAAGCACCGTGTAAAGGGTGCGAAAAACGCGAAATTGGATGTCATGGATGGTGCAAAGCATATTTGGCCTATCAGGAAGAAAACAACATGTACAAGGCAATGAGCGCAAACAACAGGAAGTCGCTGTCCCCAACAAAGTCATTCACAAAAAGACAGCGTGAACTCATCAGAAAGGGGATGAAATGCGTCAGATGAACGGAAAAACATACTTGCTTTTTGCGATGCTTTCCGCAATCGCAAGCATCGCAGGTGGTACGTTGTTCATTCAGTTTTCACGCTTCGGACAGACGGCAAAGGAACGATTTGGGAATCTCTTGATTGGAGCGTGCGCGATTCTTGTAGGAGTTGTACTTTGCGTGCTGACCGCTCTTGAAGCGTTTGGCGCGGTTTAGAGGACGTTTTCGTGTCAGAACGTGAAAACACACACGAGGAACGTACAAACAGCGTGTGCAGCGTCTGTGGGTGCGACAAGCGAACCTAAATGAAATGGGAGAATGGAAAATGTTAAACAGAATCATTGTGCAAGGAAGAATCGTAAAGAAGCCAGAAATGCGCGTGACGCAGAGCGGCAAGTCTGTGGCAAGCTTCACACTAGCCGTCGAGCGAGACTATGCAGCTCAAGGACAAGAACGTGAAACAGACTTCCTCGATGTGAACGCATGGAATCAAACGGCAGAGTTTGTTGGGAAGTATCTCGACAAGGGAAGCATGGCTTTGGTTGATGGCAAACTCCAAATCCGTAACTGGACGGACAAAGAGGGGAATAAGCGTCGTAACGCAGAAATTGTAGCAGAACGGGTCTACTTCTGCGGAAGTAAGCCGACAGACGGAACGTCGAAATCCAGCGGAGCTGCACCTGCGCCGGCACCAGTAACTGATGTTCCGGAAGGGTTCACAATGCTGGACGAAAATGCTGACGATCTGCCGTTTTGATGGGAGGTGAATGGAACCAATGAAGGTAAAAGTAATTCTTTTCGATGTCGATAACGTGTACGATATCGACCCGATGGATGTCAACAAAATTGTCTTTGAAGAAGTTGAAATGGACGAAATCAAAACGCTCATGGGGCTTGCTGCAAGACAACGCCTGTGGATGTGTTGCTCGCCGTATTACGAGCGCAAGGATGTGGGGGAATCTTGAATGGCAACAGGTAAACGGTTCTATTGGATGAAACTGAAAGAGAACTTTATGACCTCTGACACTATCGACTATTTCATGTCACAGCCAGACGGCGCAAACTACGTTGTTCTCTATCAAATGCTTTGTCTCAAAACCATCAATACAAACGGGCGTTTATCTCGGCAGATTGGTGAGGTCGTTATCAAATACGACATTTCCAAAATACAACGTGATCTCAAGTGGTTTTCTGCCGATACAATCCGAGTAGCCCTCAATCTATACAAGGCGTTCGGGCTTGTTTATGAGGACATTGACGGAACGCTTGTTCTGACAGATCACGGAAATCTGGTTGGGAGCGAAACGGATTGGGCTGCGCAAAAAAAGCAACAACGACAGCTCAATTCTTCACAAAAAAACATTGAGCGAATCGATGGTGCGGACAGTGTCCACGAAAATGTCCATACAGATATAGAGAATAGAGATAGATATAAAGAGACTAGAGATAAGAGTAAAGAGAAAGAAATAGAGAAAGAAGAAGTACCTAACGGTACTTCCTGCGCGGAGCCAGAAAAATCCGTCTCCACGCCGCCCATAATTTCTCTCATTCTGAACGACAAATCTTTCTTTGATGTTTCTGACGAAGACGTTGCAAAGTGGAACGAACTTTATCCTGCCGTTGACGTTATGCAGGAACTTCGCAAGATGGCAGGTTGGTGCGAATCGAATACAACGAAACGAAAAACCAGGCGCGGAGTCCGCGCATTCATAACTTCGTGGTTGGCTAGGGCGCAGGACCGTGGTGGTAGTCAGTGTAATTTAAGAAACACAAACCAGTCATTGCGCGAAGCATCCAGCAGCAATCCATTTTTACGGGAGGACATATGACAAGAGACGAAACAAGGAAAATCCTTGCTGTGCTACGAACGGCCTATCCAAACTTCTACCGGAATGTATCGGATTCAGATGTAACCGATACGCTCAACTTGTGGGATTCAATGTTCACAGATGATGACCCAAGGCTTGTTGCAGCGGCAGTGAAATCTATCATCGTGGCAAGCAACCGAGAGTTTCCTCCAAATATCGGAACGATCAAGGAACAAATGCGAAAACTGATGCAGGATGATGATCTTTCCGAAATGGAAGCGTGGGCAAAAATATCTGCTGCATGCCGGAATGGTATATATGGAGCGCAAGAGGAATTTAGCAAACTGAGTCCTACACTTCAGCGTATTGTTGGCAGCCCACAACAGCTTAGTGAGTGGGCATTGCTGGATACTGATTCTCTGCAAAGCGTTGTAGCATCAAATATCCAACGGTCGTTTAGAATGGTTCAGCAGAGAGAACGCGAACAGACAAAATTACCGCAGGAAGTACAGGACCTCTTGCAGTCGATTCGCATGGGGAGCGCCGGAAATCTGGAAGGAGAGAATGATGTTAAAAGAATATCGTGACAAGGCTTTTAGCACACACTGCCAACTGTGCGGAGAAGAAATACTGGACGAAGAAGCGTTCTATTTCGACGATGGAAGCTATTTCATACGCGGGTATTGCATACACCAGGTTTGTGCAGAGGAACAGACACCAAATATGCCGGGATATACAAAACTCAGGAATGAAATGCGTGAAAATATGACGCTCATAAATCCGCTGCAGGAAAAGGATTCGGTGAAAAATGATGGCGTTTGAAGACAAGCAACAGATTTCGGCAACCGGTATGTGCGCATGGTGTGGCGCGGAAATATACCAGGATGACGATATCTGGTACGACGGATTTTCAACGTACATTCACGATGAGTGCGTTGAAAAAATCGAGGCCATGCCAGACGAAGCGCCGATAGCTGCGTTTATCCGGGAAGATTACCAGAAAACGACCATGCGGAAGATCATAGATGACCGCTGGGCGAGGGAAGATCATGAAGTTTGAAATCGTAAGAGCATTGGACGGGAAAGGCATGATGGAGACGGATTATGAATCCTGCATCCCGTCAGATGATACTATCCGCAGCATGATAAAAGCCGGTTATAAGGCATACAAAGACGGTCGGGTTTACCGGCCGAAAGATGGAGGAAAAAATGGTACAGTTAGGACAAACGGTAAAAAAGGTCGTTAGTTTTGCCCCAGAACGAAATATAAATCAGTTCAACAGTGAAAAGAAGACGCTCTACGGAAAGGTCATTTTTGTTCATCCAAAGAGAAGATTCTACACCGTGGAATTCTCACTCTGGAATGGGAGCAAAATCCGCTCATGCTATACGGAGGGATTGTAATGGGAAACGGACTCACATACGCGCAGAAACTTGCGATTGCAAGGCAAACTGAACTGACCATTGGTGTTGACACCGGTTTTCAAAAGGCGGCAGACTTCTTTTCTATCGCGCTTTACGAAGAAGGGTTTGGAGAACAACGGCAGGAAAAAATCGCCAGACGCGTTATGGAACTCGATCAAGAATATGGGGATGCGTGGACTGGACGCGTGGAAGCAGATTACAAGCAGGAACAGATAGACCGTATCTTGAAAAAAGCATACGGGAAGAATTTCACCCCGTTCTCTGAACGGAATCCGTATATAAAGAAATTCAACTATGCAGGGAAAGGAAAACGTTAATGCAAAAAGACAAAATAACAGTGGTCGAAACGGCAATGAAACAAATTGATGCAGAAGCAAACCAAAATGGAACTGGATGCGCGTACTGGCGCGGATTCTTGCAGGGCGCACTCATGCAGCAGTACGAAGACATGCACGGTATTCAAGAACAGCTTGCGGCGAGATTTCTTGAAAACGCAAAATTCGAGGACAATCGTGTGCGTTATGTGAGAGAACCGTCCGCAAAGACTCCAACATATGCGCACCAGGACGATGCCGGCATGGATTTATATGCGTCGAAGGGAAATTATATTCCAGCTGGCGGAAGATGCACTTTCCACACCGGCATCCATGTCGAAATCCCGAAGGGGTACTTCGGCGCAATCAGAGCCAAGAGCGGCCTCCTTCGGAATCACGGAATCATTTGCTCCGGAACAATCGACGTAGGCTATACCGGCGAGATCATGGTGACGCTGGTCAACACGAGCGACGAAATGTACTGCGTATCGGAAGGGGACAAGATTGCGCAGTTGATTATCATTCCGTATGAGCGTGTCGAGCTGCTGGAAGTGGAGTCACTTGAAAAGACCGAACGTGGAGACAACGGCTTCGGGAGCAGCGGAAGATGACGTTTGAAGAAAAGGAAAAATTACTCAAAGAAATATGGAAATGGCTTAATGACAGCGGCACACTCGACGAGTGGCTGCCAACGCCTAAACCAAGAATTGGACCAGAACTCGTAGATGTCAGGAGTATTGAATTTGGAAATCCTGTCGTTTATAATAGCAAGCAGAAGATCCGCATACCGCCTATCGACCAATCCGAGGCAACGGGCGGATATGGAAAACCGATGCAAATTATATCCGATGGCGAGTGGTCGTTGATTTGCGCGCTGCGTGGAGGGAAGACAGATGGAATGTAG